AGCGTCCGCACTTCTTCGTGATCTTCAGTTGAGCGTTCATTCTTTGAATTACCTCTTGAGTTTTTCTAACGTTTTCGGTCCGACAATCCCGTCGACGACGAGAGATTCTGGGCGATTGTCATTACATTTCCGTTGAAAGCTGATTACGACCTCCTTTGTTTTTTCTCCGTAAATACCATCGACAGTCAGTGCGAAGCCTCGGTTAACGAGAAGCTGCTGGATGTCCTTGATGGCGGGGAGAGTGGTTGCTTCAGTTTCTTTGTCGGGCTCGGTCTCGAGTCCGTACTCCGGGTTCTCGATGCAGGTATCTTGGTCATCAAACTCTTCGGAACAGATGAAGTCGTTCGATGGAAGATAAACAGTCTCTATGGCCATCTGGAAGGCTTTGAGCTCTTCCAGTGGATAATCTTCGAAAACGGCAGTGTTTACGTCCGCAAATGGCCAGAGAGGTCCCATGTCGAACTTCCCCTCTTGCCACTGCGAATGCTGTGACATGCGCGCGGGAGAGAGGAGGGAGTCGTCTGTCGCCCAACGAATGATGCGTTTGAGTTTGATGTTGTTCGTAACCTGATCTGCAGTGAAAGGCTGGAAAAATTTGGCGCCTTTATAAGCGGGAGAGACAGGCTGGGGCGGGAGTTCTTTTACCAGTTTAGCCGGGATATTTTTCCCATTCCACATGACCCAGTCTTCTCCGATGCTGCGGACAGGGCCGGCGTTCACCATCTCGATGCTCCAGCTGTCCGCGTTTCGAGCGGGAGTGTGCCAGGCCCCATGCATCAGTGGGACGATGTAGAAAGGCTTCGTGTGGTAGCCGAGCACGAAATGAGTTGAAGCCCTACTTTTTGAAGAAGAACCAAACCAATTCAGCGTCGAAACATGAGAAATACCTGCGGTGAAGTGGTCGATCCACCACAAAGCGGGCTTTGTCAGAAGGCGGTTAGGGTTGCACTTGGTCGTAGGATACAGAACCTTGGCGGTCTTTCCGAGTGCTTGCAGGATGCGGGCGTGGGAGTCGATAAAGAGTGCGTTCAAGCATGCACAGGCGTCTTCTTTGCTGAGTCGGATGGACTCAGACAGCTCCCAAAAGTGTTCGAATGTCGTGTTGGAAGCTAGGGCTTCACTCTCGATAAAGTCCCAGAACTTCTTCTCTTTTGTGTAATCGAGCAATCCGTCCATGCGCATCACCTCTTTCCTCGGCACCGGCTGTAATAACCACAGAAGGTAAGAGAACAGTGCCAACCTGTGGGGGCACAGCGAGGGAAAATTCCCGCCTTTATGTTCCGTGCTACCTCTGCAACGTCTTCTAACAAAATCGTTTTGTCCTGTCGACTGCGTTTGCTTGTCACCGCGGTATATTTCGTACCCGTTTTTAGCCACGCAAGGAAATCGATTCTAACGCGGTCGGTGTTTTCCGCAATAGCATAAAACGTTAATTGTGGCTCATTTTCAATTCGGGAGGCAGGCCAGAGACGTTTTACTGTTTTAAGGTCGCTAACGACCTCGATCATCTGGGGATTTTCGGGGTCGTTCTCTAAACTCATGTCCGGGTTTTTCACGGAGTCGACGAGGTCGATGATACCGAGAACCGGAACTCCGCACAATTCACGCGACCATTTAAACGTATGTTCCACTCGTACTGGATTGATGTACGGTACCGCATCATTGTAATAAGTCCTAAACATGCGGATTGCTTTATCTTTTGCGTCTCCTTGCGTCTCCTCTTCCCACTCTTCAATCGTAGGAGCCTGCTCATCAAATTTGTCGGAGACCGCGGCGGCCCCCTCTTCAATGGAGATAGGCTTGCCGTGCTTAATGGTGTGCTTGTGGGTTAGCTCAGCTCCTTTGTGCACCGCGGTTCCGCGAATTTGGGCGATGCCCGGGGGCTTTACGAGCTGCATGATATACGCGTACTCGTACTGGCGCGGGCAGCGCTGGTAGGTGTTGTGCTGAGAAGGTGAAAGATATCCCTTGGGAAGCTCGGGGTCGAGCCAATCCTTGTCTTCCAGCTCAGTTTTTTCCGGGGTTACGGGGTCGAGGTCATCGAGCTCTTCACTCATCACGGTTGCTCCTAACGTAAATAATGGGTTCACCCGGCGGTAGGTTTGCTTCGGATTCGTTTCGTTCGCGTGTTGTAACTTCTCCGTCTTGGGAGTATTCGTACACTATCCCCTCGAGCTGATGGCTTTCAGTCATAATTTGGGCCATTTCTTCCGGAGACGATTCAGGAGGAGGCACAGGTACTTCTTTTGGAGTCGTCAGATATTGTTTTAGGTGTGGTGGATTAGGAGGTGTTACGGGATAGATTTGCCTATTCAAACCAAAGATGTTTAGATTTGTACCAATAATGACTCGGTCATCCGGGATAAAAGCGATATGTGTAACGTCCGCGTTCAGGGCCTTGGCAAGAAGGAGTTTGAGTTCTTCAACGGTTATAATGATTTCCACTTCTTATGACCTCCGGTGAAACAGTTTCTCGGCTGATGTTGGACCGGTGTATACACCCGGCCGCCCAGGGAATAATCTTTTCCTTCAAGCAGTCCGCGTAGCGGTTACAGAGAGCACAGCTCACTTTTTCCGTGAGCATTTTAGCGATATCTTCTCTGTTATCCAGTGCCACGAGCTGCTGAATCTCGACGCTATCCCGGGCGCACAGACGATATACGACGGTCTTCCGCGTTTGCCCTATCCGATATTCTCGGGCTCGGGATTGCAACCAGTGCTCCAGCGACCAAGATCGACTGTAATACACCGCGTAGCGAGAAGCCACGAGATTTATTGCGATGCCTGTGGATTCTTGCCCGAGATACGCGCGACAGTTAATATCCGTGCTGAAATTATTGACGAGCGTCTTTATGCGATGCGTTGATGACCCGTCTACGCGCACGTATGCGTAGTTTAACTTTTTCAGAAGCTTCTCAATGTCATCCATCTCCGCCATCATATTTGCCCAAATGACAACTTTTTCTTCTGGGTTATCTAAGAGGTCTTCTAGAAGGTCACTCAAGGCCTCGAGCTTAGGATTATGTGTATATCTGAGTGTGTTCTTTTCGAGCATCTCTCGAAGCTCTTCGTAGCGCTCGCACTGCTTCGTTCCTGGAGCGATACTGTTACGGACACAACGCATAACATACTGACATATGTCGCAAACTTGACCCATAGTTTCATCTTTTAGATACAGAAAACCGCTGCATATTTGGAGAAGTTTGTTTAAGCGGACGCCACCGTTGAGATTCGAAAGCTGTCCGTATTCTCCAAAGTCTAAGTCAACGCGCTTTACGAGGGCGTTATAGTCCCTGAGCTGTTCCGGAGACAGAGTAAACATTACATCCACATCTCTAAGCTCCGGTAAATCAACGCAATCATCTATAAGCTTTTCACTCGAAAGGCTGTTAATGCGTTGGCTAATGATATTGAGATGCCGGTATCCTGTTATTATGTGCGCGTTCGTAGGGGATGTAATACAGAACTTATTCGCGTATTCCATATAGTTTTCGGGGCACATATATTTGGCCAAGGCATTCATCTGGGGATAAAGGTCCAAAGGATTTCCCATGCTGATAGTTCCAGTGAGTAAGTAGCGCCGCGCTGCGTGTTTACAGAGCTCCATGACCGCCTTCGTACGCTTACTCTTGATATTTTTTATGCGATGAGATTCATCTAAGATAATGATTTCATACGGAAAATCTGTAAGACAAAAGTCCTTAGATAGCGCTGCGACCTTACACTTGATAGCCGCGAGGGACACTAAATTTTGATAATCATCTAGAATCTCTAGCGCATTTTTCTCTGTTAAACCCTTAAGGAGTTTTTGTACCGCGAGTGGCACAGGGAGTCGACCGGTTTTTAGGCGTTTAATCACTGGAGCTGGAACTGTGTGGACTCCGTAAAGACGTGCGGCATCGTAGGTTGTGAGCAGAATATCACAAGGACCCGCTATAGCTTTTTCTAAAGCTTCGAGTTTCTTTTGCCGCGTGGTCCCTTTGAGAACTGCAGCTTTTAAAGAGCCGTTGGAGTGGAGCTCTATCTCGGTAATCCAATTGTCGATGGCAACTACCGGTGCGATGATAAGAGTTTTCTTGCGCAGCTTATTTAAGGCTTCAATTGCAACCTTTGTTTTCCCTGTCCCCATTTCCCAACGTAGCGCCCAGCGATAGTTGTACAAAAGTTCTGCAATTCCTTCGTTTTGATGTTCGTAGTTGGGGTAGGGGCCGAGAGGAGGGGTGGACTGGACCTCCGACAAGAGCTCCTCGTAGGAGCGTATTTTAGACAGGTATGCCCGAGCCTCATCGCTGTACTGGACGCCTAAAGCCGCAAAATCATTTTTTACTTTCTCCAGAAATGGGGGGTATGCGGGATACATCCAAGCATTGTATTGTTTCAAATAGGTGCCTCCGTAGATTCGAGATAAGATATCGAGATTCCCCGTGATAATAAATGCGGGAGTCCTTGCTGAGAGTACAAACGTAGCTTCCATCCTGTCGCTCCTTACGATAGAATTTGGTCAGTCTCGCGGACTAAAAAAGAAAGTTGAACCATGACTACGATTTCCGATACGACGTTAATGGCCACGGGTGGATTGGGTCACTCTAACCCATACTTCACCTATAGTCAGCTCTTTGCTCCCAAGCGATTGAAGGAACTTTTCAAGATGTGCGAGTACCTGTTTTATAACAGCCCACACATCTTCGCAGCCCTTCGAAAGTTTGGAGAATATCCTATAACAGAGATTACGTATGATACGGATAATATTCAGTTAAAAGAGAAGCAGAAGAGTCTCCTAGAAAAGGTTGTCCGCGCAAAAGAATTTCTGTTGAAATCCACGCTGGATAAATATATTTATGGAAACTCCTTCACTTCTATGTACCAACCGTTCGTCCGTTATTTGACTTGTCCAAAGTGCAAGGCGGCTACGAATATCAAGTTCGTGGACTATTCTTTTACACTGCAAACTTTAACGTTTGCTTTTAAATGCCCCGCCTGCGAGCGTCAAGTAACTGTGGGTGAAGATAACGTTGAGGACCGGAAGCTGATGCTCACGAAGGACATCAACTTCATTCGCTGGGACCCCAAGTGTATCGACATCGAACACAACGTTTTTACAGGAGAATCCGTTTACTATTATTCGATTCCTTCGGATACGGCAGCGCAGGTTCGACGCGGGCAGAAGCATATCATCGACACGACGCCCTGGGGTTTTCTGCAGGCTATCAAAGAGCACAAGCCTTTTAAGTTCGCCCCCGAGGCCCTCTTCCACATGAAATTTTGTGCGCCGGCCGGTGTGAACCCGCAATGGGGCTTGCCGCCCCTCCTCCCAGCGCTCGACCGCTTTTTCTATACGCAGGTGTTGCGTAAAGCGAATGAGGCTATTGCGCTCGAGCATCTCGTGCCCTTCCGTATCGTGTCCCCCGCGGCGACGTCGAGTAGCGGAGACCCCATCCAGTCTATCAACCTCGCCCGGTGGATAGACAACATGAAGAAGAACGAGCAGGACTGGCGCAACGACCCGCTGCACATCATGTACGCGCCCATCCCCGTGGCTGTCTCGCAGTTGAATGGGCAAGGACGAGCTCTTCTCACCCTCGGAGAAGTCCAAGAGGCAGAGAAGTCCCTCGTGGCTGCCCTTGGAATTCCGCTCGAGTTCCTCTATGGCGGACTCACGGGTCAGGGCATGAGCGCGACCTTGCGCATGATTGAGAACCAGCTGGCGACGCATGTCAGCGACCTCACGGACCTCCTTCAATGGATGACGGATTCCTGCAGCAAGTTTTTGGGGTGGGAGTCCATTCCGGTGGGACTTATTCCTTTCCGGATGGTGGACGATAATGAAAAGAAGGGAATGCTTTTTCAGCTCTGGCAAGCGGGACTTCAGGGAATGGGACCTCAGACAATTTCGACGACAACGATGGCCGAAATCAACGACATCGATGTGCAAAAAGAGTATGGAAGAATCAAAGAAGAGACGTTGCAAAATGCGCGTCGGACGCAAGAACTGCAGCGTGAGATGCAGAAGATTCAAAATACGATGGCCCAGCAGATTCAGCAGGAGGCCGGCGCCGGAGCTCCACAAGGCTATGACCAGCAGCAGGTCATTGCGAACGCTGACAATTTGGCACAGCAGTTTTCACAGATGGACCCCTCGACGAGAAAGAGCCAGCTTCACCAGCTTCAGATGGAAGACCTCGTAATGTACTCGGTGGTCATTCAACGCCTTGAGCAACAACAGACCGTGGCGCGGCAGCAAGCAACCGTGCAACAGGGGGCAATGTGATGAAAAGTTTTATTGACGCTATTAACGATTCTAGAGCAACGTCTATTGCCGAACCCGTTGCGCCCTTGGATAACGTAGCGATGTTCATGCCCGAAGCTAAGAGCGTCCTAAAAGGAAAACAGACAACTTTTGGGCAAGGTCTGAACTGTAACGGACATTCAAAAGTGTTCGTTCTTTGGCGTCCGTGGACTCAATGCCATCGCTGTCTTAAAAAAATAGAGCACGGAGAATTTGAGCTCCCGGATGTGGGAGACCATGAGTGTCCGCACACCATGCGTGAGGACTATGAAGCCATTTTAGATAGCGGCCTTCGGGGTGACGTTCTTTTTCAAACACAGGAATACTTCACGCTCCATGACGGCACGCGCTGTTGCCACGCTGTTTGGTTGACTATGGATGCCAAAGTATCGGAGTTGGCCGCAAAAAGGCAGGAGGTCGCCGAGACTTTTTCCCCGTTACATTCCTCGATAATCGCGGAGATGAAAGCGGAGGCGGCGAAAAAAGAAGCCCTGGAGGCTTCTGAGGACGAACCTCAATGATTCTGCCTCCAGGGCAGGTTTTAGCGACGCAGCACGGCTATTAGCAGCGCTGCCAGAATCATTGCGGGCTGGATGACCATTTGTTATCACCTCCTTTCATGGGGGGTGACAGTAGTGGTCTCCTCTCTAGTTCTTGTACCCAAAATCGAGGTCACATATGAAACTGATACCTATCCTTCAAAACCCCAATGAGAAGCGTGAGCGCATCCGCGATAAAGTAATTGAAGGACTGACCGAGTCCTTTCCGATTACAGCACGTAATAAAATTATCGAGGTCACGGATGTTTCTTTTACTCCGAGAGATTACACCTCGAACGAGCAGAAGATGGCCATCCTTCGGGGAGATTCTCTTTTTGAGACAGCGAAGGGTACGGTACGTATAAAAGATGCGAAAACAGATAAGGTTTTAGACGAGGCTAAAAATTTCACTCTCGCCCGCGTTCCGTGGTTCACTCCGCGACATACGCTCATCGTTGCTGGAAATGAATATTCGATTGCGAACATGGTACGGCCAAAGCCAGGCGTGTACGCACGTAAGAGGGCTAATGGAATCCTCGAAGCTAGTTTTAATACTGTCGGCACCTCGAACTTTAATGTCACCATGGACCCGGAGAAGGGAGAACCAGAGCTCGAGTACGGTTCTTCCAAAATACCTCTTTACACAATTCTCCGAGCCTCGGGAATCTCCCATGACGCTATCGCTAAAAAGTGGGGTAGTGCACTAGCGAACGAAAATCAGAAGCGTCTTGAAAAGAATCTTCCGCAGCATGTCGACAAGCTTTATCGAAAAGTAGTTCCTGCTTACGCTATCCTTCCAGATATGACCGTGGACTCCAAGATGGAGGAGGTCCTTGCGCGGTATAAAAAGGCGACGATGGACCCAAAGGTTAATGAGAAAACCTTGGGAACAGCGTACGGGCATGTGACTCCTGATAGCCTCCTCGACGCTTCGGCAAAGGTGCTTAACATTTTTCGTAATCCCGAGGAGGTCGATGACCGCGATAACCTCGATTTTAAATCGTTGCGTTCTGTAGAGGACTTTTTCAAAGAGCGCATTCAGCTAGACGCTCGGGATATCGGTCGACGCGCTGCTATAAAAATAGAGAATACACCAGAGGTTCGGAAAGCTATGGCCTCGGGAGCGTTTACACCGGGCCTCGTCAAGTTCATCACAGGCTCTCAGCTCGCGGCAATTCCTACACAGACGAATCCGATGGAGCTCATAGATACCGCGGTGCGCGTAACGTCGCTAGGCGAAGGCGGTATCAGCTCTGAACGTGCCATCCCCATGGAAGCGCGGATGATTCATCCAACACAGATTGGGGCGCTTGACCCTGTCCGTACCCCAGAATCTTTTCGCGCAGGTATCGACGTACGTGCGGCGCTATCGGCTGCACACGATAAAGATGGAAACATTTTTGTCCCGATGCTTGACACCAAAACGGGGAAACAAACCTACATACGTGCAGGAGAAATTGCAACTTCGACTGTAGCGTTCCCACAACAGGTTATGAAAGGGAAAATTTCAGCTCTGGTAAATGGCAGAATTGCTACGGTGCAAGCGAATAAAGCCCAGTATCAAATTCCCCATTCTTCGGTGATGTACGGTCCGACCTCAAACCTCATTCCTTTTATGGAGTCTCTGCAGGGTAATAGACAGCTGATGGGGTCGAAGCATCAGACGCAGGCCATCTCTCTCGTGGACAGGGAAGCTCCTTATGTGCAGGTGATGTCTCCCAGCGGTAAATCTTTCGAGCACATTATGGCTACGGTTGTGAATCCCACGTCTCCTGTAGCGGGGACGGTTGAAAAAGTAGACGGAGATTATATCTATATTCGTCCGAATGCTAAGACGGCGGCGGAAACAAAACCCGAGCTTGTCCGAGTTTCGTACGATACATATCTCCCTATGGCAGCGAAGACATATCTGAATCATGACGTTACGGTAAAAGCGGGGGACTCCGTAAAAGCGGGAGACATTCTAGCTGAATCTAACTTCACGAAAGATAAGACGCTGGCCCTGGGTAAGAATCTTTCAGTTGCGTATATGCCCTATTACGGTGCGAATTCAAACGACGCCGTCGTTATCAGTTCCGGGGCGGCAAAAAAGTTGACGTCTGAGCGTCTCTACAAAATTGTTCTCCCGCGCGACGCTGATATCGTTTTTGACCGAACGAAACATAAGACGTATTACGGGCATACATATGGGCACGATTATTACGGAGGAGTAGATGAAGAAGGAGTGGTAAAGCCAGGGGCAAAGATTAATGGGGGAGAGCCTGTTGCTTTTAGTCTCCGTAAATCTACACTTACTTCCGACGATATTCTTTTGGGGCGTCTGCATAAGTCTCTCGTGCGTCCATTCCGAGACGCAACACAGACTTGGGACCACGACCACCCCGGGGAAGTGGTGGATGTCGTTAAGACTCCAAAGAGAATTGCTATAACAATTAAAACGCAAGAGCCTATGCAAATAGGAGACAAGCTCTGCTATACCGAGGATACGGAGGTTTTAACAACTAATGGATGGAAATACATTAGCGATATTTCAAAAGAAGATATTTGCTATACACTCGATAGAGAGGGATTCATTCACCTCTGCCGCCCTACACATTTTCACGCCTATAACTCTGCTGATAAATTATTTTTGGTGCGGTCACAACAAGTGGACCTCTCTGTTACGCTAGACCACGGACAAGTCGTAAAAAAAGGTGAGGGAAACCAACTCACCCCTTCACATGAATTACTCGATAAACCTTTTCAGTTAATTCGCACAGGTACTTGGGCTCCGGAGAGAGCGTATGACGCAGATGACGCGTGGTGTGCGCTTATGGGTCTCTACGCCGTAAAAGGGCATACCAGAATTCCCGAACTCGTACAGGGAACTTTTGAGCATGTTGTTGAAATCTTTCTGCGCGAGAAGCTCCAAGAAGGAGAGAAGTTGTGGTTAGAGGGGATTTTAGGAAAATTGGGAATGACAGATAAGAGCCGTATCGACGATGACATTCTTACGATTAATGACCCAGTTCTATATGCAGAGTGTCGGACTCTAGGAGATATCGTCGAACGGCGCCTCCCTAAATCAGTCTTTTCTCTAAATGCGGGACAGGCTGGAATAGTTATTGATAGCGCTTTGAAAGCAGCAGGTCACCAGACCGGATGGAGTCGAGATAAACAAGGAGACGGGACGGATACCTGTGTAGTCTCCTCGCGTCAACTTGCGGACGACTTACAGCGCCTGGCCCTCCATGCCGGGTATTCAGCCAATATCGTTGTCCATACGGTAAAACGTCCGCTTTATACCAAGCGTTACTCGTTACGTTTTTTACGTAAGCGGAGTTTTCCCATCATCAATAACCCGCGGAGTAACAAAAAAAATACGAGGGTAATAGATTCTAAAGCTCCTGTGTTCGGAGTAACGATTCCTAACCACACCCTCTACGTGCGCGTCAACGGAAAGCCTGTGTGGTCGGGCAACTCTGGAAGGTACGGGAACAAGGGCGTGGTCTCGGAGATTGTTCCAGACGACCAGATGATTAAGGACGAGGCTGGAAAGCCCGTCGATGTTCTTCTTACTTCAGCCGGCGTCGTCTCGCGCGTTAATCCGGCACAGATTATTGAGACTGCTGTAGGTAAGGTCGTAGAGAAGACGGGAAAACCAATTATCGTAGAGAATTTTACCGGTAGGGATAACGTCCAGTGGGCCAAAGACCTCTTAAAAGAGCATGGCGTAAAAGATAAAGAGACCGTATTCGACCCGCGGTCAGGTAAAAATATTCCTAATGTTTTTGTGGGTCGGCAATATATCTTTAAGATGTTCAAATCCACAGATACAAACTACAGCGCTCGCGGTGTGGATACTTACGATGCGAATATGCAGCCTACGAAGGGCGGTAAAGAGAGTGCGAAGGCCATCGGAAAGATGGAGTTCGACGCGCTTGTTGCCCACAACGCTCGCAATGTATTAAGAGAATCCTCTGTTTTGAAGAGCCAAAAAAATGACGAGTACTGGAGGGCGTTGCAGCTCGGGTATCCTACTCCTCCACCCAAGACTTCTTTTGCGTCTGACAAGTTTTTCAATATGCTGACGGGAGCGGGTGTTCGTGTAGACCGCTCGGGTTCGAAGATAGGGCTCGCACCCCTCACAGATTCGGACGTCATGGAGATGTCGGCGGGAGAAGTGAAGGACGCAAAGCTTGTCAGCTCTAAAAATCTGATGCCGGAAAAAGGAGGCCTATTCGACCCCGCCGTTACGGGTGGAATGAAAGGGACGAAGTGGTCCCATATTTCGCTGGCCGAGCCTATTATCAATCCCATTTTCAAAGAGCCGACGCGCCGGCTTCTGGGAATGACCGAGTCACAACTAGATACGACAGTGCGAACAAAAGGTATTGGGTACGTTCGGGACGAGCTCGCAAAAATTGATATCGTTAAACGCGAGAAGGATATGCTCGACGCGGCTAATACGCGTAAGGGAACCCCTCTCGATGACGCGACTAAGCAGATAAAATATCTGCGTGCGTTGAAGGCTCAAAATCTCACGCCGGATAAGGCCTATATCTCGAGTGTCATCCCTATTCTTCCTCCTATCTTCCGTCCGGTTCTTCCTGGAAAAGGTGGGCAGGAGCTTATTTACGGGGATATTAATCCTCTCTACAGGGATTTGGTGTACGTAAATAATCAGTTTAAAGAGCTGAAGAAGTTTGGAAAACTCCCTGAGGAAGAAGCCAAGCTTCGAGGGACGCTGCAGGACGCGGTGGGAGCGGTGTATGGAGTCAATGACCCCATTACACAGAAGTCGAAGAGCCGTAATCATAAAGGCTTCCTGACCTATATCGCAGGGCAGGGAAGTCCGAAATACGGATACGTTCACTCGAAGCTTTTAAAGAAGCAACAAGACCTGGCGGGGCGTGGAACGATTGTCCCAGATACGACCTTGGGAATGGACGAAGTAGGTCTTCCCGAGAATATGATTTGGACGATGTACAAACCGTTCCTAATTACTCGGTTGGTGCAACAGGGATATCCGGCATTGCAGGCTAAGGAGATGGTCGACGATAAACATCCCGCAGCGCGTGAGGCGATGATGCGCGAAACACGTGAGCGTCCAGTTATGATCAACCGCGCTCCGACGTTGCATCGATATAGTATCGTGGGTGCTTATCCGATTCCTGTAGCAGGTAAAACAATTAGGATAAATCCTTTTACAGAAGTGGGCCTGGGCGCTGATTTTGATGGTGACGCGATAACAATTCACACTCCATCAGGTATTAATGCGATTGAAGACGTAAAACGAATGACGCTTTCAAACACGCTCTACACGGATAAAGCTCGCGGTGACTTGTTAGTTGCACCCCAAATGGAAGCAGTCATGGGTCTGGCCCAAGCGACCGCCACACAATCCACGGGACATGCAAAGGTTTACAAAACCAAAGCAGAGGCAATGGCGGACTACAATTCAGGGAAGATAGGCCTTGGAACGAAGGTCACTATTAAGGACCAGCAACTGTGACAGATTCTCCGACCATCATCTCTGGAATTAAGAACATCACCAAACAGGATGTGATTGATTATTACAAAGACCCGATGGTGCGGGAAAACCTTTTGCGCGCTACCGGAGACAAGCCAGTCCTGACAGTGATGCAGCGTGAACCTGGGACGCCTATCTATCGGCGCTATGACAGGAAGAAGCAGCCCATCCTTTTGAACATGGACTCGCTGGACGACCTCGCTAAACAGCGTACCGTAGAGTTCCACGCTACACTGGGCGAGGGTACTCGAGAAATATGGGTAGACTTAGACCCAGGTGCGGCTGTATCCCCTGGAAATCTCAAGAGAACCGTTAAGCACGTCGATGACCTTTTGAAGAAGTTACCTGAGGTCAAAGATACCCGCATCGTCTTTTCAGGTGGGCGCGGCTACCATGTCCGGGCTGAACTCGAGAAAGAACTGAAGACGAACGCTGCCAAGAAGCTCCTACAGAAAACGCTGCAGCCTTTGTATGACTCGGGGTCGACGCTTGTCGACGTTCCTCCGAGAGGCAATCAGATACGGCTGGATACCTCGACGTTTCATCCAAAAGGGTCTCTGCGAGCTCCCTACTCTCTGAATGCGACAACTGGCCTTGTGGCGCTTCCCGTTGCGCGTGAGAAGCTAGATACATTCAATCCACAAGCCGATGCGAGTATAAAGAGCGTCCTCTCTCAAAAAGACATTGGAGAGTTTGCTCCGGGTATCCCTCGTGACCGTACGACGCAGTTGCTTCCGACAGCTTCAGGTAAAAACTGGACGTTGGCGGTGCAGAAGCACGTTGCGGATAAAGCAGGCCCGCATTGGGACCTTCGACTGGTAGACCCGGAGACACAGTATGCTCATTCTTGGGCTGTTCCTAAGGCTTCTTTTCCAGACAATAAGCCGCGTTTGGCGTTGCAGATGCCGACCCACAGCGCAGGCTACGCCCTTACTTTCGGGGAAAAAGGACCACAGAAAATTCAAGAGGGTTATGGCAAGGGAACTGTTGAGATGGCCCACAAAGAGCCGGTGCAGGTGTTAGAAGTCAACCCGAACAAGGTTGTATTCCAGCGCGGCTCCGGAGACACTCTGGCGATGCATCGAACGAGTGAGAATAAATGGTTGCTCCGAAAGGCGACGAACATGACTGAGAAGACTGCTTTTTACACTGCGGGTTATCGCACTGCTCTTTTGAAGTTAGGTGTAGCGGTAACTAAGCCTGTTGGTATGCGGGGAAAAGAAATGTCCCATGGAGAAGGGAATCGTCCTCTTGAAAGTTCTGACACGCATCTTCCCGCGGGGCAAGTGGCGATGATGTTCCAGGGTCTTCCGAACGCTAAGCGGCGTGGAGGCGGAGTCACTCTTGAAAATGTGCCTGCGGTGGGAGACAACAACGCTGAATGGGGTCCCGCACAAGATGTTATGCAATTCAACGGCGCCTCTCCTTATCTATCAGGACGCGAGTAATGGCAGATCGAACTGACACGTTTGGACGCTTACTGGTAAACGACCTGTTGCCAGAGGAGCATAAAGTCTCAGGACCAATAACGAAGAAATCTTTCTATAAGATGCTCGATACGATGTCTCGAGAAACTCCAGATGTGTATATAAAAGTTGTTCCAGAATTAAAAAGACTTGGAGACCGCCTTGCCACGACTGAAGGTCTTTCCGTGGGGTTGGACGATATCACCCCTGATTATAAAGATCGGAATTCTACCCTTGAACCTTTTGTTAAGCGTTTCGATGCGGCTAAAACAGATAAAATCCGTAGTCAAATAGCGGAAGAAGCGCACGGTAAAATGCAAGAAGTTGCGATGCGTAATCCGGGGACGATGACGATGCAGGTGCAGAGCGGCGCTCGTGGAAAGCCCGTTCAGTACACATCGATTATTTCTACTCCGACATACGCGCGTGATGGAAAAGGGAGTACTGAGCCGTGGCTCATCCGAAAATCTTATAGCGAAGGACTCTCGCCTGCTGACAATTGGGTAGCAGGTAGTGAGGCTATTTTAAATACGATTAGCACTTATACCGCCGTCTCAGAGCCAGGTGAACTTGCAAAAGTGCTCGTAAGTAATATGAGCAATATCATCATAACCGAGGATGACTGTGGAACTACTAATGGTGTGTTTGTGTCTACTTTGTCTGCTACTGCTTTGGACCGGTACCTCGCAAAAGAAGTAGGTGGATTTAAACATAACACGCTTATAACATCTCTTAATCAATCCAAGCTTGCGAAGATTTCTCCGACCATTCTCGTACGCTCTCCGATGACCTGTGAAGCGGGGGATGGCGTTTGTCAAAAATGTCAGGGTCTAAATGAAAAGGGGAGCACGCACGACATCGGCACGAACGTAGGTGTGCGCGCGGCTCAGGCGATGGCGGAACCTCTCACGCAGTTTGCTCTCGGCGCCAAGCACGGTATTCGTACAGCTAAAGATGAGCGAATTAGAGTCAAAGGAATTCAAGGTCTTCGACAGATTACGGAGTCTCCTCAGCAATTTATAAACAAGGCGACGCTCGCTCAATTGAACGGGACCGTGGAGCGTATTGCGGTGGCTCCTCAAGGCGGTCATTACGTTTTTGTGGGCGGACAGCAGCATTACGTGACGCCCAATTTAGACGTTATCGTTAAAGTTGGAAGTCCAGTTCAAGCGGGGGACGCTCTCAGTCAGGGCATACCAAAGCCGGACGAAGTCGTACGCTTGAAGGGACTCGGAGTAGGGCGCCAGTACATGGTCGATACTTTGGCCGGTCTCTATAAAGACCAGGGTCGAGAATTAGACCAACGCCATTTTGAGCTCCTCGCCAAAGGTGAGCTCAATTATGTGCGCGTTTTGAAGGACCCGAGTCGGAATTTCATTCCTGGCGACGTTGTTAGTTACAATGTCCTGCGCAATGAATTGAAGAAGGGTACCAAAGTGATGCCCGTGGACGAGGCTGATGGTGAGACTTTAGGCAAGGCCTACTTTCATTTCTACTCAGGAACGCGCGTCACTCCGCAGATCCAAGCGTATCTCAAACAACAGGGAATCAAGGAAGTGGTCATAGCTCCCCGTGCGCCTGAAGTAGAATTCATCATGAAAGCCGCCACCCGAGCACCCCTTTTGAATCCGGACTGGATGGCTCGTTTGGCTCATCGGAATCTGAAAACGACGGTGATGCAGGCCACGCACTTCGGAGAATCGTCAGATATTCATGGGACGCATCCTGTTCCGGCGTACATAACGGGCGTAGAATTCGGGCAAGGTCCAAAAGGAAAGTACTGAAAAATGTACCAGTACGGATATAATGCGGCCCTGCATCAGTTGGGTTTAGAGAAGAACGCAGCTTTCTTTCCAGGAGCGGCAGCTCGATTCATGCCGAAACTCAAATCTTTTGGTAAGGCTGTCGGCACAAATCTTTTTGGACAACCTAAAAAGTTCGTAGGTGAGTTGCGGTCTGGAACGGCATTTGGTAAAGACAGTCTACTTGCAGAAGGATTTAAAGCGCCAAAACTCTGGCAAAAAGCGCTCATGTATGGTCTTCCCGCGGCTTCAGCTGTTCAGACTTTGCGGAGTGATGACCCAGATAAAGCAGGGTCTATTGGAGGTTTAATCGGTGGTACAGCTTTAAGTACAGCTGCTTTTGGACCTTTTGGTATGCTAGGAGCGATACCTACAAGTATGGCAGGAGAATTTATCGGTAAGCGTCTCGTACACGGTACGCAGCGTATATTGGGAGTTGGAAATCAACAGGCTCCGCAATATACTTCTTTGCAACAACGGTAACTATATGAGCCGTGGCACGTTTACCCGGCTACTGAAAGTGAGAAGACTGAATGAATCCTGAACTCATTAAACAGGCGTACGCGTACGGTGCCGCGGTAGCTCTTCAGGAACTCGGCTTTAGTGCGCAACAAGCACAGGCAGGCGGAGTAAAGCTTGCTTCTGAGAAGATGGCTGAAGGCGAAGAAATGAAAGATCCTGCTCTGTGGCCTGCGGCTATGTTTGGACCTACGGGTGCAGCGATTGCTGCGCCTGAAGGCAAGAGGATGAGCGCCTTTGGACGTACACTAGGAGGTCAAACTCTTGGTATGCTTGGGGGCGGCGCTGTTGGTGGTGGTCTGGGTGCTGGTGTCGGTGCTCTAGCGGGACTTCTTAGCCGTGGAAAATTTAGACCAGGGCAAGGTGCTGCTCTTGGTGGATTGGGTGGTGGATATCTCGGTATGGGTGGCGGCGGTATGTACGGTGCGGCAAAGGGATATCAGAGCGCCCTAGACAAAGAGGAATAAAGAAGCGGTCTCGCTGGCGGTTTGATGTCGGGCGAGTGATTTATAAACACAAGGAGTTATGAAAAATGGGTCTGTTCAAACAAGCACACGTCCGGGGAATCGCGCACGAACTCATGAGAAGCGGCATCTTGACTTTCCCGTCGGAGAAGATGGCGGAAGATGTTGCCGACGAGGTCGCGGACAATTTCACGGATGAAGAGATTCCTGAGGAGTCTCCAGAAGATGGTCTGTCGGAAGAACAAGCTGCGTCCATTCTTGACCAGCTCGCCGCGGTGGCAGATGCCATTTCCGAGAAGACAGGTGGCGCTCGAGACCTCGGCGTGAACAAGCTCGCAGCTTCCGTTTCTTTGGAAGACGCGGCCTATGCGCATGCTGTCGCTCTCGTGAAGCGCGCGATGGAAGAGGGCACGACCAATCCCGGTGAAGGGTCTGTGACTCCCGAGCTGACCGGCGCTGAGGCGCAGGTTGACGCGGTGAACAATCCGTCTTCGGCGGTTGTTGTTCCGCAGGGCTCTTCGGCCATCGACACCACCCCCGGTATCGTGGGACATGCCGAGCCGGCCGCGCAGCAACCTGGCACCAGCGCTTCGCCTGCTCCCGATTCCATGGCAGACGTCAAGGCCGCTTCCGAGCTGCTCCGCGTTCTGAAGAAGCTGTCGGAGGATGGAACTCTTCCCTCCGAGGGTGGTCGTATGGACCTGAACACCAACTCGAACATCACGACTCCCGTGGTGGCTCAGGGTACGACCAACTCCACGACCCCGACTGAGCCCGTTCCGCAGAAGCCCCATCCAGCAACAGCGGAAGCTGGCCTGAATACGACCGGCAGCGCACCGGCTGACGTCGCGAAGGTCGCCGCGTTTCTGCAAACGCCAGAGGGTGTTGCGTTTTACCGGCGCTTCCAGGCCCAAAACAAGGTGGCTGCGGTAGTCAATCGCTAGCCCTGGCTCTCCGCTCCTTTCCTCAATCGTAAAAAGAACGTACAATTCAAACGTTAACGTCTCGAAAAGGGAGTGCCAATCTATGCCAACTATGTCCATGTCTCCGGAAGTTCAAGCGTATGGCCAACTGCCGTCGACCGAACAAGCCGCGGAGATGTTCAAACAAAGATTTTCGGAGATGGCCTATAACGTAATGATGGCGAAGTTTCCTGAACTCGCTGCACAAGTCGTGACGTTTAAGCTCATCGAGACGGACGCAGAGAGTGGCAAAGGCGTAGGCGCTTTTGTTTTGCTTCTGGAAGATAAGACTATCTATATCCCTGTGGTGATGGTGGATAGTCAGCTCAAGCCTTTTGATATGTTCTATTTTAAAGACCTCAATATTTTCCTACCCCTTTCGAATGAGTGGTTGGATGAGGTCTCTAAATCAGCGCTGTCGAATTTAGGTGAGCCTGCCAAGCTCCCGCAAGGCGTCTCCCGAGACATGAGCATCCGGGACATTATTGTTCCGCCTATTATGCCCGAGGGGCGCATCGGACTCGCCTCGGATATGTCCGAGATGTTTAAGGCCGCGAGTTATAACCCGAAGCCGCGTTTTCTCGAGTTCGTGAAGAACGCGTCGCATGTAGTTCTAGACGGTCTTCGTTTGACGTTCGAACGTAATCCGAGTTTCGGCCAAAAGATTGCTCAGTACTACGGGAAGAAAGCACTTACGGAAGCTTTTCAGACTGGATATGCGCGTACGGTAAAGACAGCAGCAGAAAATAAGAAGCCGGTCGTTCGCGTATTCAATCTCGAAACGTACCAGAACGCACTCCCTGAATTGAAAAGGGAATGCGGTTTGAAAATCGCGTCGGACCTTTTCGGCGAGATCGCGATGAACGGTGTCGGTACAATTGATACGCGACCGGTGGTGAAAAACAAGGTCGTAAAGGTTGAGTCTCCTGTGTGCCTCTCTCCTGCCACGGAGACTGGATTTTATAACCTCTATTTCCCGGACAAGACGAAGAAGCTCTGTCTCGTGGCAGCAACCGTTCCGGACGGTGACTACCTGGTAATGTTCGCTGATGGGAGCAAAGCTTGGACCGTTTACAAAAATGACGCCAAGACGCTGATTGGTGAGCCTGAACTAGATGATAGCGTTATCAAAGCTACGGCCATTTATAAAGCTCTCGAAGGAGGCTCCAATAATAAGCCGACGATGAATAAGCACAACGTTGCTTTGTACGTTTCAAAACAGGGAAAACTCCAAGCTTGCGGGCCTAAGTACATCTCTAGAGTCACGGATAACGGTGACGGTACGACCACGCTAGATAGCGGTCATATCGATTCGGATAATATACGCGGACGTATCATGACTTCTTCGGGTAGCATGAGCGGCTCTACGACCTTTTATCCGAAGAGCACTTCTTGGTTTTCAGTTCCAGACCCCTGGGAAAATAAACTGAAACCTATCGATGACCCGAACATGATTACGCGCTGGATTGACCAGCACCTTGCAGATAAGACTGACGAGGCGCCTATCAATGTGAAGAAAGCAGGTCTGGCTCAGTGGTGGGTGGAAGGAATTCCGACCGCGGTTTATTTGGAGGCCGCGCTCGAGAAGGTCGCCACACGCTACGACCTCTCGCTCAATGATGCGTCCCGAGTTTTGGACGATGCGACAAAGAATGGGACGTGTCGCTTGCGCCTTATAAAGAGAGCGCAGGGCGAAGAGATGATGCAGCAGGAAGCTGCTCCTCCACAAGACCCAGCGCTGCAGCAGCAAGGTATGGACCCGGCGATGATGCAGCAGCAGGGTATGGACCCGAGCATGATGGGTATGGACCCGAGCATGATGGGGATGATGCCGCCTCAGCCCCCACAACTTTCACCAACCGACCTGGCGATTGCGGAAACAGTTCAAGGTCTGCAGCAGGAGAACCAACTCCGTATGCAGCAGATTCAAGACCAGATGGCTCAGCAGCAGCAAGCTATGCAGATGCAGATGGAGTCCAACGAGAAGCTCATCGGTGTGCTGACCCAAATTCAGCAACGCGCGAGTGCTATTGGACAGGCGACAGGTGGGATAGTTCCTCCCGAAGCCATGCAATCCCCGCTCGCTGCCGGCCAAATGTTGGCGCCAATACCTCCTCCGCAACCCGAGCCTCCGCCGATGCCCGTCATGCAAGAAGAAGGTCCGGCCTCCGCGGAGATGGTCGCATCTCAAATCCATCCAGAGCTCGCCGAGCAAGCGGCAGATTTTCAAGATGCGGGAATGTTCGACACCTCAGTCTTGGCAGTGATGGCAGCTGCTCCGCTCCTCCGGGATATCGTTAGCACCTATATTCCCAATCTGGAAAAAGCGCTCGATAATATCGGGCGTATTCAGCTGACTTTGTGGATGCGCGAAGCAGAGACCAAGTCTGCCATCGGAAACGATGCGTTCGTTCTCCTCGAAGACAAGCTGCGTAACGTGTTCAAGAACTTAGGAGAAATCGTTCTCCAGGTAAACCGCAACGCGCTGGATACCGAAGCAGGTGCGATGCAATCTCAGAGGATGTTGGGCGACCAACAGTAAAAAGATGCTTGCCCGCATACAGCCGTATTGGCGGTGGTTGAATCTTGAGTACGCGATAAAACGTAAACAGCCACCATCGGACCCATGGCTTGAGCAACTTTACGACCTGTATTTTGGAAACGTAGAGGGAACCGAGGCGCAGCAAGCAGTCATCGGTCATGTTTTTTCGGAGTTCAAACGCGACGTGATTATGGCCTACTTTTTTGCGCGATGTTCGATGAACGATATCGAGGAGAGCTTAGAGCTTCCCCCCGAGGTCGTGGAAGGCGTTGCGCGCTTATTTTTTGACCGTACAAAAATTCGTACGAAGTTAGACCATATTGAATACGCTCGCGAATATATGGACAAGTTTGCTTGTGCGGAAGGAAAGAGTCTCATCTATCTCGGGATGACTGGAGGACCAATTTCCTTAAAGAATAAATTTTGTCTTGGTTATGAGATGCCTAACATCGATCAAGACTTTGTAGATCACCGGATGTATATGACAGCGGTGTCTTTTGGACTCATGACCCGAGGTAATGCTCTGACTTCACGCGAAGGAAAAGAAGCCTTTCACTGGTTCCAGCAGGCTTCTACGATGTCTAATGTGTATCGTAAACTGCAGCAGGGAGAAGACGACGCCCAGGATGCTATCGTGGCGATTGAGCAGCGAAAGCTTACCCATAAACCTGAGGCGGCTGGTATCGACCGCAACGAAGTTCTTCACTGATAAGGAGTCCAGCTATGTGGATGCGCGATGATTACGAAAAAGCGGCGAGTGTTATTGCCAAGGAATTCGCTGCGGGTAATGGCGCTGTGACCATTAACCAGCTCGCCACAAAAACTGCTGCCGAGGCTGGATTGAATCCGGATGGGATTCGAACACTGGTGCGCCTTGCGAACGTCAATGCTTTTAATGAGCTCTTTTCAAAGCAGGCGGGTAAAGAAGACCGCATGTTCGAGTTTGAGACTGGCGACCCCGAGATTGTTATTTCTTCTCTACATTCGGATGCTAAAGTGGCGCACGAGATGAACTCTCCCGTCTCTTTGAATAATTACGATATGCTCGCGGACTACTTCGGCGGATTCTCGACGAAGACTGCGGAAGACGAAGAAGAGGATGACGAAGACGAGGGCGAGGACGAAGAATGTGAGAAGGACGAGAAGTGCGACGAAGAGAGCAAGGAGCCTGTCCTGAATAAATCCGAAGTTACGATGCTTTACAACCGAGCTAAAGACAAAGTCTCAGAAGAAAAGAAGGCGTCGGAAATCCGTTGGGGTCTGGCTCTCGAGAAGGCGGCACGCGTAACCAGCGAAGTGGCGGGTCGAAACGTCCATTTTAACAAGACCGCTTTTTACCGTGACCTCGTCTCTGCCAGTAATGGTTCATGTCTCGATGACGTTAAAGGCCTCCACGCTCTTCTGACAAAAGAAGAAGGCGTGGACGTTCTTGGTGGAATGAAGGTTGCGGAGGTCGTGGATACTTTTTCACCCAACCTAAAAGGACAGACCGCAGAAATTCTCGGCTACCTAGAAGAAGCACGCGAAGCACGCTACAATTGGGACAAGTGCGCTAGCGCCGAGAGGTTCCTCAATGGGATGGAAATCAGTCACAGATAAGTTCGTAACCGACCCCGGACCCGCGCTAAAACGTTTTATCGAAACCGTTCAGCGTCATCCGGTAGCTTCTACAATAGGCGCCGGGACTCTTGCAGCAGGTGCAACATCGTTTGGCCCCAAGGCCAATGAACAGGAGAGTGAGTTCATGAAAAACCGTCTTGGGTCTCCTGACGGAAAATTTGTTTACGCCTCTGAAAAAGTTGCGGCGCAACTGGAAGAGCTATTTGTGAAAGAGGCGGCACCATCTGCTGCGGCTAACCCTTCCGCGTGGAATTCGGCGTGGCAATCGGGTGTTGAAGGTTTAAGTAAAGGCGTAGGCGCAGGCGTAGGTGGAGCGGGAGTATTGATTCTCTCTGACCTTCTCCGAAAAGCGGGACGAGGACTCTCTCAAAAACTCGTTTACGATTCTAAGCGTAAAGAAATGCTCCGCAAGATTCTTTCGATGGACCCTATCGTCAGCGCTTTTGAAGCCCAGAACCCAGGTCTCATGCTCAAGGTTTATGCGTCTATGGTTTCTGTTGCGCCCACTCTGAGTCTCGACCAAAATGCAGTGACTTCTTTTCTCCGAGAAGCTGCGCAAACGCATGGCTCGTTGAACTACATGACGATTAAGCAATTGGCCGAAACAGAAAAAGCAATCAACGAGTCCAAGGGTACGGACCTCAGCCGCTTGAGACTGTGAGGCAGAACATGACATACGACGAACTCAGCCAAATGATTCCAGAGTCCGTAAAACTCGCGATGCGCAATGGACAGTTCCATAAGGTAGCCGCGGAAATGAACGGTTGGAAATCCACAGAGCTTCCTGAAATTCTTGAGAGTTTTGGGACCAAGCTTGCCAGCCGACAAGAGCGCTATCGCGTGATTACGGATGGGCTAAATGCTCTCGAGACTCTGAAGAAGGACTAATCCTCACATGATGAGAAAAATCGTCCACCTCGACCCTTACTTCCCGACTGGTGAGCTCACGATTCAGCCGGTTGTATTGTGGTCGGGGAGTAAGAAGTTTGTCGAACCCATCACGAAGCATGCAAGTGTTGGGGCAGACTTCTTCAAGACGATTCAGCCGGTACCCGGTCATAGCATCGTTTATGTTCTCGCTGTCAGCGCTTGGGAGCGTTATGGCGAAAACCGAAATGGTGACGGTTTTCCAGACCAGCCGTATATGGCGCATGCGGGAGGAATTCAAGAAACCGAGACTCTCCAAAAGCACTACAAATCTTTTGAGTCTGTTGGGAATGTTTTTCTCTCGCACGTTAACACCGACCCCATAAAAGCTGTAGGGCGCGTTATTAAAGCATTCTGGAATGACTCGATGAAACGCGTCGAGCTTCTTTTGGATGTGGACAACGCTAAAGCTCCACGTGTGGTTGAGCGAATAGAAGCTGGGGAATATCCTGCGGTTTCGATGGGGACGCGCGTTCCCTGGGACGTGTGCTCCCTACCCTCTTGTTTAAATCACGCACCCACCCGTGCCCAGTACTGCGACCACCTGCGTTTTCAAATGCGGGATGTTGTTAACGGCGTGAAGGTTGCCGCTCTTAATCCGAGCTGCAAATTTTTCGATATTTCTTGGGTGGTGCGGCCGGCAGACCCGAATGCCTATATGCTCAAGAAGGTTGCTGATGAGGCCTACGAAATCAAATATTCGGGGGCGGCAGCAGGTGAATACTTGGACGAAATGGAAGAGCGTAAGCTCGCGGCGCACAAGTTAGCGGTAATCGATAAAGTTGTTCAGGGTATTCCAGTCGATGCCAAGTCCGAAAATATCGATCCGATGCACCTACACAACGCCTGTGCAATGCAGCCGACGGCGATGTCGATGAGTCATGGTCTTCCAGAGCTCTCTGATTCTATCCTCCGGCAGCTGGCCTCGTCCTGCTCTCTTCCAGATATTTTCACGTCTACGCTTGCGATGGGCATGCCCCTATGCACGCGCGAGGTTGTGAAAATTACGATTTACCGTCAGATGCCTGGCGCCCCAAATATGGACGGAGTCGCGGATGCCGCGGTCTCCGCGCGTCAGCCTTTGATGGACCTTTTCCAAGAGCATCCGCAGATGTTGGATGCATATGAAGGTGACCTCGACATTGACCAGTGTCATTTGAATCCTAAAGTAGCTGAAATCATTGGGACCGGAATGGAAAAACGTTCGGGTATTTATGAGTACTTGAAACGTAAGTACGTTCCTGGAAAGTACCGTGATGATGCTACACGACTGACACCCTTTACTGTAACGGACCCGGTATCGGGACAACGTTATGGTACGAATCGACAAGCTGCTATTTTGGCACATGACGAAATCGCTAAAAAGAATTTACGGAAAGTTCTGGGAGGGGCTGCGGCTCTCGGAGGAGCGTATGGTTTAATTTCTTCTGGGTTGAGAAGTAGAGGATTGTCGAAGTTAAATCCTCTAGTTGCAGGCACTCTTGGCGCAGTTGGATTAATGAATATGCCTTCTATGGGGCCGCATTATATGACGGACCAAGGTGTTCCTATTCCTGTCCTGACTGAGCTCACCAAAATGAGCGCCGATTCTTCTGGTTTTGCACGTTCTTTAGCGTTACCTCTTTTTGGTACGCTGGGAACGATGGCGCTTTTAGGGATGGACCGAAGGCATCGTTTAGCCCAAGGATATGTTCCAGGTAATCCCTACGAGAATGCGCCTCGTCGAGGGATAGATACTCTCAGTACCGCAGCTGCAAATCACCCACTTCTTTTTGCAGGATTGGGTACGCTAGGAATGCGCGCTGCAGGGAATACCAGAGCTGCAAAATATCTCGGAGAGAATGTCGCTAAGCCACTTTTTAATAAAGGGCAAAAGGCTGTCAGTGGTATAGACGAATCCCTTCGAAGATGGGCTCAAAAAACTAGCCAAGAAATAATTGTGGGAGCGTCTATGAAAGCTGCGTCGGATTCCGTAAGCCTTCCAGTATTAGACATGGACAAAATCGCCGAAAGTCTTGGCGAGATTTTGTTAGGAAACACGGACTTGTGAATTGAGAACGAGCACCATATCATTGGTGCGTAAAAGGAAAGAGGTCATGCACCATGGAATTCGCTAAGATGCTCGCCGGTTTTAACGCTCCCGCAGCTGCACAAACTAAAACGGCTAGCGTGGACAACACGAAACAGCAGATTGCTAGCGCTGTGGAAGCGACTAAGGTTGCTTCGGCAGCACAATCAACTGATGCTGTGGAGGCTCTTATGAAGACAGCGGCTACGTTGGCTGAAAATGAGAAGACAGCTGAGCTGGTACACGCGCACATGAGCGGTCGCGCTTTTGCGCAAGGTGCTATGGAAGTGTTCGCGGTTGCTGACGCTGCAGCTCAGAAGGTAGCGTCGGAGACTGCTCCTTCGCCCAATGCGTACTACCAAGCAAAGATGGCTGCTGACCAGGAAGCCATGGTCAAGGCTGCTGCTGAGCAGGGTTATCACGACACGATGACCAAAGCTGCCGCTGAGTACAACCAAGGATACGAAGCAGCGGTACAGGATGCCGTGAAGGTCGCTGCCAACGAGTTCTACAAGGGTGCGCAAGAGGCCGCGATTATCATCCAGGCCGCTCGCAGCCAAAGGAACGGCTGAGTGAAACATGGCTAGACCTCTTCCGAGTGTGGATGCTGTTGTTGCCCGCGTCAAAGCGCTGGCACAGGAAGAAGCGGTGAAGACCGCCTCTGCCGCGGCGCCGATGCTTACTGACGATGTGGCTCAAAGCCTGCAGAAGTTGGCGAGCGACCTTCGGGCAGAGGCTTCGGTACGCGTGTCTGTTCAGGACGTTCTGAACTTTGCACAGGCGGTGCACCGATGACATCTCCCGTGTCAGCTCAACTCCGTACCTTGGCGCAAGAACTCCGTAAGGAAGCGTCAGTCCGTGAAGAGACCAAGCTACTCAAAGTGGCGCAGGTTCTCTCCGCGGCTCGAGCCTTAGACGAATTTCGTGCGCTTCTAAATGGAAGGCAGTAAAAATGCTGGACCTAGTGAAAGTAGCTGAAGTCCTCGAAGCTGCCGCCAGTTATATCGAGGCAACCGAGACCAAGCAAGCCGAAGCTGTCAACGCGGTTCGGGGTGCTGAGGCCTCAAAATTGGCCAGCCGTATCCGAGATGCCGTCGGAGAAAATATCTCCGCGGACCTTCTCGGAAAGCTGGCCGCGACTAACCCAGAAGTGACCGAGCTCCTCGCGCGCCTCGCCGGGGGAGACCGCGTCGATTCCCTGGGCGGTCCTGACACAACGAAAACAGCTTCCACCTCTTCGCTGCCCGAGGGTGAGGCTGCTTTTGTAAACTTCCTTCTGAGCTGAAGGACTTGAAAAGGATGAGGTAACCCATGTCGATTCTCACGAGCAATTTCGACATCATCACCCATGATCCCCCCGAGAGTGCGAAGGCGGGTCTTGCGATGGTGTTGAGCGTCTACGGCGCACCAGCCCCAGGGGCTGGCGGCACCCCCACCGCGGGTTCCATCCCGGCTGGCTCCATCATTGTGATGAATGCCAACGGTCTGGCGATTCTCGCAGACAACGATGCTGCGACGACGGATGCTCCCAAGCTGATGTTCGTCACCATCGACGGCGACCAAGACTACGACGGGTCGTTTGTCCACAAGATCACCTGCGTGCAGGGCGGCATCGAAATCCTGACCCCGCAGTATCTCACGGCGAGCTACGCTCCCGGCGCCATGCTCACGTGTGGCCAGGCGAGCGCGACGGCCTGCGTTGGCAAGTTCCGCGCTGCCGCCACTGGCGAACAAATCTACGGTGTAGTTGGCCCGCTGGGTCTCAATGCGACCACGCTGGTTCTGGACGTCATCATTCCGCAGGGCATTTGCCCGGCGTCGGCATAAGGGAGGTTTCTGATGTCGTACAATGTTGAAACCTCTACTCATTCCGCGCAGTTCCTGAACAAGTCGTTCCTCTCCAAGGTTGAGGGCGGCCATGTGAAGGAAGCGGTCGAAGCCAGCTCGCTGTTCATTCGTGAGCGTCTTCGTCAGGCGGCAGCTGTCCGTGAAGTCATCGTCCCCCAAAGCGTGACCGAAGAGAACATCGACCGTGACGAGAGCACCGACCAGCCGAAGATCATCATCGACAAGGAGCCGAACTCAACGGCTTCTTTCGTGCAGTTCCAAGGCACCGGTCGCCGCACGTGGTTCAAGGGTCCCCGTTACTCCGTCCGCTTTGGTAAGGTCGAGTCACAGCGATTCACCAAGACCAAGGCGGAGCTCATGACCTACCGCTCCGACATTCGCAAGATTCTGTCGGACAACTCGGTCATGGATATGGCGGACGAAGAGGATCGCAAGTTCTACGAGCTCGTCGCCGCGATCATCGCCGCGAACCCGAGCGTACAGCGCACCACGGGCGCTTTCCAGAGCGGCACGTTCAAGGTTGCTTGCCAGGCGATGCTGACCGGTACGCGCAAGCGTCCTATCGGCAAGCTCCTGCTGAGCAAAGAGCGCTACATGGACGCGCTCGACCTGCCGGCGACCTCCGTCGGTGACGAGATTGCCAAGCGTCATTTTGACGAGGGCATCGAGTCCTCGCAGAAGCTCTGGGGTCTCCCCGTTGTGACGCACGTCAAGTCGGATATCTATCCGACCGACAAGGGTTGGATTTTCTCTCCAACCACGCCGAACAACTTCCTGGGTAACTTCTTCACCCTGCAAGATGCCACTCTGTTCATCAAGCAGGAAGCAGACGTCATCTCCTTCTGGACCTACGAGTACGTTGGCCTCGGAATCGCCAACACTCTGTCCATGCAGGAAATCGTTTTCAGCTGATAAGAAGGTAGGCGAACTGCCATGAAACTCTGCCGGGTAAAGAACGTCACCGAGAGTAGGTTAGTCATCCTTGCCGTTCGCGACAGGGATGGTCAGCCCATTTCTTTTGAGCCAGGTGAATGTAAGCAAATGCTGTCTACCACGGTCAACCATCCCGCCGTGTCCGTGCACATCGGACGGGGACTGCAGCTCGTGGAAGGGCAAGTATCTGTTGAGGAAGTGCCGAAGCAAAAGGTGCTGGAAGTTGCTATTTCACCAGCCCCGCCGCCTGCACCGAAGGTGGAAGCGCCGGTCGTCGCGCCGGTTGTGGAAACCCCAGTGATTCAGGAAGCACCGGCTACACCTGTAGACGCATATGCAAACGCCCCCGGAGTTACAGAAGAAGACATTTGGGCTATCACGGAGATGTACCCGACTATCGCGGACTTGGCAAAAGCTGATAAGGACGCTCTCGTGAGACTCGGCTTCACAAAATATGGTGCTAAACGGCTCATCGCGTGGGCAGCCGTAAAGCTGGGAAGCACCGAAAAATCTGAGTCGAATCTCGACGAGTAGTTCTCCCTCTCCCGGACCTACTTCTCACCTACAATTTAAGCATGACGGTTGTAGTAAATCACGACTACCCACAGCTCCATGCGCTGCAAGTGTTACGCGAAGATGGGACTCCCATCGAGGGCGCACGTATTCGTATATATGACGCGAATCGTTATTACGTTCAAGATCTCGCTAATTGGGTAACGCAACAGCCTGTTCTTTTTGAAAGTACTTGGGACAGCTCCATGGTTCTATTCGGAGAACCTGAGGCTTTTAACGTTTTACTCCAGACCAGTTGGATGGGAGATATTTATACTGATGCAAACGGTGAGTGGACTTCCGACATGTTATTACCTGAAGCCCACACATGGCTGTTGTACATCGAGTATGACCCAGATTTTGAGTCGCGTATCGTGGAAGTAACGACATGACTACAGGACGAAAAACGATACCACCGATTCCTCCAAGCCCCGAGGCTAAAAAGCACGCTCGGTCTAATCTGCCTTGGAGTGAGCAGAATGACGGTGGAAAGTTTGCAACGCCCCATGAACTCAAAATGGCCCGGACAGCTCCGTATCAGCGGGCACAAACAGCCCCTCGCGTAGGTGATGATATCTCAAGCGTTTTCATGCCCGTGGAAGACCTGTACTGGATAAAAGATTCTTTACACAACTTACGGAAAGAAAAAGCAGACCGAGTCCTTTTGCTTGCTAGCATGAAAACAATTGAGGAGCAGCTAGATATGTTCGAGACACGCTTGGACAAAGCTACTCATTGCCACCGAGAATCTGACTTCGAGGAGTTAAAAGAAGCCGTGAATTCCTGGCGCTCCTTTTTTAGAAACACAGTCGCGGTAGGTTTTCTCGGAGCGTTGATAGTAATCGGAGGATGGCTCTGGCAGTACTACTCACTGGTTGACCAAGTTTCTAAAACGAGTGAAGACGTAACTCAGACTTCTCACAACGTATCTACGCTGCAGGATGATTACGTTAAATACAAACAAGACCAGTTCGCTGAGAGAGTAAAATACTCAGCTGAAAATGATGCTCGGTCTATGCAATTAGAATATAAACTGTTGGCCGCAATATCGAAACTTTCGCAAGGGCAGAAAATAGACACACCCGCGGCGCCCGCATTAGCGCCTACAGATAAAACGAAGTAGGGAATTCAATGAGCAATTATATCTACCCAATCATTGTAAGTTCAACCGTTGCGGGCGTGCGGCAGACTATTTTAGGCGGACCGTTTACAGGTGTCGCGCCTACTTTTCCCCTTGTACCTGGACCCGGGTCTGGAACGGCTTATCCCGCAAAAGCGTCAGGCGGGATGTATACGTACGGAGACCCCGAGGACCTTACCGCACTGACACTCGATGCGGGAGGCCTCTTCGATTTATCTAACAACTATACGTACGCGTTACGCTGCATCCGTGCTTTTTGCGGGGCGGCAGCGACGTATAATCTTTATATCCAAAAACGTGGCGGAACAGAGGTCACTACGATCCTGACTCTGGCGGACGCGAATGCAACGAGCAGGGATTTTGACGGTACTGGACTAATCGTTCTTCCATCTCAAACCGTAAAAATTACGACAACAGCCGCGGGAACGATTGATCTGTATTTTACACGTTACCAAAATCCCTGAAAGGAACGTATTGAAATGAGCAATTACACCTATCCAGTTGTTGTAGGTAAGACCGTCGTAGGTGTTCGGCAAACGACTAGCGTTGCCATGATAGGCGCGGCGCCCACTATCGCTGTGATTGGCGCGGCCTATCCGGCTAAATTCGTAGACGGATTGTATACCTATTGCAACCCCGCTGACCACGCATCCATGACGCTGAATGCCGGAGGTCTTTTTGACCTTTCGGATAATGCGTGCCTCTCACTGCGCTGTATCCGCGCTTTTTGTGGCGGCGGACAAACATACAGCGTTTTTGTACAAGACCGAGGTGGCGCGTTTGTAGCGACTATTCTTGCGGGAGAAGGTGCCAATGCCACGAACTACGAGTTCGATAGGACAGGCATCATTGTTCTCCCAGGACAAAATGTGAAAATCACAACCACTGCAGCGGGAACTATCGACGCCTACTTTACGCGTTACGAGTATCCCTGAGCAGAGGGATGAGGTGAGCCATGCCAGTTGTTCTTCCAGCAGTAGGTGACCCGCTAACTTCGGATGATGTCCGTTGGTTTTTACGGGACAAACCCGAGCACAATATTATCCTCCCGGATAACGTTGAGTTCAGCACGGAGGATATCAACAGGGCAATTCGATTCACGGTAGCAAAATACAACGTGCTCCCGCCGCAGACTGCCTACACGTATGAGAACATCAACGAGTACGTCCTTATGTGCGGGGTATGCGCCATCCTTCTTCGGTCAGAAGGTATTAGGCAAAATCGAAATGAAGTACGGGCACAAGACGGAAATATCGCACCTGTGAATCTCGATGAGAAGCAGGCGCAATACGCAGCCTGGGCTGACCGGCTACAGCAGGAATTCGACATGCATTGCCGCCTCTCTAAAACAGAGGCGAATATGGAATCCTGCTACGGTAGCCAATCCTCGGGGTATCGCTATCTCGGCCGCTGGACTACCTGACAGCCATGCCACTTTTTCCCTCATCAGTCATCCAGTCGGTAAGCAATCCGCCGCTTTTAACCAGTACGTATATCGAGGTCATGCGCGTCTTTCCGATGTTTCCAAGACGCGTTTTTCTCCAATGGGTATTCCGTAATCCGACTGTAGGAGAGACATACCGTTTCACCGTAGATCGAGCTGGAAGTGCTGAAGGTCCATGGGAGACATTAACAGTTCCACCTATCTACAACTTTTATTACGTGGACATGGATTTCCCTGCTAATCCCATAGTGGGAGAACCCGATCTCATGTCCATGTCTCGTGTGGTGTATTACCGAATCACTGCGACGCCTTTTTTGGGTGGGACGAGTGTATCCGTAATCAAGAAGATGGAGCCGTGGCTCGACCGCAGGAGAGAGGGCATTCATCGCAAGCTCGTGCGCGACGCGATGATAGCTCTTCAGCGTGTGGTAGGGACCGAAATCGCCGCGGTTAAAAAGCTCAAGTGGGGAACGCGTTGTTCCTTGTGCCTCACGAACGCAGGTACATCCGTCGACCCCTATTGCCCCGAGTGTTACGGGACTTCGTTTACAGGTGGATATTGGACACCAGTTTACGGGTGGGCTCAAATGTTCACCGCTCCTATCTCCGTGCAGTCTGCACTCCAGGGAGAGACTGAGATTCGACAGACTCGCATTCTGATGGCGAATGTTCCACAGATGGACAAGGAAGACCTGCTTGTCTTTTTACGGAGCAATAAACGTTTTCGGGTGCTCGAGGTAACGCCTACACAAATACACAACGTAGATGTGCACCAAGAGTTGGTCGTATCGGAATTATCCCCGAGCAGCGCCGAGTACAATATCAATGTGGACCCGTGGCGCGCGCCGTGTTGGTGGGTGTAACCGATGACCATTTTTCAGATAGCGCAGACCTACAACGGAAAAGCTCTCCCCCTTGAAATAGGGGAGCATCCAAACGTAACCGTGGGTTCCCCTTTGGCCGTGATAGGTCTCTTTGTCCTGGCGCTGCAGCACCGCTTCAGCCCAGGAGCTCGAGGGACAGAAGGACTGCTTGGAGACTCGCCAGACCTCCGGGACCCTGTCAGTTGGGAAGACCCTGTTGACCCCGAACCTCTCCCTTGGATTTGGACTGGAGACCTAAAGCCCGCGGATGAATGCACCCCCGGGAATACCAGAGCTCCTCGCCCTATTTTTGTAGGGCCGGCGTTCGACAAAAATAAGGGCATCCGCAATTACCGACCTGCTATTTATGTCGACCGCGGGAACGTAGTCATTCAAAAAGTCTCCAACAACAATTTTGTGGGACAGCACTCTGCGAGTGGTCTTGAGGCCTTCGGAGCCATCGCTAAAATTCCTATCCAGATTGACTGCATAGGCGAGAGTTACGGGGACTCGAGTATCATCGCGGATACGGTGTGGTTCTACATTTTGGCGAGCCGTAATATTCTCAGCCGCACCTTTGGCTTTCATCAAATCGTAGAGCCTGTTCTTGGAGCAACTCTTCCAGAAGAAAATGATAAGCAGGTTTTTCACACGCAGGTTTTCTGCGACGTGGAATTGTTTTTGCGATGGAGCACACGTCCGATTGCTCCGCTCATAAACGACATCGTATTGCGCGTTGGAAAAACTGGGTCGGTCGATGACGTACTCGTGGATATCGTGCTTCGGGAAAGCCGAAGCTGAACATATAATTCCGCAGCAACCAGAGGAGAGAAACACCGATGCCTCTATCTAGACCGAACACTGTCGTTTATCAGGAATATGCGGACCTCTCCGTTGTTCCCGCTACCCCATTCTTGAACACCCTCATCGTTGGTCCTTGCTATCAGCTGCTGGACTACCTCGATGACAAGGCGGATTGCGCCGCAGGAGAATACGGTACCCTGCAAATGAATAACCCACGCACGTCCCCGACGGCTGCGGTGGTTATCGCCACTCCTCCTGAGCTAGAAGCAGGTGCCATTCTCGAAGATAACAGCGTGAAGATTTTCTTCGATGAGGTGCAGGTCGCATTGAAAGAGGTCACGGGTACTCCTGGAGATGATGCTGGACTTTATTACATCAGCGATAATCTGTTTGCCACTGTGAATGCTGATGGCGTACACATCGGTAAACAGTATGCGCAAGCAGGCGATACGCTCATCTGTGAAACATCGGTTACTGCGGATTTCATCAAAACCATAAAAGAATTGGCCTACACGTTTTATGGTCCGGTACTCGATTTCACAACGTGGGGAGTAGATACCGGCGACATTATTACGGTTGAGAATGATGCAGCTTCTCCTTCTCGCAATGGTACCTACACCGTAAAAAAGAAGTATATCGTCGGAGGTTCTGTCCTCGCTACAGCCATTGAAATCGAAAATGCAGCAGCCCTAGAAGGTGACGTAGCAAATGCGGACATCACTATCCGCTCTTCGACGGGAACTCTGCGACACACCACCATAGGTGGAGCTCCTGTTTCTTTGGGTGATTGGTGCAATCTCCGCGTAACAGAAGATTTCTCGGCTGGACATCCGGTCAGTTGTCTCTGGCGCATCGAGCGTCAACTCAACGATGTCGAACTTGCTTCTACGGATATCACGGTGAACAACACCACGAAGACCGTAACCGTTAAAGCTGGCGTGACAGCAATTGTGAGTACGACCATTGGAGCCAAGCCTGTTACGTTCGCTGAGATGTACATGGAGTACGCTGCGCTGCGGCAGGACCTCCAAAACGTGGCCGAGGTTTCGTCTTCTTCCGAGGCGATTGCTCTCCTTGGAAAATACGATGCACGTAATCCGCTCTGCGTAGGTGTGCATGTAGCTCTATATAACACCACGACGCCCATCAAGGTCTATGGTCTCGCCGCGGATACGTTGGCCGGGTACACGGATTTTGTGGAGCGCACCAGTCATCTCAGCGACATCTACGCGGTGGTCCCACTGACCTACGATACGAGCGTTATCGGTTATCTCAAGGACGCGTGGGAGCGTTACGCTGATGCAGACATCGTTCTTCAAACAGGTATTAAGCAGAAATTTCGGACGACCATCGGCGCTGTGGACCTCGTCACACAGAGCGAAGTCATCTCCGCGACCGCAGGCTCGTCCACGCTGACGAAAGCGGGAACAACTCCGGCAGGAAATTACACGCTGACTCTTTCTGGTCTTTCAGGTCAAACAGCGGATTTCAGTGCTTCTGGCGTTCTTCCGGGAGACATTGTCAATGTTAAAATTGGTGGCGTAACTGCTGGACCATTTACGGTAGCGCATGTAAATACGGCACTCATTCTTGAAACAGAAGAAGCCCTCACAGGTTTAGGTATAGCGCGTGACGCAGCCGATACTTTGGATATTACAGACCCAACAGGTATTATCCATCGTTTTACGGCTTTGGTTTATTCGGTAGGTGTCAAGGGGTTTACTCTTGGTGCATCCGTTCTCGACGCCCTTTATCTCACCCTGAGCTCTTCGACCTCCACGTTCATCACGGACGGCGTGGTCCCGGGCGACCTGCTCCAGATTCCGACCGACCCCGAGTCCACTTCTTGGACGACCTACGACACCTGGGTCATCGCAACTGTCGATAGCGAGACGCGCGTCACGGTGGTGAACGGCGGGAACAACACGGCCGACCTACAAAACGAGCTCCCGCATCTCATCAAGCGCACCGCGGCGACTGACCGTGTGGTCTCTACTAGCACGGTCTACTTCCGCATCAAGCGCAACATGACCAAGACCGAGCAGGTCAACTACATGCTTGCGGTGGCTCAGAGCTTGGACAGCAAGCGTGCTCTTCTCTGCTACCCCAACAGCGTGGACATCACCGACCTTATCGATGGTAGTCTGACACGAACGGGTACGGACCCCGAGGTCGCCGCGGCGCAGCCAGGCTACTATCTCGCCTGCCTCGTTGGCGGCCAGACGGCGAGCCAGCCTTCGCACCAGGGCTTCACGAACCTGGGCGGCAACGGCATCGACCGCATTTACAACTCGAGTGACTACTTCAGCGAGGAGCAGCTCACCAACCTGTCGAATGGCGGCGTGTACGTCTTCGTGCAGGATGCGCCGGCCGCGCTGCCCTACACCATCCACGAAGTGACGACCGATGTTCTCTCCCTCGAGACCGGTGAATACATGCACGTGAAGAATTTGGACTATCTCTCGATGTCTTTCCTCGAGACGCTGCGTCCCTTCATTGGCAAGTGGAACATCACACCGGATGCTATTCAGTTCATCACGCAAGCTTTGTATGCGACCATCAACACGCACAAAACTGCATACCGCGCGAGGATTGGAGCGCCGATGATTGACGGGACGGTACGCACCGTCTTCCAAAATACGGATGTCTCAGAAGATCGCATCGAAGCGTACGTCGACGCTGACTTGCCAACGGTCCTTAACACCCTCGGCCTACACTTGGTGGCGTGATGCAAAACGAGTTTTACAAAGCGGGCTACAACGACGCGCTGGTGAAAATGGGAGGCTTTGGAAGCGCTATTGCCAAAGGCCTTCAGACTGCGGGCGGATGGTTAAAAGGTCTCGGAACAAAAGTGCCAGCGGGTCCTGCTCAGATGTCACTTCCTGGTATGGCCCCTGCCGCGGCAAAACCGGGGTGGTTTGCGGGAAAAGCTCAAGGCGCAGCACAGGGCCTAGGCAATTCTCTCAACAATCTCGCAGCTGCTCCGGGACAAACCCTCTGGCAGGGCGCCGGCAACTTCGGAAAGAACATGCTCGGGATGGGTCAGGCGAATACAACAAGCGGCGTTTTGGGCCGCGGTGCCATGGGCGTTGGCCTAGTGGGTGGCGCTACGGGTGGTTTCGGAAATAGATCGCAACCGAGACCGGGACAGCTCCCCGGCCCGGGACAGATACAATAGGAGGCTCGGATGCCGCTTGGAATCACTCATGGTCTCGGTAGCTGGAGAATCCAGCAAAACAACGTCGAGCGCCATACCGACAACGCTGCCTACACCGCAGCCAACCCGGAAGACACTCTCATTCTTGCGGGGCCTCCTCGGTTCATGGATGTGATGCAGGCCGAGGACAATGGCGTAGGAAGCCTCCTGGCCATCGGTATGACGCAGACCTTCCAGTTCACGAGCCAAGTCCCGCTGCAGCCAATGCAGGCCATCGGTTCGTCGCGCCTCTTCTTCACGCGTGGCAAGAGCCAGACCTCGTGGAGACTCGGCCGACTCCTGACGAACGGTCGTAACCTCCTGCGCGTGCTCTACCACAACGCGGTGGCCGCGGGCCTGAACGTCGGAGCTCTGGATGAACCCCCGGTGCCGGCCGGACAGGGAACCCAGAACACCACCTTCTACGCTAACCTCGACTCCGAGCTCTTCTACGTGCCGTTCGGCATCGCAGTGCTTTTCAGAGACCGGGCCAAGGATCTCCTCGGCGCGTTCTACTTCGAGCTCTGCATGGTGAACATGTACACGCTCGGATTCACCATCGGACAGAACATGGTGATGGAGGACATCAGCGGACTCTGCGACCGCGTTGTGCCTTTCTCTCCCAGCACGCTGCAGGCTGTCCCCGGACTCGACCGAAAAGCCCTCGACGAAGTCATCGGCTTCACGTCGGCTGGCGACCCCAGTGTTCCGACCGACTGGATTACTGGCATGGACGACCTGCCCCCTGGCTGATTCCTTTTTCTTTTGCCCCCGTGCTATGCTTTTTGCATGGACGACTCAAAAGAAATCTCCAAAACAATACGCTTCGGAAAAACTCCAATATCCAGCTCCCCCTTTTCTTCTGGCGGAAAAGTACTTGGGACTATCGAGTCTTATAACGACAGTACTAAAACGTACACCGTCGTTACGCAGGGTAATAAAAGAAATCCAAATGCGCTCGGTGGTCGCCTGCAGGGAATTCCCCGAAAGCTCTCTCACTCTGGAGACCAAGTGGTTCTCAGTCCGGAGACCACGGTCATCGTCGACTTCGAGCTCGGCATTCCTTATATCGATGGCGTCTTACCGCAGGCCGCCACTTCTTCTGCGGCGTATTCCGTAGCGCCCAATTTTGGGACGACAGCAGGAAGCGGAGCGTCAGCGGTTGGGGATACCGGAGGAAATTATCGAACGGCTAATTCACCTACAGGAATGCTCCCGGGTGACCAAGTTCTCGCAGGGGAAGATGGCAACTATGTCGCGGCACTACGTGGAAAAATCTCCACGCTCCATGGCAGCGAGCGCGCTCAAGTTCTCGTCTCGGGCTTGCATGACCTCGTCCGCGTCGTCTGCGAAAACTACGAAAATTTTTCATCTTTTGGAAATCTCGAGATAAAAAACAAAGATGGAAGGAGCTCTCTGTCCTACCGAGGTGGAGCTGACCAGGCGTCTCAGTCTGGCGGCGAGCTCGAGGCCTGGACTTTTCGTTTGGATATCGGCGACGTTGGTAATATCTTTGACATGCGGGTGACCTCTCCGGATAATAGCAAAACTTTTGCGCGCATAAAGATGTCTCCCGACGGTTTTTTGGAAATCTTCGGAGAGCTCGCTCGCGCAGATAGCACTGCTGGTGACCGTTATACGACGACCGGTGGCACCCACTACATCCGTACGTCCGGTAATACGCGAGAAGAAATTCGTGGAGCCTCTGCAATAAACATTCAAGGTGGTTCCACCGAGAGCGTTGCAGCTAACCGTACCGCAAATGTCGGTATGGACGATGTTGTTTCTGTGAATAGAAACGAAGTAAAAAGTATCGGGGCTCAGCAAATCACCACAGTCATGGGAGGTCTCCCTCTTGATGCCAAGCCTACGGATAAAGCTAAAGAAGTCCGCGTAGTTAACGGAAGTTATCTCATCGAAATAGGGAGCCCAAAAGACGGTGGTGTTCCTTCTGCAATGTCGGGCTATAAAGTCTACGTGCACAACGGAGCTATTATCATCGGCGAGAATCCGATGCTCCCTGCTACACAATGCAGCGTAAATCTGAGCACGTTAAAACCGAGTTCTATTGGACTGGGTTGCATCGTCCCCGGACCCTGGCCCGAGGCCTCAATGAATCCTCCCACGGGTTCGGCGATGGTCTATGAAAAGTGGCTCATCCTTTTCAATGCCCTCATCACGGCTTTGGATAATCACCAGCACGTCGCGACCTACGGCGGAGGTCCAACGCTCTCTACTCTTCCTGGAACACCTGGAGCTTACTTTCAAGGAATCACGGGTAGCCTCACCGCAGCCGTGAAAAGTTTGAAGGTTAAGATAGGTGCCTGAGCTATAATTTTTTAGGAGGATTTCTCATGCGAAAAACAGCTGAAGATATTGCGCAGAAGGTGCTAGAAAAGAATGCACTATCTGTAGCACATGTTCGAAAGGTTCTTTTAAACGCTGACCCTAAAAGAATTCAAAATATGAGGTAGGATAGTCCGGTGATGCGTGTTGCGACAAAAGGTGGGATAGGAGAAAGTGAGAGGTTCTTACAGGAATTAGAGCGGCGCCGTTTGGGTTTACCTCCGGTAGATGACTTGGCGGACATTGAAAGGTACGCACGGTCTATTAAATCTGCTCCGTGGTGAACTTAAGCAATCAGCCTATAATTCTCAAAAAGTGGGCGCTGACTGCCCCGCATTAAAGGAGTTTTTTCCATGCCACGAGTAAGAGTCAACGCCCTCATCGGTGCCGTGCATATTCAAGACCCGCAGCCTGCTACTGGCGGTTTGTCCGTGACCGCTGCAGCTGGGTCGTATAAAATCTTCGACTGCAATTGGGATGTGTTTCAACGTATCGCTCCGCAGATTGCCGAGCTCGAGACGCTAGGCGCTGCGACCTTCACTGTTTCCGGTGGCACGGATAACTTCTGGGCGCAAGAGGGCGACCTTCCAGGCATGCCGCGCATCGACCGCGTGTCGAAGCATGACCTTGCGCTGACCGGTGAAGCCAGCATCGTCGTCGAAGGCCTCTACTTCTTAGGCGGGCAGAGCTTCGCGACCACGCGTCTCGACTACACGACCGCGAATACCGACCTCGTCATCTCCGCGCGCACCCCCGGCTACTGGGGCAACGCCCTCTCGGCTATCGTTTCTGACGACGGCGGTGGCGGCCTGGCCATCTCCGTGGTCGGCGGCGTGCAGCTGAAGATCGACCTCGGTGGTGCGACGCCCAATGCCACGACCATCGCTGCAGCTGTGAACGCGAGCGCTACCGCGAAGCTCCTTTTCAAAGCAGTGGTGGACGGTACCGGCGCCGGTCTCCCCACGGTCAAAGCTTCTCAGACCTTGGCAGGTGGCGAAGGCCCGGGCCTGGCTGTGACCTGCGCGGGCGTGGCTTGCGATGTCCTCACGATCACGGACGCACACCCGAGCTATTCGATGACCATCGCTATTCCGACCATGGCCGGCGTGTCAGCTTCCGGAGAAGGCGTGAACCTCGAGCTCCGGTCGGGTGGGAAGATTGCCACTGTTTCTCTGCAAATCGCTCCGTGATAAGAAAGGACTCTCTCCATGAAAAAGACAGCTCACCAAATTGCTAGTCACGTATTAGCAAAAGTTGCCGCTATTACACCGGAAGAAATCGCAGCCGGATTGGCTGGCAATAAGATGCGCGATATCCCCCAAGAAGAGATTGACAGCCTAACGCAAGAGTACGGCGATAAGGCTTATAAAGAACGCGCAAGCGCTCCTTGGTGGGGTGGTGGACTTGGTGGGGCTCTCGGTGGATTGGGAGGATTAGCGTTAAGCCAGGGTCGTCCTGCAGGTGGACTCATTGGCTTAGGGATTGGCGGGGGACTGGGAGCTCTTCTCGGGCATGGAGTACGCACGGGTGCACGGTCTCAAGCGCGTGACCTGGGATCGACAGTCGGAGGAATTGCACAGTCAGGTCGTATTCCTTACGACTTTCCTGGACGCGTCCGAACAGATGACCTTATACCGTACGCTAAGGGTATTCAAGGAACTCCTGAGACCATGAATTTTCAGGACGAACAAGCCATCAGGGACCGGCTGACAAACCGGCTCATGCTTATGCGCGGAGCAGAAGGCGCAATTACTGGGGGTCTAACGAGCGCTCTGGCTAACCGAGATCGTGAAGACGCATCAGGGGATGCCGTACTCAGCGCCGCGCTTCAAGGTGGGATGGGAACATTGCGCGGACGCTCGGAAGCGCGTGAGATGGCGCGCAAAGTCCTAGACCTAAAATCTCGTGGGTATGGGACGCTGTCTGATCGTTACTACAACGACGCCCTTGACCCAGAAATCCTGGGCTATTAAGCCAAGTTCTCCTAGAATTAGGGCATGAAAAAGTCAGCCCTTCAAATCGCAGATGCAGTAAGAGCCAAACCTGAAGAACCTAGCGCGTTACGGAGGGCTGCACCTTGGCTTACCGCGGCCGGGACTGGAGCTCTAGGGTATGGCCTTTTGCGCCGAAGGAGCTTCGCTCCTATTGGGACACAACTGCGGTCTCTCCAAGAAGCGGCAAAGAATAAGCCTTTTAGTATAGCGACTTCGGGTGGAACGCCTTGGGCACAAAAAATTCGCTCCATGATTATGGGTGCTCCTGTCCATACGACCGGAGAAAAGGTGAAAGGAACGGTTCTTCATCACACACCAAACCCTAAAGGTGGGGGTGATATTAATATAAATGCGGGAAATATTACAGACGCTCTTCAAGACAAAGCTGTCTTTGATCGTGTTATGCGTGAAGGTGTTGGTGCGGGACCTGGAATGGCTTCTTCTCTCCCAAATACAATGCGTCTTGATGAAGCACTAAAACGCGTAGGAGGAGACCCAAAGCGCTTAAAAGAAATCTATCCAGATTTTATGTTAAAAGCCCGAAGCGAATCAATGGGAAGGGGTATTTTTAAATCGTTAGATGACCCCGGCGTAAATGAAGCTATTCAAAATCCAAGTCAATTTATCTTCCAAGAGAAGATGCCCATAAAGAATGAGTTCCGCGTACATACTATAGATAACGAGCCGTTTACGGCGACGCACCGTTTTATGCCCAATAAAACGTTACGTGGTTTATGGAATCGAGTGGCTGGTGGAGGAGGCGGAGCTTTCGTTCCTCTGGTGGGAAAGAGACGAAGAGCTCTCCATGATTTTATTAGGCAGAGCACGGCGCATCTAAAACCAGCGGACGGTAAAAGCCTCTCAGACGTAGGAGAGTCTATGCATGTTGCCTGGGACGTTGCGGAGCTTCCTGATGGCACGTTCAAGCTTATTGAAGCCAACCCTGTACCGGGTACTATGATGAACCCGGGTATTGCACAAAAACTTCAAAAACAAATAACTGGAAGATGGTCTAGACCCGTTGCAGCTTTAGGAGGAACTGCTTTAGCAGGCACATCTGGAGTTGCCGCTAATAAGATTTTAGGCGGTCCTTCAAACAATGTAGCGGAGACATCTCCTATGAAAAAAACAGCGGACCAAATCAGTTGGAGCGTTCTGTTAAAGGTCGCAGCCGGAGCGGAAGGTAATCCCGAAATATGGCGCAAAATGGTAGACCGTATCGCTAAAAGCAAAGGTATACCAAAACCTACTGATGCTCAATTCCAAGAGATGTTTCCTAAGGATTTTGCAACCTCGGGAAAAACATTAGAAGATGCCATACAAGGTTCTGCTTGGTTTAAGCAGGGCACTTCAAGTGGCATGGGAGCTCAAGGTAGCAATTGGAATCGGGGATCTAGCGGTGGCGCTTGGGGACCAGGAGCAGATGATGCAGTCGCTGCTACGGAAGCTGCGCGCCAAAGAGAGTTGATGGCTTTAAGTCTTGTGAGCGGCATGCATAATGTAATGGGTTTAGGCGCGGCTGGAAGTGGAATTGGTACGGCTGCTACTGGGATTCATAGCACAACACAGGCTAAAACTCCAGAGGAACGCGCAGCTGTTTTAGGCCTGAGTGGAGGACTCGCAGGTTATTCTGGAGGGTCTGCTTTCGATAATTTTAGAAAAGCAAAATTATATAAAGACCTTCAAAATGCTATGTCCAATCCTACTGGTCCGAATTATTCGCAACGAGTAACAGATATATCTAATAAAATTATGAGAAAGCCTAAAGCATTTTCTCCTCAGCGTATTGGCGGATTAGCAGGTGTTGGTCTGGGTCTAGGCGGAGCTGCACTTTGGAATTATTTAGCCAGAGATAAACCTATGAGTAAGGCAGCGGCTATTACACCAGAAGAAATAGCTACAGGTTTAAGCGGACGAGCTGCACGTCCAGAAATTACGCTAGCGGAAATCATGGAACTTCGTAACAAACTTCGCCAAGAAGAATATGCTAAGCGGAGAGGGACACCTATAAAGTGGGGTATAGGTGGTGGCTTATTAGGCGCTGCTATTGGCGCTCTTTCGAGTAGAAAAAAGGGCTTAGGTAAATTACCCAGAACTTTAATTGAGGCAGGATTAGGAGCCGGTTTAGGCGGCTTTTTAGGAGAAACAAGTCGCAGCTTGGACAGTGATGCGATGCTAGACCGCGGAAATATTCTAGGAAGAATAGCTAGAACAGGAAACTTGAAGCTAGTAGCGGATTCAGAAAATGCAAAAGATTACGCTCCCTTCGCAATTGGAAGTCAACCAGGCGCTAAACCCTTAACGGAAGAGGAGACACACGCTCTTCGTAATCAAGTGTTAAAACAACGAAGTTTAGGCGGCGCAGTTAGGGGTGCTCCTTTCGCAGCTCTATCCGGAATACTCGGCGCCGCTGCTAAAGCTCCTCCTGGGGCCATAGCAGAATCTATGGCTTTCCCGCTTTTAACTGGAACGTACCTCGGAGCAAATAGAGCAGTAGACCAATCAAATACGTTAGTAGATTTGCACAACAGGGGGTATGGCGACCTAGCACGCATCATCCAAAAAGATTGGTAGAAAAGATATGTACAAAACTGCCGAACAGATCAGTTGGAATATCCTACTAAAAGCGGCTGCGAGTGAAGGTGGTAACCCTGAACTGTGGCGCAAGATGGTAGACCGTATAGCCAAAAGTAAGGGAATGCCAGCGCCTACTGACGCCGAGTTTGCAGAGATGTTTCCTCCTGATTTCGCGACTTCCAGTAAAACAATGGAAGACGCCATCCAGGGGTCCAAGTGGTTTAACAAGGCAAATGCAGGTCCATCTGCGTCCTCTCCGAGTTCTAATCCGTACGCGGATTACAATCCACGTTCGAGTTCAAGTTCGAGACAATACTCGTCTCCATTTGATGACTTTTTTTCAAGGTATAACCAGCAGGCAAGACAAAATTCGAATTGGTGGGATAAGACGTGGGACGCAGAGAGTCAAGCACGAGCCGAAGCACGTAAAGCTGAGCAGCAAGCGAGTGACGCGCAATGGGAAGAAAGAAGACAGCGGCAAACTCGCGAGTCCGCAGACCGGGAAAAAGCATACCAAGAAAAACAAAAAGGTTATAGCCGCAGTACCTCGGCATCGACCGAGTCAAATAAGTACTATGACCAAGCTCGCGGTATGAAGAACCGTGCCGCCGCATATACGGCAGGGCTCCCAACTGCATTGGGTATGAGCGGATTAGCCATTGGAGCTGCGACTGAGGACAAAGATAAACGTAATGTAATTATGGGAGGTACAGGCGCAGGCGCAGGGGCCTCTATGGGATATGGAAGTGTCCTCGAAGAGAACGCTCGGCGGTTTAGGAATGCTATAAAACCTATTCCTTTTTCTGTTGATGAAGGCTTTCAAGTTATGAAGCCTTACAATAAAATGAAAGCTACTCCCCATACAGTTATGGGTGGACTTCTTGGATTAGGTTTGGGTCTGGGTGGGTCTCACTTGATACAAAAAGCCTTCTATGACCAAAAGAAGACCCCTATGCGAAAAGCCGCTTCTGAAATTGCGGCATCGATTCTTAGAAATTATTGAGTCGTATCTCTCTGTAGAAGTCGCATTAATTGATTATTCAAATCTTTTTTGTTCTTCGACATATCTGCTAATACATCTTCTACTCCAATTGGGTCCTTTTTTGTTATTCTCTGCCAAAGGTTGGCTTGTGGATGCGTGACGTATTGCTGGACAAGAACGTTACGCTTGTCCTCAGGTAAATCTGTGTGTGAACCATGCCGAATCGCACGTCCAATAACCTGGTCGAGTTTTTCTTCATTCCAGTGAGGCTCTAAAACTTGGACCAGCCGCGTCCCTTTTAAGTCCAGACCTTCGCCACCTGCGGATGAGAGGAGCAAGGCCCGCAATTTCCCAGCGTTGTAATCGTCGATGGCAGCCTGGCGCTCTCCTTTTGGTACTGACCCCGTAAAAAGTTTGCTAGGAATTCCCTGCGATTCAAGTTGCTGCTGGTATTCGGATAGGTTGTTTAGATAATTGGAATATACGATGGCTTTGGAAGTAGGGTCAGACTTAATACGCTTAGCTAGTTCTTGAACCGCGTACATTGTTTTGGGAGAGGCTTCGCCACGAACATACTTATTAGTGGAACCTGATATCTGTCTAGCCTGCGATTCAAATTTATTAAACGCTGAAAGTTCTTTCCCAGCAGGCAAAGCGCCATGCTCCAACTTTTTACGCAGACTTCGTGGAAGTGTTCCCCATGCGGCAGCGTGTAATCGCGTTTGCAGATCCGACATAGGAACGCGTACACGCTCGTCCATACGCGTTGGGAAATCCCCACTCGTATTGTCTTGATAATCTACCCACTTTTGGAGGACGCCCTTGAGCTCATCCGTATTTTTCAATACAGGCTTCATAGGCTTTCCTCGAAGGCGGTACCACCAACTTGGATTTCTTGGGGGTTTACTGATATATTTTTCGTTGAAAGTAGCTCCCACAGGAAGAACAGATTTACCTGCTGCGATGTTGACAAGCGGAGCTATATCGGAAGGCCTGTTATATACAGGCGTTGCAGTCAAAAGCATCCGTTTAGCCGCGGGATATTGCGCGAGAAGTTTATTAAGACCTGTAGATGTCTCGCGAGCTTTATGCGCTTCGTCTACAACTAAAAGGTCAGAGGGGATTGTTTCACCTGATAGCGCATCTCTCTGCTGACTTCGTACCTGGATATTATTAGGACCTTTGAGATGCTTGGCAATTTCCTTTTGGTAGTTGGGAACCAAAGATGCGGGAGCTAAGACGGTCGTATTTCCACTTTGTCCCGCAGCTGCCGCGAGGGAACTTAACGTTTTTCCTGTGCCTAACCCGTGTGCTACAACCAGCCCCGGCTGTTTTTTAAGACGGTCTACTACGCGCTGTTGATGCGGGAGTAACTGCGTTAAAACTTCCGCTGCAGTTTTATTGAATATTCCAGAAGGAATGGTCTTCGGTTTCATGTCCCAATTTTACTTCAACTGGGACCTTGGCTTCCCCCGTATCCGCTTTGAACTTTTGTCGCTTCAAAATTTCCATGCGTGTGCATGTACCCAGCCCTTTGCGCTTTACATCCGGGGTATGATGGAATGCAAACAGAACTCAACTTTGGGGCCACGAGGAAGACGGTGTGCATATCGCCTTTGCAGTCCGGACAGACAAAAGAAGCCGTATCGTTGTCGACGAGCTCCTCGAGCTTGTTGTTGCACGTGGAACATTCAAAGTCTTTCATCCGCATTTTCAGGCCTTCTTTCTGAATCTGAGTATGCTTATTATGTTACCTGTAGGAGGTCCACTATGTCTATACTGCTCACCATTCTTCTCATCCTACTCATTCTCAGTATTTTTGGTGGGGCGTTGAGTGGTGGCCACATCAGCTGGTCTCCGATTGGAATTATTCTTTTAATCTTCCTCATTTTAATCCTCACTGGGAACGCGGGGCATCTCCGACTATGACGATGGCTGCAAGTCGTCTCCGAATGGTATCTCAGCTGCCACTGGAACGGTGCAAAGTTTTAAAGGCTGGAGATCTGCATCGAACGTTGGGACTTCGATTTCGACCGTCGCATTCAAGTCGGCACCAAACGTCGCTTCTTCCAGGCCTTCGATAGCTTCTCCGAGCGAATCGACCAGAGACTCTATCTCGGTACTCCCGCTGGCAAAGATAGCTCGGAGAAGAGCGGTAGAGGCCTGCACTCGAGCCTTCGGTCCACCGGCCATGAGAATGACGCCCATGACGTACTCGTCGCCACGGTGGAACGGCGGGGCGTTGGGGAAGCCTTCTGCGAGGGAGTTTGCCAGGTCCGAGAGGAGGTACTGGTTCCCACCTCCACCTTCAAACGCCCGTATGTAGACTCCGCCGAGCTTGTTCGGGAGCGCTAGGAGATTCGTTAGTGCCTGTATTTGTAGGAGAATATCCGATACGATTGTCTCGTACCTGAGAATCTCCGCTTTCAAGAACGCCACGTAGTCCTTGAGCATGTTCCCCGGAACTTCGAGCCTAGCGGCCAAGGCCTCGATGTATCCCGCGACCATCCGGACGAGGTACGCAAAGGGCGGGAAGAGCTCGGCGACCGAGGGCGTCCGGACCCAATCCGGGGGAGTGCTATCGGGATACGTGGGGAAGGGGTAGACCTGAGCTTTATTGGAGATGTCCCAGTACTGGAGGGTTGTCCCTGCTCCAGCTACCCATCCTCCGCCTTCTGCCAGAATGTTCGACAGTCCGTCATACGCTTCAAGCTGCCAGGCGATAGCGAAGTGATAGAGGTCGCCGTCCGCCACAGGCAAGTCTCGCGCCACGTACGAATTCTCCCCAAGCTTGAATGGTGCCTCGCTCACCACCCAAATATCCGTGCCGCGTTTGGTAGAAGAGGAGATGTCTCGCGTTCCAATGAGCTCTACAACGTTATTAGCTGTAGACGCTTGGATATTATTTCGAATCGCAAAAATGGCTCGACGCCTTGGAATGAGAATCGTATTACCCAGGTCTGGAAGGGTTGCGAATGGGACATCCAAAGTGTCCCACTTCAAAAGCACACTCAGCTTTTTATCCTTGCCTGGTTTTGTGAGCGCGTAAGCCGTTAAGTTTTCCGGCTTGGGAACTTTTGTCTCGGTGGTCGACTTGAAAAGACTTCCGAACATCCCTTTTAAGCGCCACATGTCGTCCAAGAATCCGAGAGGGTCGATATTCGTCCCGAGCATCATGACCAACCCACCAACCCAATCCGCATCACTCATGAACTGAGGGCGATTACGGTCTCCCTTGTCTTGGAGTGACGCGGCCACCTGTCTATAAAACCCAGCATTGCCTCCGCTATAACGATTTACGTTGACGAGGAACTTTCGATAGCTATCGGTCATAGGCTGGTCGGTCGGCGCCGGGGCGAAGAGCTTACTCGCAGGCGGGGTCAAATCCCCGAAGCCCGCGAAGGTCGTATTAAACCTTTTGCCGTTTGGGATGAAGATAGTGTATAGGCCGGCATCCTCTAGGAGACCTTCTAGGAAAGCTTTTACCTGGTCAATAATCTTTTTGATAAGAGCTGCAGCCGCATCTTTCAATCCAATGATGAGATTGGCAATCACTTCAAGGAGGCTAACGACGGCATTCAGAACCTTACGTAACTCGTCAATAATATTAGCTATTTTTTCGATAGGACCAAAGTCTGGAAGAGCAAGCTCGAGCTTTCCCCAAGCAGCCGTAGGAGTCCCGGGTTTGCTCTCCCAAAAAAGACTCTGTGACTTTTGGAGTTCGGCAGCTTGCTTGGCTTTCCAGGCATCAATTTTTTCTTGTTGCGTTGCCATGTTTTAGGCGTCCCCATAGATGATATCGTAATGGTCGGCAGGCGGGATAGGTTCCATTCCCGTACCTGTGCTTATTAGAGGACTCTGAGACATCGCAAGTTTTATTACGAAGTCGCAATCGTAAAGAACAAAGCGCCGCAGCTTTCGTATAGGCCAATCCACAATAGATTGTCGCATTGTATCCACGTAGGCGAGGAGCGCCTCATACACGTCGGACATCGGATGTGCGAGCGTCCAGAGTGCGTCGAATGCGCGTGGACGCAGGGCCAGTTTCAAATACGCACACTTCCAAAGGTCTGTGTAGGGCGATAAAAAAAGTGAAGAATTGGTGGTATAAAGATATTGAGCCTCTCTATTCAAGCTTCGACAGAAGACGTAGATTGACGCTATGTCTTTGACCAGATTCTTTTTCGGTACCTCGAAGTCCTTGGCGTAAGCGATATCTACGCGCATGACTCCTTCTGGGAGAATGGCCAGACTCGGATTCGTTCTCAAGATATGTGAGATACACAGTGAGCGCGGAACATCCGATTTGTATTGGTCAATGTATCCCCCGTAAATCGCCCCTACTTGTTTGTACGGAGCGACGTTGAGCTTGGCCATGTGGGCCGCGTCGTCGCGGAAGGTAGTCATCTTTAGAAATCCTCACCTTTTGAGATGAAGTGTACTTTTGCTTTTTCGTTCGATAACGCTTCCCTAATCATAGGGGTCGTACGTACTACGTGTTCTTTATAGGCCTCCGTGAGTTTGTCCGCATCTTCAAATCCCTGTGCCTTCAGCTGCGCAGCGCCACGAGCCACCATTTGGTAGGTGACGAGGCGACCCAACCTCGCAGCTATGATCCCTAATTTCTGTAGCCCTAATGGTGGGGCTATTCCGTTGACCCAGCTCATGGAACGAGCGTAGCACAAATAGGAGCGGAAAAACATGTCGGAAAGGTGGAAAGAGGTTCTAGTGGAAGTTGGTAAGAAAGCACTAGTAGCCACTGCGGTTGTAGTTGTAGAGGAGTTAATCCGACGAAATGTTTCCACAGATTCAAATGTAAAAACAAAACAAGAACCATCCACGAACACGAATACGAATGCGAATGAGCCGGCCTAAGCTCTAAATTAGGTTCCCCCAAGTACGAATGCTGAGCAGTTATCTTCTGCACTATCCGTCCACGTGACGTAAAAAGATGGGGGATTTCTATTCAAAAAATCAACCCATTTTGGGTACAAGAATACGAGATGAACAGTGGTTGTTCACACTCAATCCACCCCGTGCTGCAGCACGGGAAAGGAGTCCATCATGTTTGGAAGAGTACTCGAAGTAGGTCTGGGCGTATTTGCAGGAGTCCTGGCGGCGAAAGGCGTGGAGAAGGGGATTGAGGCGGGAGTCGATGCGTTTAAGGGGTGGCGTAAGTCCGGGGCGGAAGCCCGAGAGGCCAAGAAGGAGGAAAAGAAAAAGAAGGAGTAGCAGAGTAAGTGGAACGAGTTCCGAAACCCGCTGAGAGGGGAGACACCGGTCTCCTCTCTGAGCTCCTCCCCTCTGGGCGGGTTTCTTTTTATTGATCCCACAACAAAGTACAGGAGGATTTGATGAGTTGGCAGACTACGGCAAAAGAAATCGGTAAAGTTGTTTTAGAAGCCGCATTTACCGCACTTATAAACGTAATTGTTATTCGTTTTGGTGACCAAAAACCAGTTAAGAAACTCACGCGAACTAAACGTAAACCACGACAACTACGGTCAGCTACCGTTAAAAAAACTGCATAACTCTATCCTCAAACCCCCGGAAGTACCGGGAAGGAGTCTATCATGTGTACATGCGAAAAATGCAACCCAAAGCCAACCGAGTCAAATATCTGTACCAGTGAGCTTGCGGCAGAAGTGACGGCGGGAGTCATCGGTGGACTGCTAGCAGTTGCGGCTATCGGGGTAACGCTGTTCTTCGTGGGAAGGACGGTGCTAGCGGAAGTCCAGTACAGCGCCAAACAGAAGGGAAGGCGCGAGGTCCAGGACGAGGTTGAAAAAGAGAGCGCGAAAAACCCCAGCGCTTCCTGAGGTGATTAGAGGAGCTCGTCTCAGCTACTTGCTGGGGCGGGCTTCTTTTTTGGCTTGCACAAACTAACCTCATAGCTTATAGATTGTAAAACACCTACAGGAGGAACGGAAAATGACAATAGGACCGTATTTTCTGGATCTGGCCCTGGACAAGTACGAGGTCTGTTGTGCCGTTCAGCATGACGGCGAGCTCTGTGAGCGCGATGCCTCGGAAGAGCTCATCGCGACCCACCCGGACGGACAGACTTTTTTCATCCCCCTCTGCAGCGACAAGCTCCACCGACTCAAAGCGGTCAGCGCGAAGAAGCATATCGAGAGCGGCCTGGACCCTCGAGAGGTCACCGAGGTCTACTACCATGGTCTCTTCTTGCAGCCGCAAGGCATGCAACGAAAATGCAAGACAACGGAGTACGACCGGTTCTCCGTGCCAATAGGCATCACGAATTACTCAGAAAAGAAAAGTAGAAAAGGCGCAGCTCGAAAAGAAACCCTCCCCTCTCTTCCTCTCGAAGTTCTCCCAAAAACAATAAAAGCTCCGCGTACCTGGCAATGGATCGATGACGTTTTCCAGTGGATGGATACCGATGGGGAAGTAAAACCCCTTTTAAAAATGTCCAAACAACATCTCATCCTCACTGCCCTGGCCATTCGCGACGAAAACTACCAATCCTGCCCAAAGAAAATCGCTTGGACAAAAGAACTCATCGCTCCGAGCTTCAAGCTCGAGTATCCGGAAGGAGCTCTGTGTGTCGGTACGCGCGAAGCCAGTGCTAAGCTCGAGGAATTTGAAGAAGTTCTGGCAGAGCTTGGAGTCCTGTGACATATAATTGGGCATGAGCGCGACAGGACTATTCAAAAGAGCCGTCTCAATATGGACCAAAGCCCCGGGTCTTCCTTTTACTGTTAGTGGAAATACAGTACCAGATGACCGACTACTCGGTATGTCCGAGTGGGCTCCCCGTGACATGATAGAGCGCATGGGTAAAGGAGTTCATCGAGGTGAAGACGTCGATAAGTTAATCGAAGAAGAACGTGGAAGAGGACTCGGTAAAGCGGTTGGAGGCGGAGCTGCTCTTGGTGGACTAGGTGGAGGAGTCCTGGGACGCATTATATCAGGAAAAGCCGCGACCGACCCCATTGAGGATATTTTTGAAAAAGGCACAGGTGCTTCTTTACGAGGTCTTCGAAATCTATCGCGTGTACCCGGAGCAGCAAAAGCTTTGACACTGGGTGGGGTAGGACTGGGGGCTCTCGCAGGAGGTATCGGTTGGGGTAGAGGCGCTAAAGACCGGGAGAGCACGGCTCGTGACGTAGCATCTGGTCTGCACACGGAGCAATTAACCGCGGGTAATGCTAGTCTTCAAAATCAACTAATGGCGCGACAACTTTTGAACGCTAATCCTATGCCTTCTGCAACCGCATCTACACCTCTCGTAGCGCAGACAGGAAAATCGATATGATGCGTGGCATACAAAAACTAGCGGAGCTTGACGGCAAAGCTATTCTCGGTGGTGGCGCTGCTGGACTCGGTGCATACGCGTTAGCAAATACGCTTACAAAAAGTACCGCGGAAGCTCAACGCATCGCTATGGAAAAGGCGATAGAGTCTTATGCTAGAACAAAAGCTACGCCGCTTGTTGCTGGCGCAATCACAGCTCTACTTGTAGGAGCATTCGTAGCTTCTAGGATGAAGAACAAAGTACAACAACCAACGATGACTCCGCAGCAGATGATGTACCAGCGCCAAGGCTTTCTCCCAGGTGAAGCTGTTCCATTTCCATCTGTAAGTGCGAAGTACCGATGACAACTCCACGACCCACCATCTATAGAATACCCTCGAAGAATCTCCCAAGGCGTCCTGCTGAAGAGAAGGATAAACGTCTCTGGGAAAAAAATAAACAAAAGCGTGGTATAAAGTAGAGTCGCGATTCTCGTGTAGATGTTGAGCTCGCATGAGTTGGAGCTTGACCGCTGCAGCTACTGCAGTATTTTAGTCTAATAAGAAAGAAGAGCCATGCCTTTCGGTCGGAGCCGAAAGAGATGAGCTCATGAGCGTCACCGCTACGATTGGCGGTAGCGTCGACGTCCTAGTACACGAGGACCGCGACATTTTAATTAGGCCGCACTGCAGCGTTTTTTAAAAAGAACGCCAGCTGAAGATACTTCAGTACTAAAGGCAACAACAGTGGTTAGAGTCGTACACGAATCTTTTAGCTTCTTGCTCCTCGAAGTTTTCTATTTTGCGACAAAATAGAAAACGTTCTCCTCGCGGCGAAGTAAAAAGATTCTTGCCGAACTCTCAGGAGTGCGGTAGGGGAAGGCGTGCCGAGAGTCTCTTCGGAGGCTCTCAGTACGCCGACCTCTTTTTTTGCTCCTGAGTTATAATTGGAGGATGGAAACTACCTACGACAAAGTTCTCAGCTGGTACAACAAGCAGCCGTGGTGGGGAAAGATTCTCTTCTTTGGAGTTCTCATCCTGCCCTTGCTCATAGGTATTGCGCGCTATGCTACGCTTTTAATCCCAGAGAAAAAACTCGTCCCTTTCACCAAGCCTTCGAACTCACCTCCTTTTGGGAAAGTGAACGAAGCATTGGATACTCGCCTCGAGGATTTAAAGAAAGAGTTGATATCTAAGCTGGAGACAGTACGGCAAACAGGTATTAGAGCTGGAGAACGACGTGAAACTATAAAGGCTGCAACGACAATGGCGGAGCTCGACGAAATCAAAAAGAGGTATGGTCTATGAAAAAACTCTTTGGAATTTTTTGCCTAACTCTAGTTTTTTGGAGTGCCTCCCTCGCGGCTGAAGACTTTCCCGAACGCCGAGTCCCGGACGTACCGGCTACGACGATAAAAGGAACAGAGTACAAGTGTTTTGATACGGCACAGTACGCAACGCTCTTGCTCTTATCCTCAGACTATCAAGCTCTGCGCCAAGTTTACTACTTAAATATCCCTAAAACGTACAACGACCTCGAGGATGTATATGTTCTCAAACTCTCTTTGAAAGACGATGAGATTTCTTTTCTCCATGGAAAATTATCAGAGGCTCAAAAAGAAATTGCTGCTCGGTACGCCGCTGACGAGAAGATAGTGAAAAGACTACAACTCTCAGCTACGGGTTGGAAGATTATTTCAGGGGTTGAAGCCGCGTTACTTGTGGTGATGACGGGTTACGCCGTTTTTAAGTAAGAACTCAGCCGAACAATCCGAGGGCTTCTTGGAGTTGGGGCTGTACCGACCGATTTTGGAAGAGGCTGTTTAGGATAGGGGTCTGCTGCTGAGCTTGGAGGAGTTGGTCCATTTGACGAAGTTGGGTCGCTCGCTCAGGGAAAGCTCCCGCGAATTGATTCTGCTGAACGATATTGACCGGAGTCTTAGGAGCAGCTTGAAGGCGTATGGCTGCAGGGTCATAACCTGGGAGATTCTTAGCTCGGGCTGCAGCCGGTACGCTTGCAGCTGGGACTTGTTCTGCTCTCGTTCTGAATGGAGCTTGCGGAACAACTGTTCTAGACTTTAATTCTTCCATGAATTGAAGTTGCGTAGGGGTAGGAGCACCGGGTTTTACCGTAGCACGTGCAAGCGGATTCAGTCCCGTATTTTGAACGGATGTCGCCGCGGAGCCTGGAGGAAGTGGCGTCTTCCGGGAGAAGAGTGTTTTAGCTGCGCGTGTAACTGAATCTAGGATGCCAGCTTCCTTCTGGAATCCTAGGTCTACTAGTGCTTGTGCGTACCCTACTTGCTGGAAGTTCATTGGTAACCCATTGGCATCTGTTGCTGGCCGTATTGCTGCATGGGTTGGCTAGGAGGTGGAGCTCCCATACCCGTTACATACCCTAAGCCACCTGCTCCGGCACCAGCTAGACCCACACTCATGAGGGGATTTCGTCGGATACGGTTCAGCATCCCCCCGCCCGCTGCAGCTTGAGGTGGAGGCGCCGAGGCGGCAGGAGACGCGGGAGGAGGAGCTCCCGGGGGCGCAGCCGGAGCCGCTGTTTGTCCTGCAGGTGCTTTGGGCTTAACACCTGCGAAGGCGTCCTCTGCCCGTCCTGTTGCGTTGGCTCCAGGAGGTTTACGAGGAGTCCGACCAGCTGCGAACCTCTCGACATCGTCCATGGCCGTAACTCCTGGACCTGCTTTTGGAACCGCTTTCGGCGCTCGACTAAAAAGCTGCTTTAACCAACCAAAGCCTGCCGCTGTTTTCTCAAGCCCCAAATCTGACAGGGCTGAATGGTATCCAATTTCAATCAAATTCATGCTAGTCCTCCGTGCCAAAATTCTACTCGATTTCTGGTACAAGCTCTGAGACAATTTTACACCCAGGAGGGCATGATGACATTCCAAAGAGAGCTGCGCCAGCTCACACAGAAACGGCGTAAGGTTACCACTTGGACCTTTATGATAGTCTTTATTCTTCTTTTGGGTACCGGTGGGGGCTTTTTCATTGCGTTGATTGGTGCTACTTTCTTTTCGACGATAGCACGGATGGGTGTGACTCACGAACTGGAAAAATTCAACCGGCGGTTGTATCTAGGAGGAAAGAAGCCATGGGCGTAACCAGTTTAGAAGTCGGGCTGAAGACTCGAACCGAGGACCTGAAGAAGCTGTGGGAGACGCTGAAATCCGGCGTAACAATTGAAGATAATCGTTTTGTGAAAATCAACAATTATCTCGCGGAAATTCCCATTCGAATGCAGCGTAGAGAAGGATATGAAGCTCTCTTCGCTCTTACACGCGCCGCTACCCTGTTAGGAGAGATTAGAATTGAATACAGAGATACAGAAAGAAGAACCGAAGATGGAACTGACCAAGGAGACACTGTGGAGTGTACCGCTGAGGAGGCTCCGTCAAACGTACATCCTCTTAGGTGAGGAGCTTCCAAAGATGATCAACGAAGCGTACCTCGATATCCTCGAGCAGTTGTACGGGGTGTTAGGGGATGAGGCTACCGTTACAGCCACGCGATTGGATGACTCGTCATTCACAGTCATCGAGGTTCTAGCGTCTCCAGAGTGTATCCGACCCCTCGCTGATATTCTAAAAGAGACGTCAGAAGTACGGGGATTTGGGATGGCGTTCAAAGCTGAGACCTGCTTGCCCTTCATCCGCTACCAAATCACGCTGTATTACCTGCCACTCGAGCTCGACTGGGTATGGAATACGGTTTCCCCTACGCCGATTACGCTCAAGACCATCGTCAAGAAACTGAAGAAGTAATTCTCTAAAAACAAGAGGAGGAGGGTCGAGATGAAACTTCATCATCCGGAGAGCCTTATGCTGAAATACGGCGAGGCTCTACAGCGTGTCGAGAAACTTTATAAAGGTCCTACTTATATGAGTACGGGTCTAATGGCTGAGGTGATAAATCTTACGCCGCTATCCGTGTATTTTATCCCACCTGTCCGAGACGTTTTAAAAGACTCGGATAACCCAGCTTCTTTTCTACTGCTCAAAGAAGATGGCCGACTCAGCGAACTGCTTGAGGGAGTAAGGGACACGTTTAAAAACTTTGGGAGTATGCCTGAGTCTATTCTAGCGGAAGAAATCATGACGGCATTGAAATACACGCACTCGTATCTCGTGTGGTCTATGAATGGGTCACGCCTTTATGAAGTGCACCCGGACTTAGCGTGGGCGTTACAGCGCACGGAGCTTCAAGATTTCCCTACGGAAGATTTGCAACTACCCTGCAACGCTCTGTATCTGGAGCTCCCACCGACGCTCTATATCCCGAACCGTATTACGGGTGACCATCCCACCGCGGGTGCTTTTATCATGGAGGAACTCCTCGATGATATACGCACTTGGAGAATTGTTTTAACGGGTGGACCCAATGAATCTTCGGAAAGTAAGGACTACGTAAAGAAATATGGAAGTGACGACGCCCTTTTTCATTACTGGATAGACTTCAGTCAAAAGACCGTGCAGGAGTGTATCGCGGCGCAATTGGAAACAACGCGCACTGGCAGCGAGCGTACGTGTCACTGGAAAGGTAAATCATACCATGCTATCTCCCCCAAATACATAGACGACGGTCCCGCTTTTGAGGACCTCCGTAAAACGCTGACAAGCACATTCCAGTACATCATGAACTGCGTCATTTACTCTACGACTGCAGAATCTGATGTCTGGTTTTATGAGGCCTCAAAAGAATACCGCGACCTCAAAGACCGGGCGATGAAAGCGAAGGGTGACAAGCGCAAGCGTTTGTTCGCAGAGCTCAAGAACGTGTCGTCGCACACTCGGTATGTCATGGGCAGCCGCACGGTCATCGACCGCAAGCGCACCAAGGAAGCGAGCGTCGAGGGCGAGGGCCGCAAGCTCACCAAGGGCGGGCTCGTCGCCGGCCACTGGCAGAGGTACTGGGTAGGTGAAGGGCGTAAAACATGCGTACGAAAACTGAGACTCCCCTTCTGGCGTGGGCCAGGGGAAGAATTCGTGCCGGCTGAAGAGGGTCGGCATGTGACAAAACTTAAGTAATTAGCGGTATAAGAAAAAGTCTTTCTGGGGGATTTTTAAATCAAGCGAATAAACCAAGTCAGACCCAACCAAGAAAAAGGAGAGTGATGATGGTCCACGAAGCAGTGAAGTGGGAGACGGAGAGCTTTGGGCGGAAAATCTTAACTGAAACAGTTATGGAAGGTGGACAGGTATTACGAACGCAATCACTGCGCGTGCGTAAACATCCGACGTCAAATGGGATTAGATTTGTTGCCCTTTTGACGACTGACTTTGATGCATATGACGGATTTACAGGTTTTGTCTGTCCTTTTTGTGGGAGCACGGAGAGGACAAATTGTTGTCAGTGTGCCAACTGTGGAGTGACGCGATGGTAACGTTGAAAAGGATTGAAGATAACGCGGCACGGCTCGAGAAGATTTGGCCGGGGCGAAAAACCTTCGCGGCGATAACAGTTGCGGAGGTCCTTGAAATCAAGTATGCGGACGTCATCGCCATGGTCCGCGCTGGCGCCTTCCCTGCCTGGAAGGAGAGCGGCACCTGGTCTATCCCCATGTGGGAGCAAGGGTGCCCTCTTGAGTGGGCACAGAACAGGCGCTATGATACGTCCCGTCGGTACCAGGGTGGAAAGGTGCCATTTGACAAGCTCTTCGCGGAGCTAGTGGATGTGACCGATGGGATATAGAAGCCAAGTAGCCATCGTCATCAAAGACGACGCATTCCAAGAAGCGCTTTTGAAAGAGGGCGTGGATCTTCAGGAAGAAGTACGTAAGTGTCTGGAACAATATACGGACGAGACCATACACTACGAGTGTAAACTCACGTACAGCCACTAGGATTCGTAGGCTAGGGGGACTCGACATCCCTTAGCTTACACTTTCAAAATGGAAACACCTTTACAAGAAACTCTTGGGATACTTCAGCGCACTGCACAGGCGCTTAACACTATTTATTGGACGGAGTTACAAGAAAATCGTCCGCCCTCTCTTAAATACCGAGAGGCGTTAAAGAGGCTCCGAATGCGCATCTATAATCTACAAAAATCCTTGGGAGTGATCGCATGAAGTTGGAAAATCAAATCGAAAACTACCTTAAAGCCGAGCCGACCAAGCGGTATTCGACAGAGGATATTACTGTTCGGTTTGGACGGAATAGAAAGGTTACAGCCGTCCTGCAGAAAATACGCGCAGGGTACATGCCGTACCTTTACTTTTCAAAAGAGCGGACACCTAAAGGAACCGGCCTTCGTTTTGAGTATTACTATATACCCGAAGGATTTGAGCCCCTGCCTAAAATCCTTACGTTCCGGGAGCTTATTGAAAAAGGATATTTGCAAGAGGCCAATCGTCTCTTTTTTAACACACTGGGTTTGAGCTTAGCTATCGCAAGCGAGGATGCGCCTAGCCTTATCGTTTATGACTTCAGAGATTCTTTACACGGGGTTATGTTCAGCCCTGAAGTTACTTGCAATCCGAAGTTTAAAGAGCGAGTTGAGTATGTTGCGTTTGAGCGCGAAACAAAAAGGCTTGTACGTCAGACGTTGAGCAAGTTTAGTATAGGAGATGGTTCTAAGAGGTCACATAAACAAAAACAATCCAGGTGAAAGAGGTTCAATATGAGTTGGGAAAAACTGGGTAAAGTAGAAACAGCTGGAATCCTAGGGGCTGCCACTGGATATGGAGTTGTTTCTTATTCGGGTCTGACAGCGGCAGGAATGATGGGTAAAAATTTTGGGATAGGGTGCTCAGCTGGCCTCGTTGGAGCGGGCGCTGGAGCAGTTCTTGGAGTATCACTCTACGCATTAGGGGACGTAATTATGGACCTATTCGAAACACCAAAGGAAACTCCCTTCGAACGGTGTCTGCGTGAAATGCGGAGAACCTATTAGATGAAATTTGTAGTACGCATTCAAAAGTCTTCGGTTACTTTTGCGGAAGTAATAGTAGATGCAGAAAGCAAAGAGGACGCTCGGGGTAAAGCTGAAGCGGACGTAAATTTAAGCCTTCTTCGTTGGATGAGTCCCGAGACTCTAATCGAAATAATAGGGATCGATGAAGTCGAGACTCCTAAAGAACCTCTGTGTCCTCATTGCGGCGCTCAAAACTTCCGAGAATTACAAACCGTCTATGAAGCCCAAAAGGTTTCATGGAATGCGGATGGAAATTTCTTAGAGTATGGTAATGTGGAATTCCAGGAGATGGAATCCGTAACAGGTATTGAGTGCGCGTCTTGCGGCAAGGACCTTGGTGAGGATTTCTTCCAGCCGTGGCATCAAGGTAAGACGCGCAGTGAGATATACGGCGAACACGAAACAACGAACAACACGAAAGGAGAAGACCAGCATGACTGAGATCCAGAAACTGGTTAAGGGTGAGAAGACGGCCTTACCAGTCGCGTTGATTGGCGGCAGCGGAGCCGGATGGGTGACCGCGGACCCCGCTGTAGACGGCCTTTTGGTGATCCCCAAGTGTGGGGTAGGAGCTGTAATCCTGTCCGAATCGGACTTAGCAGACTTTGGATACGTCAAACGGAGGAATCAGAAACGTGCCAGTGTACCAAGTCCAGAGGACAGTTCGCCGAAATCAAAAGGCGCGCGTAAACGCAAGCAACGCGACGGAAGCTCAGCTAGTAGCGGAGGACCTTCCGGACAATAAGTGGATAGCATTTGATCTCGCCAGGACCTTGCCAAGGACCCCACCACTTCCGTTCGGAACTGACCCCACGCTCCCGTTTTAAGGTCACCAAGCTCTGTTCTCAGTTGATAAACTGAAAAACGAACACGTTTTACTTTGAAGGTGGGGCTTCGGCCCTGCCTCAAATTTTGCTCATAAAGTCGGTATAAGAGCATGATGTATTTTGAAGGATGTTTTTAACAGACGAGAAAGGAGCTTCAATGCTTGAAGTAAAACACGGCTCAAAAATACGAACCTGGGGCGGATGGTATCGGCACGACGAAGTCTTTTTGGATGGGAGGTGCATCGGGCGGTTTCAGATAAGACTCCGAAATAAGCGAATAGATTCGACGACCTGCCACGATGCAACCTCTTCCGGTGTGCTTGGAAGTAATTTACAATGGCTTATCCGCACGGAGGAGTCATGGCAAATTACCAAGCAAGTACCGTCTGCCCACTTTGCCAATATACGAAGCATTTAACGTACGATGAAGCTTGTAAGCTCGTGTCCCAATCAATTCGGTATCGAGATGTCTCGGTTGCTTGTACAGCCTGCACCTGGTCATTCTCAGCAAAAAACAACATCGTTTTTAGAGAGGAGAACAATCCATGCCACGCTCTAAGCGCGAAAACCAAATACGACACGCGCGAAAGCGTGCCCATCAGCGGTTCGGTTTAAACGCCACACATATCCAACAAATCGAAGAGGACATCCGAAATCAGAAGTGCCAGCTCCTCGAACGCCAGTCGAACATCCGTACGGCTTGGTACGTTGAAATCGAGGAGCTCGAAATCGTCGCTGTATACGACAGCCGGCGAAACGTTGTCGTAACCCTAATACCGTACGAATGGTGGAAAGCAGGACATGCAGGTACGAGTACGTCTGTGCGCGAAAGGACACCGATAGTCCAGTTCTTATCAACCCCCTAGCGGTGTGGGCTGAGAACCCCCGGGAGGCCGCTAAGCTCTATGGGAGAATGACCAAAGTGGGAGAGAGTGGGATGACCGTGTGCGTGGAGCGGGAAGGGCGGTCTGTTAAGTTCCACGTGTACCTAGAGTGCGTCCCCGAAATCTGCGTGAGATTTTTGTCTGCTTCGTAATAGACACTGGACATGGAGAAAAAATATGACGTCTAAATTAAAAAAAGTAGAACCCCCGCTGGAACCAGATGGGATTAGTGCTGATTATTTAGCTAAGTTTTGCCACATTTCACCTGCTTGGTTAGGTGCATTCTTTGTGCGTATCGGCTTACCTATTAGTGAGAGTGGAATATTTGATCCTCAAGACCTATGGCGACGCATAGACCGTAGGATACCTAAAGAACCAGTGTCTAATGCCTACGAGAAACTCTTAGGAGAACGAGATTTAAAAATAATTGAAAAGCCTAAAAGCAAACCAGAAAATAATATAGAAAAAAAGAAAAAAATAAAGAGTACCCAACAGAGCAATATAGACATTAAGTTTAGTCCTATTGCGCTATTACGTATTTCTGCTTTAGAACTTTTCAATAAGCATAGTATCAAAGCTAAGTGGAGAGGTACTTCGCAATCCCAAAAATATTCCGTATTAAATACATCATTACAAGATGGACATATTATAAGTGTTGCAGTACGCGCATCACGAACAAGTTTGGATAAAAATTCGTTCATTTTAACAGCGCCATTTTTTCCGTGGTATTGTTTTATAATTAATACGCCTAATTGTGTCATATTAAAAAGTTTAGATGAACTTATCCCAAGGGTAGATACTCTACATAAAAGGACAAAAAGTATTACTATCCATGCAGCAGAGAGTAAATCGTTCGAAGACCAACTTGAATTCCTCAAACAAGACTTACAAAGAAAAGGATGACCCAATAACAAGGAGGTTAGAATGGGAAAAATAGACCTAAAAACGTTTGCAGATTCTTGTGGAGTTTCCGTATTGGAACTGGGGCACGTGTTCGGGTCTATGGGACTAAGCCTCAATTTCAAAGACGAAAGCTTTGAGGGGGAAGCTCTGTGGGAAAGATTAAAAAAATTAGATACGAAATCTAAAATAAAGGTTCCTACACCTAACGCAAGCGAAACGCCTACTAGAAAAGCTTATAAATACAATAGTCATCGTCCAGTTTTAGACTTACGTAAACAAGCATTAAACCTTTTTATCGATAATAACTTTAATGTTGAATGGAATCGCCTAAGTGGGAATCGCCTCTTCACGTCATTACGTGTTACATCAACAACTGGAAAATATATTGATGTTGGTGTTGGTACGACAACACATAGTAAGCCCTCTTACAACTTTTCAGTAACTGCACCTTTCTATTCCTGGTATTGTTTAATATTAACCTCAATGGAGAAAGTGCATCTGCGCAAGAAAGACAGCTTTGCAACTATTAAATACCAGAACAAAAAAAAGTCAACTGCTAGCTTAAATACTAATATAAATCAAACAGAGTTTCTCTTCTTAAATCAGATAGAAGTATTCCGAGAAGAATTAGAAAGTCTGTGACTCTCCTGGAGGATTAAGATATGAACCCCTGGGGTAACTCTAAAACCGACAAACTTCTCAAGTGGGTAAACACGGTATATCAACCCCGCGTACAAGCTTTTCCACTAGAAGAGTTTATAAAGCAAATCACACCTTTTGGGGGACGAACGCATTCGCGCTCTAGAAACTATTGGGCGTTCGAGACACTGGAAGCTCGTGCTTTCTGGGAAGAAGAAGTCGAAAAGCGTTTTGGGTTATTAACCATAAGTGCTTCGAACGTGTACGAAGTTGGTAGTCCGATAGCTGGATATTTCCGTATCGCATATCAACCCGACCTCATCTACGCCTTGACACTTGGGAAAAATAATGCGCTTAAGAAACAACTTATTGACCTACGAAGAAAGGACAAGAAGTATGGGCAAAGAAGAAAAGCTTGAGCTCGAAGTACTCCAGCATATGCTCGGGAACAATCAGCGAAATGGCTTAACACCTGGCTGGCGTAATTGTTTCTGCGCTGGCCTGGAAGGAAAAGACTATGATACCCTTTTGCGGCTGGAAAAGAAGGGTCTCGTGCGCGGAGATCCCACTATCAACGACGGCGCGAACCAATATTGGTTTGCGACTCCAGAAGGGATTAAGCTTGGATGCCAACCCCTGTAGAGATTCTTCGAGAAGCAGTGAGGAAATCAAACATGTTCTCATACGGAATATACCCGAGGCCCACGCGCCAGGCACGCTTAAATGACGGCAAGCTCTCCCTCTGCGATGAGAGGGGAGCGCTTCTTAAAGCCGTACGGTGTGGCAATATCGATCAGCGATGTCACGAAGATTGCGCCTGGTTTTCCGCCCCTAAAACCTCGGAATACTTTTTCTGCTTCGGGATGCCTATCGCGCTCATCTGGAGTGAAGATTCGACTGTGCGAATCGCAAAGGAACAGATAGAGTACGACCTGCGTTTGGAGCAGCTCGCGGAGGCTCAGCGCAAGGCCCGAAAAGAGAACTTCAAATCGTCAACCAATCCGCGTAAAAAGACCAAGCCGAAAAAGGAGCCAGCATGACCGAGACCGTTCTTTGGGGATGGGAGCAACACAACGATAATACCTGTCATGGCACTTTCGAGTCGCGGGAAGAGGCTATCGAAGACGCTTTGGAGCATCTCCACCCGAGAGAAAAACGCACCATCACAATCGGGCACATCAAGGAGCTCGAAGCCGCGGACTATGTCTGCGTCGATTCCGCTGTGATGCTGGAACAGGCCGCCCAAGAATGCTGGGATGAGTTCAACTATGAAGGGGACCGCCCCTTCGATTTTGTGAGCACCGAAATCATCCCCGAGGCCGTGCAAGAGCTCCACAAGTTCATACGAGAGTGGGCTGGTAAGTACCTCTATAACGTTGATGGGTTCTATATCCTGGAGGACACAGAGACCGTGGAGCTCGTTGCAAAAGAGAGGTTCGGGAATGAAGACGGAGATGCCGATGGAGACGACGACGGAGACGACGACGACGACGATTATGACGACTCCGAAGACGACGAAGACTCCGATGAAGAAGATGAAGGGGAAGACGAGGACGAGGAAGAAGACGAGGGGAAGAAAGAGGGGGTAGTTAATTGAGTAATACACTTATCGTAGGAGCAAAAAAAGGGCTTACGCCCTAGGAAGGTGGGAGCTCTACTTGGGGTGCTTACGCAGAACGGAGAGTTGGTCATCTTTCGCAGTGACCTCTAGGACTTGTAATACCTTTACGGTATCATAGTGTCCCGCTTTCTTGGCGTCCTTGAACGCCTTCATGGTGTCATACATCCATGAACCAATCTTTGTTCCATCCCAATCCACAACTAGAATTTTTCTCATAACGTTCTCCTTAGTTTGACTCGAAGCAATTTACCTCGAATCCTATTCTTATACCAATAAATTGAATTGATTTTTTTAAAGGAGCTGTATATTATCGAAGAGAACGCCCCATTCTTTTTGGCCGACTGGTAAGGCAAAATCCGCGCGGTTATCAATCTCAGTTCAAATCTGGGCGAAGAGTGGGTCGTTCTCTTTTTTAGTGTCAGATTCTCCATGTCCTTCTCGTTATAAACTCGAGTGTTTTTTGGGTACAAGTATATAAGCAGAACTCAAATGGGTTGGGTCTCTGCCTAATAACCAAGTCGCGCCCATATGAGGGTGCGCAAGGAGGTTCACATAAAAAAAGTATCCCGAGAAGAGCTTTGTCATGATGGTCTTTGGGGGCGAGCTCAAGGTCAGGGTAAGGAATGGGTCGGGCAAAGCTGGTATAGAATACCGGCTCTAGATGACGAACCTGTAGAGGTGCGTCGGCTGGGGCTGCCAGATCCCCCCCGGCCCAAGAATTTCGGATATGCCTTGCTCCACCTGGAGTGGGCGGACGTTCGTGGCGGGGCGAAAGTCTCGCTGCACTTCTACCTTCCGAGAATCCCAGGGAGGTTTGAGGCGCGGCGCGAAAGCGCGCTGCGCATCTACATTCGCGGAATCATGTTCGGGTGGACACGCGCGTAATGTTTTCAACAGCGTCCTACGGGGCGCAGAAGAGGAATGTTATGGAAGAGAAAATGGGATTTGCTGTCGTTTACGACTGCGGGGTATGGGTACCCTACCTCTGCACTCGGCGGGAGGAACTTCTGTACTCAAACCAGAGTGGATGGTTCGAGAGCCAAACTGAGGCTCAAGAACACGCTAACCAATTAAACCGTTAAGCCCTATGGGGCAGAAAGGCTCTACTATGACTATCTGGAAAGAGGCGGTTGAGGCCCCTGAGCTCCCCCGACTCGGGGCTTACCCTGAGTCACCCCTCGAGGCGGAGGACAACGCGGCGAGGGCGAAAGCCCAAGCTGCCGTTTGGGCTATAGAGAAAAAACTCCGTGAGGCCCAGGTCGAACTGGCCCGAGCTCAGGCAGCGATGCCTGAGTATTGGGTAGAGCGGAGAGGGAACTGTGGAGGCGCCCACACCCACGGGGCTTGGTGCTACACCAGCCACGTGCGGTTCTCTGTTCCACCGGCAGGGGTAAAGACCTACCCCGACCGGTTATGCGCCGAGCGCGCCGCTGTGCGCGCCGACGCCCAGTCCTCCAAGGACTGGCAGGACTTCCTGGCCTGCTAAGTTCCTGCGCCTTTCCTAGAAAGCCCCACCTCCACTCCTAACGGAGGGTCGGGGCTTTCTTTTCATCTCTAAGAATTCCCATCCACCCTCTCGACGAAAGCTTGGGCAGCAACCTCGTCTTGTAGAGGGTGGATGGGAGTTCTTTTTTTGTGTTTGCTAATAGACACCAAAGGAGGCAAAACATGACCCTATTCGAAGCTCTGAAATACGTAGTGCGGGGTACACTGATGTTCTTTCTCGCGGATGAGTGCTCGTCCAAAACGCACTCGAGGAAAGAACGGAGGAGGGAAAACTGGGCAGAGCATAAACAAAAAGGATACCAAACACACATCTACACCAACCGGATAAGAATCAACCGAATAAAGATCAACAAGGTGTAAAACGAATGAAAACCCTGACATTTTTTGTAACCAAACCCAGCACCCTCACGCGCGAGGGATACGTCATACCGGCATCCACCGTTCGGTATGGCTGCTGGTGTAAACGCACTGAGACTAACCTCATCCAGCTGGCGCACCTAACACCCGGCGACATCATTTTGGATGAGGAAGGGCAGACAGTGAAAATCACACCGAACGGCATTCTCATAACTGAAGGCGCTGTGACGAAGTATGAGATTGATGTGGAACCTTTTCACCTAAAAGAGAAAGAGAAAGAATAGACAAATGGCTAACAACTACACGCAGTTTAGTGAGGGTATGTTTGAAAACCTCACGGCGGAAGAAGAGGCTTGGATAACGGAGGTTCTCAAGGAAAAGGACACGGAGAAAGTTCAAGACCTCTTGGGAGACGTTCAGTTCGACGCTGAGATGTGGCCGGGGTTCCAATTCGAAATCGAGGAGGAAAAGAGATTTAGTGGGAGCGAAAAAGAAGAAGTGGTACGGTATCTCTGGCTCTACTCGGACGAATATGTCTGCAGCGATAACGTCATCGCTTTCCTCCAGTCATTCATCCGTAAGTTTCGACCAAATGCGATAGTTTCTTTCACCTGGGCGGAGTACTGCTCCAAGCTTCGCATAGGTGAATTTGGCGGCGGTTGGGGCGTAATCACCGCAGAGAAATACGAGACAGGCTCTGCCCATGGGGAGGCGGCGCGCATCACGGAGGAGCTTAGTGCCGGCGGCAAGAAAAGCGCGCACTACTAAGAGAAAGGAGGGGAACATGACCCTATTTGAGGCGCTGAAATTGATAGTCCTCGGTGCTCTTCTGCTTTTCTTGGCGACGAAATGCGTGGGGAAAGACCACTTCAAAGCCGAGAGGTTGAGGGCTACTTCGACCGATGTGACCCCTAAGTCGCCGTGATAAAAAGAGAAGTTTTTTAGGGTTTTCGCAAGAATTCTCTTTACAAAGGCGCGAACCTGCTACATTCATGTATTAGAAGCTTTTGCAAAAAAGCAAGGAGGCCCGCTATGTCGCAAACGATACTCGCTTCTCCCAACCGCCGTGTATGGGGCGTCTTCAATTCGCCGAAAGATGCACGCGAATTCCAAGAGGCCAAGCCAGGTTGGACTGAAGAAGCGTTGCGTTGTAAAAAGTGTGGACTTTTACTTGAGGTCGTTGACGGTTTACCCCATAAATGTCCACATTTCTAGCTTTTCTAGCCTTTTGCTCCACGCACACCATTTAGTAGTTGCGCCTTTCACCTAAAGGTGGGCGTGGAGCCTCTTCCCTTTTCTAAGCCTATCTTCTAGTCTCGCATACTAAGGACTATCTATGGAAAAACACAATGAACCAATTGAAGAGCAGTTGAAACGTCTTTCGAAGCTCAACCCGGATACGGGTTGTTTCGTCTGGATTGGGAGTAGAAGTGGGAGGTATGGAGCGGTACGAATACCGCCAAACAGACAGGAAAAAGCGCATATAGTCGCATGGGAATGTATCTACGGTCCGCGCCCAGAAGGATTTATAATACAGCATACGTGCCGGAACCCACTTTGCGTCAACATCCGCCATCTGGTTCTATTTAAGAGTTCAGGGGTAGATTCTAGAGACGATATTAAACGGCAATTAGACCGCCTAAAAAGAAGAATAATTATTAATCCTAAAACAGGTTGTTGGGAATGGCAAGGTTCTACAGCTAAAGGATACGGACGATTACGCGTCGGGAAGCGTTACGTTCTTGCGCATCGCCTAATGTGGGAGTGCGTATACGGAGAGACTAATAACCTTCACATTCTTCATAAGTGTGACAATCGAAGTTGCATATGCCCGAGTCATCTATTCTTAGGTACAAATGCCGATAATATGCGAGATAAAGTACTCAAAGATCGAGCAGGTATTAAATTAAATATAAAAGAAGTTAAAGATATCCGTACGAGCAAGCTCGCGCCCAAAGACTTAGCAAAAAAATACGGAGTAAGACTTGATACTATCTATCGAATCTTGAACCGCGAAACCTGGAAACACATCGAATAACTTTTTAGAGTACAGTCCCCACTTGCGGAGAATACCGCCGCGAGTACGGGGACACGAAGGGCTTCAAGCCCTTTTTTGATCTCAAAAACCAGGGCTATTTTTGGTAAAAGAATATGGAGAAGAACTTCGGTTCTTCACCCACCGGGTAGCACGTGAAAACGTGACTATCCGCTCCCCCTCTTCAGAGGGGGTAAAAACCACTAGGCTCTGTTAGACCCTCCCACTGGGGTCAAAGGTTCAGTGGGCGGCAATTGAGGCATGCCGTTAGCCTCCACCGTTCGGGGAGTTAGTCTTCATCTCCCAATAAAAAAAGGACATCCTCTATCCCTGCGTTGGCTCGATGGGATACGAGAGGAACTAGAAGGGCTGCAAAGCCTTTCTTTTGATCCCACAAAATCAGGGCCGTTTTTGGTAGAAGTCATTGTCGTCTATTTCGAACACAAACCAACCAAGGAGACTAAGCACATGGACCAATCAGACAAAGACCAGCCCTTAAATATTAAAATACCAATATCCCTAATACATAAGTTGGAACAGAAAAAAGTCGATCTGCGTGTGCATACAAACAAAAATATTTCTCGAAAGGAACTCGTTATAGTTCTTTTAGAACATGGACTTGAGCATTACGAACTCACGGATATTGCCCACGATGTTAGCCTTCTCCGCTTACTAGAGAAGATGGAGGATGAATCCAATGTCTAAAACCCTAGGTTATCACAGAAACATGTGCGCAGTAGTTTTTGGAGAAGACAGCCCTGCCACGAAATATTTGGACGAGAAAATAGCCAAGCTCGGAGAGGATGAAGAGGTAGTTATTAACGAGGGGCAGCTCATCTTCATGTTGCAAGAGCTGCATTTTGGTGGGGAGAAAACTGACTTTTTAAAGAAGAAAGAAGGAGAACCCAATGACAATCTGGCTGACTAAAACAGGCGAGTCCATCGAATTCAAAGACCTCACCGACCAACATCTTCTCAACATCAAAAAGCATCTGGAGAAAAAAGAAGCAACCGAGTCCAGCATGTACTTCGCCGTGAAGCTCGAAGTCTTCGTGCGGCAGCATTCCAGTGCCTATCCGTTCATTAACGAGTTGGTAGACCTGCTGCGGGATTACGTGCATGCCGCTACGTCGGAGGCATCATATGAGTGGGACCCCCACCAATATATTCTCGAGGACCTTAATGGTCTTGGACAGGAATGGTAGTAAATGAACATCTATGAGACTTGGACTAAAGACGACCAACGCGTCGTCATCCTTTACGACGAAGACGCAGAGAATCCACGAGAATGGTATTCTGATAGAAGTACGCTCGTCACAAAACATCGTCGTTATAAGCTGGGCGACCGGGAACCGCTCAGCGATACCGAGTACGGCGAACGATGCAACGATGAGAAGTTGGTGGTGCTCCCCGTGTACATGTACGAACATTCGAGTATTGCACTATCGACGGGTCCCTTTTCATGTCCTTGGGACAGCGGGCAATTAGGGTTCATCTACGCGAAAATTGAGGAGGGGCAAAAGCACGAAGATGTAGCGAAGCAGCTGGAGCAAGAGGTTAAAATCTATGGCGCCTTCCTAGGGGGCGAGGTCTTCTGTTTCAATCGAGAACGCAAGAAGACCTGTCCCACTTGTGAGCACACCACCTGGGAACATATCGATAGCTGTGGCGGCTATATAGACTACCCTGAGAAGAGTAACATATACGAAGACGCTTTCCCCGAAGGAAAGGAAGGATGGGAACTAAGCACCTGATTGACTGGGACTCCGTTCCTTTAGGCTTGGAACCCGACCATATCGTCGCAAAACGGTTAGGATGCCGCCCTTCTTGGGTCAGTGATAACCGGCGAAAGCGCGGCATTCCTTCTCCCGAAAAAGAAGCACAAAAATTTAAAGTGGGCGCCGTTGCCACCTACGAGCAGCAGTGGCGATACAAAGAGCAATGGGAGCAATTCCCTTTAACAACAGAGACACTGTGTCGACAGTGCGAGGAGGATTTCTATTTAGATAAGCAGCGGGGGATAGGCAGACTCCGGGTAATTGAGCGCCGCGATACGGACCAAGGAGTCTATTGCCTAAGTCATTACGCAGCCCTACCTCTCTGCGCGTGCTGTGAGCGCGACTTCGCACCCCGAGAAAATAGCCTGTGCGAGAGCTGCTGTAACAAATTCGGACAACAGATGGCAAAGTCTTATATGGAGCTGGAGGAGTGATGCGCATAAACAGGGAGGATATTCTCAGGTATATAACGGACTATTATCAGCTGGAAAAATACATAGCACCCTACTTGGTAGATAAAGGATTCTACTATCATGGCTTCTGGGTTTTCATCTGGGTCTCGACGGAGATACACGAATTCTTTCAAGAGTGGCTAAACGAGCATTTTTACTATATGGTACAATCCAATCTAAAGGGTTCAGTTTGGACGGGCACCACCATCCATTTTGGGGAGAGTGCCTGGGTAGAGAAAAACAAAAGCATAAGGGATTGGGGAGAAAAGCATGGGTATCAATTCTTCAACGAAAACTAAACTCATCGAGAATCTTCGACACGTGATAGCGTTACGTAGAAAGCAGATAGTACTTCTGGAACAGCGGCTAAAATGGGCTGAGGCTTTTGTTAATAAAATTTCAGGCGGAACGGATACTTTATCCGAGGCAGAAAAAATCAGCCTCAGAAAAGTGGGATTCATTCTATTTGAATCACCTTTCGATTTAGACAAAATGGAAAAGGTAGAAAAGGAACTGAAGGAGCAAAATGGCGACCTACGGCGAGGTACGTGAAGTCCTTAAAACGCTAGACCACTGCATAACAAAAAGTGAGAAGTTCGGCGCCCGAATGGCGCTCTGGCGACACGTCGACGAGACGGATATCCAAACGCTAGATAGACTCCTTGATGAATTGCGGGTATTAAGAGCAGGGAAAGAAGTGTGCAAATGAAACCTATCAAGAGTCTCGTCGCAACTATTCGTGACCTTATAACGCTTCGAAAGGAACAGCTCTCATCCCTGCATGTCATGCTGCACTGGGTCGAGGTCGAGCTCAATAAGGTCGTATCAAAGTTGGATAACGCCGCCTTGATGTTGGACTCCAGGCTGGACGACGAGACCAAGGGGCGCTTGAAGATGCTCGTCTCCGCGTTGGAGATGTCCCCCATCGACATGAAGCGGGTTGACGAGTTCGAGGCCCTGCTCAATAAGAAGACGGTAGAGATTCCGTCTATCCCGCCTTCCCTGGCGACACCCTCGACAGCGCCTCCACCCCCTGCTCGCATCATGCAGGCCGGCGAAGCCGTCAAGCGCTTTGGTAACACGCTTATCGGCCAGGTCATCCAGACAGAGGCCATGGGTCATTATCCAGGCGGCCCTGCCATCGTATCGCAAATCAATCCCGACATCGGCGCCCCGGACATCGTCCTGAACGTGAAGAGCCCCGCCTATGACAACGGGCGCGAGATTGGGATTTTTGAGGATGAGAATATCGGAGTAGAGGAGAAGAAAAATGATTGAGTACAAGAGTAAATTAGTGAGATTGGTTGTAGCTATTAGCGACGAAGATACACAGGTCATGGCGTATCAATTACAGAAAAATCATGATCCTCGTGAATTCAAAAGATTACAACTAGACCTTTCGGATAAGCATGAAGGTTCAGCTTATGACTTTTTAGATGTAAAAAATTGGTATGGTAGCAGGGACGTGTCTGATAACGATGAACTCTGGTATATCGAAGGATATCATTCTGGTGTTGAGCCGGAAAACGAAGACGAAGAAGAGGCGTTGTACGAGAGTAAAGCCGCTGACAGTAAATTCGAAATAACGCTTCGAGAGCCTCTTAACTTGAAAACCTATATAAAGCATTGGGTTATTCCTTTTGCCTTAAAAGACCATCAGATGATGCTGTTGATGGCAACAGATTGTTTACAGGCCTTTGCGTCACTTACCCATGCTTTGAGTCAATTATGGGAAAGTGAAAATCCCGCAGCAAAAACATTTGCATACGTCTTATCTACGTTGATTAAGAGAGCCATTAAAACCAAGAGTGGAATGACTTCTTTGGATTTTTGTTCGGTCTATATAGATAAAACACCTGAGGATTAGATGGTCACATTCTTCACCTGCGCCTGGTTCGCCGTCCTCACCATCTTCGGGCTGCGTCATCTTATAGGACCAGACGACGATAACGAAGGGGCTAATTTTCATGTGAGAGCGCTCCCCAATAAACACGAGCTCGAGCTCCGAGTCACAGTCTCCAAAACAGATGGGCGGTCGTGGCGCGTCGTCCATCGTTTCAACGAAGAAGAAATTAAACAGATTATAAGAGTTTGCTACGAGAGCATCGACGTCATGCCTAAGAGGGTGAAATGAAAGGCATCTGGTATTCATCCAACGGTCGGGGGTGCGAGCACTGGTTCTTATATACCGAGCGAGCTAATAGAGCAGGCTGGGAAGCCATCAGCCGCTGTGGTATGACCTATGCTCTTCCCTCTCTTTTAAAAGATAAGTTCGAATGGCGCGAAGCACATCTACATGCGCCCCGTATTGAGGGGCGGCTTTGTGGGACGTGTTTGAAGCTGAAGAAGAAAGATAAGGAGGAGAAATGAAAGCGAAAGAATTAGCTGAGCTTCTTTTGGAACGCCCAGAAAAAGAAATCACGGTATCAGTTGATATCTCAAAAGGAGAAGACGATGCTGAACTGCGTGCCTTCGGAGATGATATTATCGAGGTAATGCATACCACGAGTGAGACTGTTTTAATCTGTACAGGTAAAACAAATCAGGAGTTAGTCGAAGGATATGACAAGCGGATGTTGGCTGACTTGAAAAAAATGTGGTCAGAAGCGTGCGAAATTGCGCGTACGCATTGCCCTGTCGACGTAGGAAGAAGCCACCTGAAAGATGGTATCCCTAAGCTCGCAAAACGCGCAGCCGATGCCGAAGCTGAACGGGATAAGTTATTAGAACAGATTGATGCGTATAGAGCTGACCGACGTGGACTAGAGCCTCTTCATTGGGCATTCGCTGAGTACGATAATATGAGACCATTACGGCCAAACTTGAACGAAAAATCTTATGAAGAATTGATGAAAAAGATAGATACGAAAATCGTCGAAGAACTAACGATAGCGTCTATCGTTGCAAAGAATGAGGAGCTCAAAGAACGCGTGGAGGTTTTGGAGATGGCGGTCGAATACCTGAACGGAGAAAAGAAATGAAAATCGGAGAACTAGCAGACCTGCTGCGCGAGCTCGATATATTCACGGAACGTTATATAGACCAAAGAGATTGGATTGGGCGTTTTGAAGCCCGGGGAGAAACGACAAAAGTTGAGGAGCAAAAGCTACGCATCGAGGAAATCAAGCAGAAAATTATGACGCTGCGGGATAAAGAGCTGACGCCTATGACGGAGATGCGAGAGGCATCGGCACGTAATCCGGCCGAAGAGCAGATACCCCTGGAGATTTGGAATTTGGCGCTAACTACAAAGGAGAACTAAAGAAATGAACGAGATACTCGATAGAATCGCATCCCTAGAAGCTGACCTCACACACGCGTACCTTCTTAGGAAGGAATTAGAACGACGGCTAGAAGAGAAAGGAATCGAGCTACTGAGATACAAACAAACACTGGCCAAGATTTTGAATATGTCCCTGACCTACACAGGAATTGAGGAGATGGATAAAATCAGCGAATTCATTAAAGAGTTCGTGGAGAAAGAGGTACGTGGATGAACGAGATACTCGATAGAATCGCAGCGGCCCTCGAGAAGCAAACTGAGCTACTCGCTAAAAGTGTCGCGCTGCAAGAAGAGGGGTGCGTAAGAAGTCGGGAGATGCAAGCGCTCAATTACGAACATACCCTGCTTTCTATAGAGCGGCATCACCTTCTGCGAATGCGTGAATTCTTGGCGCTCTTTGCCTATGCGGGAGCAGAGCGCTCGACCATATTCCCCGTTGTCTCGGCGGCCTACGAAAAATGGAAACTAGCCGTTGAAGATATCAGTCCTGAGGCAAATATTGGTTTTAATGTTATCGAGCGTATTTATCAAAACGACCTGAGACAAGTTCAACAAGAAATCTTAAAACGTATCGAGGCTGGAACTACGGAGGGCCTTTCTAGAGACTTAGTTGCAGCCCTTGAAGTCGTCAACAACTTTTTGCACAAGAAGGAAGAGGTTCCCGCGGAAGAGGACGAGGATGAAGATGAGGACGAGGACGAAGGCCCGGACGACCCCAAAAAAGCGTCGTTCTGATTTACTCCTGCCCTTTTAACAAACAACCCAAAATCTAGATTCGAGGAGGACACAAAAATGTATTGTGACGGATACCCTGCATTCAAAATGGGACGACTGGTAGACAACAAGCTCTATTACTGCGATGATTATGGCATGGAATTGAAGGAGGCGAAATGTTGGCGGACCGATATCCAATGTCACAAGTACTGCGTCTTGTTTAACGACGGTACTAAGTATTTCTACTGTGATAATAAGCCCTCGGCCAAGAGCTGGCTGGCGGATTTCAAAGATAAGCAGAAGCAGATAGAGGATGAAAAGAAATTGTGCGAACAGAAAGAAGCAAAAATCGAGAGCCTTCACTCTGAACTCATAAAGTTGAGGGAAGAAAATTCTAAAATGAAATACGCTCTATCCGCAACTCTGACTGAAAAGAAGTTGCGCAAAACGCGTGAAAAGAAGGTCAAAGAATAGATGAATTGGTACCTCCTCATAGGCCTCGGCCTCCTCGCTTGGCTCACCCAGAACGTCACGCACGAGCTCTCCCACCTCTGGTCCGGCTGGTTGTGGGAGGGCCGGCGCCCCAAGAAGCTCATCCCCTGGCCCCACATGTACGAGAAGCGCCTCTACTGGGCGCGCTACGATAGCGGTCCACCTACCAAGAATGGCACCCCGCGGCACCGCTACAGCGCCCCAATCCGCTGGGCCTGCGTCCAGTTCTGTGTGAGCGTCTCGCTGTTCTGCGTCTTGATAATTCGTCAAGACGAGGGCTGGGCCTACTTCCTACCTTTTCTTCTCGCTCCTCTAATAGATTCAAGTGTTTGGATGTGGGGGTACTTGAGAAATAGGCCGGGCACGGACGGGGCATGTTGGCGAGAACAGCGTCGAATTGATAGGAGAATTTATTGATAATTTAGTAAATAGTTGACGGATTATTAAGAGTAATTTGGAGTAAATTCTGAGAAAATGCAATGTACCGGCAATCGAAGCGTAGGTCAAGAGAGGACGAATTCGATGAGAATCTGCAAGTTCTGCCGAACGGAATTCGGAGAAGCCCACCACGACCTCAACATCTGTTCAGGGTGCTGGGAGAAGAATATCACAAACCTGACTCTGACCGAGTATCCCTGCTCAAACAATGCTTGCGTCTTCACCCATGAGGGCGGGGAGGGCACGGCCAGGGGGTGCAACTGTTTGACCGATTTCCCCATGGCCGATGAAGTTCGGCGAGCTCTGCGCCAGGAGATTCGACTGAGCGGTATGCGCGCCACAAAAAACGGGCGCCGGCAAGCTATTAAATGGTTCGAGAAAGCTATCGAGGACCACCTCTGGAAGTCCGATGGAGTAGATGATAATATCCAAAAACAAATGGAGTACATTCTCGTACGAATGAAGATGGAGATATAACTGTGCTAAAAGAGATTTTGTTCGTGGTATGTGGATTGCTTTTTATTGGATTTATCGCAATCTGGAAAGAGCGCAATGAAGAAGTAACAGAGCTCGAGGATGCTCTTTCGAAAGAAAGAGTGGGGGATATTGGGTATAAAGAAAAGCTAGACAAAGCTCAGGCTGAGATCGGCGCGCTCAAAGCCGAGATTGAAAAGTCCACGGCTGTACTGCAGCAGTGTGTAAAAGAAGTAGAGACATGCAGCTCTATTGAATATGCTAGCCGAGCGTTGAGAATAAAGAGGTAATGTCGATGTACACCCGCGTCAAACCTGGCTCTCCTTGGTGGTGGTGGTTTTCCATCAATGGTAGACACGAGGTCTATCGCATCGTTCGAGATGGGAGCGGGGGCCTATGGGTCAACGATAATGGAGAAGGCTGTGCCCTCAAGGAATTCCGGGGTAAACCCATCGAGCCCGTGCGGCCGGCACAAGAGGTCGACACCCACGAGACCCTCTGCATGACCGCGGAAGAGCTTGCGAGCATGACGGGGGAATCCATCTTCTACATGGTCCAGCAGCAACGCACAGTTAAAGTAGAAGACCATGTCTTTTTCGATGTCTGGGCGGCAGTCCAACCCTTCTTCACTTTCAATGCCGCGGAAAAGTACATCCGTGACCATAACGCAGACCTACAAAATCCACGTGTCGTCGAGATGAGCGCCGAGGATAATCCAGAGTGGCGCGTGATTCAAAAGCTGTTCTTTAAAACCCAGGGCTAATAACAGAGAAAGAGGAAGAGTAATGAGAGTCCTATTAATCTGGGAAATGATTCCCGAAAGCGCCGAAGCCTATGTCATCCAAGACCCCACGCAAGAGCAGCTGGATACGTTGCTCGCAGCGAATGAAACGTATATCGGTACCGACGATGATGACGCCGCTGCACTGATTATCAGTACTGCTATTGGGGACAAAGCGGATGCCGACCCCTATATCGACGAGAAATGGCATGCCATCTGGGAAAAATGCCGCGTCGAGTTCCCTGTGAAAGGTCCCATTGATTGGGTCGTGATTACAGGGTGTGCACTATGACTAACGTAGAAAAAGGAGATGGCACCCAGATACAAGAGTACACAACACCTTGTATCGGGTGCGGTTGACTTCTGTTGTAGAAAAAGTCTGTGTTGGATGGGAAAGAAAGACCCGGAAGATAAACACTGCTGTTATCTTTTATGGGATGGAGGGAAGTGGCGCTGTGAGCTCATTCTAAGAAGTAAAACAATTGGGAAAGCGCTCTACGCAGGAGAAGGCTGCTGTGCGGACCTGAATACCTATTTCCGTTATAAAATAGTTCCCACCCCAAAAGACCTTGCGAACGAAAATGCTTTTCTGTGTGATTTGAAAAAGAGAAGGAAGAAGTAAAATGCGACTCCCAAAAGTAACTGGCTACAATGGCCAGTACGATAAGCTTATTGAGAACGACCCGTTCGGGGGCACCGTCTTCTGGTCTCCCGGAGATATGACACAGTACTGCCTGGTCGCGCGCCGGCTGGAGTACGACGAGGCTCGAAGTTTGAGCGCTAGCCCGGGTTCCATGATAGTCTCCATGAGCACTGACCAAGAGAAGTGGACGACGGTTATCATGGTCGAAGGGAATCTCTACCATTTGGATTACTTCATGGGCAAGGTCCATCACGGAGGGCCAAGCGTCTACACGATGACCGCGTACACGGCGCTTTTGAATATGGTGCTGGGAAATGAATCCTACGGAGAAAACCTAGCCAAAAAGCTCCTAAAGAGGTAACGTAATGGGTACACCGATACCTACGGATACCGTTTTGGCAGTCTCACAGGCGCGACAGAAACCGCTCTCTACCCCACCCAAAGGACCAGCGGGTCCCATCCTCTTTCAAGTCGAAACCATAGGTATCGGCCTATCTATCGCCACCTCTGTCATCTGCTCCATGCTCGCCGGGGTAGTCCTGGGCTTCATCTTCGGAATGAACGTCCAGGGCTGCCCCGAGCTCTACTCTCGAAAAATCTTGGCGGACAAGTGCGTTTGCACCGATGGTCTGTGTGGCCTGTTCGCCCTTATTTCACAAGACGATGGCACACGCTTTTGGGCAGATACAAAAGCTGCCTGTAAGAAGGAACCAGAATGAAATTTGTTTGGACGCTTGCTCTTTCTCTCGCTTGCGCCTTCGGGCTTAACAGCTGCGGAGCGCCCCAGGACTCGAAGAAGAAAGAGGAGAAGGTCATCATCGACCAGATCGGACCTATCTTCGTGTTCTGTATTTACGGGGTGAGGTACGGCTCGTATGGCCAATTCGCTGATAAGTACCTCGCTCCGCTCATGGGAACCGACGGCTGGCCGCTGCCCTGCAAGAACCCGACCCCCGAGAACTGCGAGAAAAAACTGCTCGCATGTCAAGTAGACTGCCTGGCCGACCAGTCCACCCTCCGCGAGCTCGAGGAGTGCGAAGGCCTGGATGCGTTCATCGACAAGTGCATCGGCGGGGACGGGACGAATGTGAAGCCTGACCCCCATGGTAAGTAAAAAAAAGACGGAAGAGGTGGAGGTGGATGACGACCCCGAGGGAGAAATCATCCTCCTCCGCGACGACCGAAAAAAGACGCTATTCCGGCTACGAAGAATTTTTGAGACAAAGATGCAGCAGCTCGAAATCGTGTGCGCGCTTTTAAGAAGCGTGGGTCAGCAGCTTACGGTTTGGGAAAAGAATGAAAAGGTTCCTTTAAGAAAAAAGGACTGTTGGTTTTTAATGCAAACCCTAATGCATTTTTCAACGCAAAGAGAACATTCAGACCTATTGCAAAAAGAATGGGCTAAGAGGTTCTCTGGCAGTACACTGGAGGTAAAGGCAAAACAGTAGGGAGGTGGTCGATGGAAGGACACATTTGGGGATTGAATGAGCTCCGAGGATGTCGCGAAGAATATACGCCCGCCCATGAAAAGATTCTGGCTGTCCCTAAAAACTTCATAAAGCAACCCGTTATGGTCAGCGAGGGGGATATGGTATCATGGCATGGACTATGGCATCGTGTCTGTCGAGTGGACTACGACGAGGCGCGCGAGGAGCTCGTCATGATCCTTGCGCACTAAAAAGGAAAACAAATGAGCGTCCTTTTAGTGTGGGTGAAATTTTCTGAACCGCATTGGCTCTTCGAGCTCGAGGATTTAACTGAAAAGCAGGTGCGGGTACTCAAAGAAGCCACGGAAGCTTTTGTGACTAACGAAGACCGCACGGAGCATTCGGCCACCCACAAAATAGCGGAGGCTGTTGGGGATAAGAAAAGAGATGTAGCTGACCCTGAATGGGATTCCATTTGGGTTAATAGTAAGATAATAACAAGAATGAAAAATCCAAGCACAGGTATATTCTGCTGTGGTTGGGGAGAAGAAACCGATCCAAAAGAACAGGAAAAAGTGTGTCATGTCTGACGAAATTATTACCACGAACACGGGCGTCAAAATCAATATCACCGCGGCTATCAAGGACCAGGCAGACGCGGAGCAGACCCTCTGTATTCTCTGCAACCACATCGATGAAATCGATGCTGCGCACAAAAAAGAAGTGGCGGAATTCAAGAAGGTGGCGGCTGAGAATGGAAGAAGGCTCGAGAGCTGTGAGCTCGAGGTTACACGGCACCTGAAAAGAGCGCTTGAGGAAATCTCTCTTAAGCTGCGGGCTGAGAGAAAAATAGAGCAGATGCAGAAGAAGCTCGAAGAAAACGAAGTCCGCAATCTTAAACAGAAGAAGCGTATTCAAGAGCTCGAGAATATCAATAGGACGATGAAGAGGTCTTCTGAAGAGACATTGGAGCAGATGAAGAAGAAGGTAGAGGAGGCGCTAATGCGCGTCGTAGCTAAAGAAAAGGCAGAGGACAACGCTGAGCCGGTAGTTCCAAAATGAAGGCACTCTCTTGGAGTTTAGCTTTAGCTGCGTTGGTTATTATTCCTCTCCTAATTGGAACGTGGGGGAAATCCAGTAACGCGAAAAAAGAAGAGACCATAATGGATTTTACGCCCAAGAATAGAGCGCAGGTGGTTATCGATGATCAGGGAATCCTGGTCATCGGTTTCTGCTGGCAAGACCGCCCTTTCCTCGTCGCGACCCATAACACTTTTGCCGGAGGCGGAGGCCTGCAGCTTTTGAAAGTAGAAGGGTGGTGTCAGTAATGGAAGCTAAGGGAACAGAGGGGCGCAAGGTCCATCTCTATTTTACCGACGAGAACGGTGAGTGGATGTGGGCCATTTGCATGCACGAGAATAGAGAATGGTGGCTCGATACGTATGACACGCACGATAATGCTGTGAGCCACTGCGAATCGATGCAATGGGAAATCGTAAGCAAGTCGTCAGCGGAGGGGTGGCACGGGAATGACCCCGAGGCTGCTTTTTCAGAACCCCGCTGCCCCTATTGTGGAACGGATAATCCAGCAAGAGCAGGCACCCTTTCTTGTCGGGGATGCTCTCGAACTTTTATAAGCTATGAGATACCTGCTGGGGTGGTTTACTGCACACGTAAATAAGAAGGAGTTTTAATGAAGGACTATGAAGCTCCAGGGACGTTTCGGTTGAAGCTGACCATGGAGGACATGCAGCTGACAGTGATGCGTTGTATCCACGAGCATCTGACTGGGTTGGATGTAGAGATTAGCAAAGCTGTTAAAGAGATATGTACGCCTTCAAATATCATCGCTGAAATCAGACCCATAGCAGAGGAATGCTTACATCGAGCTCTAAAAGAAGAGATGGAAGCCTACTTTAAATACGGGCCTGGCAGGAAATCAATCAAGGCCGAGGTGTTCTCGTCTTTGGATAGATTCTTTGCGAATCAAGTGGAGGATAAAGATGACCATTGAAAGATGTATCGAGTGCGAGAATCCCGTGGAAAGAACGGGTGAAGAGGCACTTTATATGGATGGCGAGGGTCCGCTTTGTGAGAAGTGCTTTGATTATAGCGCGCTGGAAGCGGAGCACCAAGAGGTCGTAGAAAAGCTCGAGGCCGAGGTGGAGCGGCTCAAGGAAGAAACGAAGCTCTTGCCGGAGCTCACTCGAAAGGCTGAGCGTTTTACAGAAATTTGGGACATCGCAACACAATCAAGAAGCGCAGATGCTGTACAGTCGATGGAAGCTACATGGAGAAAATGGGAGCAGTTAAGGGCGGGAACCCATATACCCATGGAGCAGGCGTTGATTATGAAGATGGAGCTCGCGGCTGAGGTGGAGCGGCTCGAGGCGCACACCTGGGAGCAAGAGCGAGCGGCAGTGGTGGCGTTAGCAGCCGGGTGGATAGATGCTATGAGTCCAAGCCCTAATGAGCACAATCCGAGCATGTCCGCAAAATGTGAGGTTTTGTCAGAGCTTATTTGCATTATCGAACGCAGCGAGCACTGGCCGGAAGGAAGGAATAATCATGTCTGACACGCAGAATAATTACGGCGTTCAGATCGAGAAGTTGGAATGGAGGATTAGGGAATTAAGTAAAGAAGCAGAACACCTATCACAGATCGCCGCTCATTATCTTGGTGAATCAACTGTATTGAGGGTTAAAGTGGCCGCGCTCGAGGCCGAGGTGGAGCGGCTCAAGAACCAAGTCAGTTTGGCAGCGTACGGTCTAGTTACAGAACCCGTCCAGTTGCCACATGACCACACCTGGAAGCAGAACGGGCGGCGGTGGTGGCGCGGATAAATCATATGGCGAGCACTGGCAGGAAGGATGGGAGGGATGAAGATTGAGAAGTGTATTGAATGTGATGAACCCACGGGTAGGGCAGGCAAGTGCGAGGAATCACTGTACGTGGAGGAGAGCGGGCCATTTTGCGAGGCATGTTTTAAGTGGAAGGCAGCACAGGTTGTCATGCCCACCGATTACGATAGGAGTATTCATTCGAATCCTGACGCGCAGGCGTGGGCTAAGTTTTTCTGCGAGACGTTTCCGGGGGCCGATGAGGCATTGATGATCGGATGGTTTGCCAATTCCATGATGGCTATGCACGATCATGTCAAAACAGAAGCCAAAGCCGAGGTGGAGCAGCTCAATGCCCACACCTGGGAGCAGGAGCGGGCGGCGGTGGTGAAGTGGCTAGGTAGTGCGAAAGACTCACATCCAGTTATCATTAAGCTTCTGAGTTATGTGTTGGATTGCATTGAAAAGGGCGAGCACTGGCCGGAAGGCGAGAAGACATGACGTGTGAAATCGAAAAGGACAGGGAGTGGGTCGGACAATATGAATGTGCAACTCATGGGGTGTGGTACAGGGACAGCGACAAGAAGCCAAAGGAACTATGTCCAGTGGGGGAGGCCGAGGCGGAGGTCGCTCGGCTCAATGCCCACACCTGGCAACAGGAGCGGGCGGCGGTGGTGAAGTGGCTGCGCGGAGCGGGATGGATGGCAAACCCTAGGGACATCGAAACCGGGGAGCACTGGCAGGAAGGAGGAACAAATGCTAGCAAGTAAATTTGTTGAAATTTATGGAAATGAATTGATTGGAAAATGGGTAAATACCGAGAAAATGGGTTTGTTCCCTGGTGGACGAGCAATAGTTATTGATCTCGGTACAGACCCTAATGCCCCTGAGATTGTTATGAATGTTAAGGCCGATAATTGGCACGAAGAAATAGGGGTATTTGACCATGAGGAAATAAACTTCTGGCCGGAAGGAGGGGCACCATTACTGACGATGAGTCAAATCTTAATACAATAGAAGACTGTCTGCGGTTGTTTATTACAGGTGTGTATGAAGCATACGCACAGAATGGGATAGTTTTCAAATCATTAGATGATATGGAGACATCTCTTCGATGTCACGGATGGATTCCCAACAACGCACCTCTAGTGTTTTCTAAAAGCAAGTTGCTTGGGAGGGAGGGATGACCTATAACACTAATACAAATAAAACACCGTGCACGTCTTGCGGTCGAGGTGACATCGAGGGCCAATGGTGGTCCTTATCGGGATATTCTACAGGCGATAGGTTGGTGTCGGGTTATTACTGTCCGAAATGCGCTCACAAAGTTTTTGATGAACGAAAAAAATATGATGACGAAAGGCGCTGCCTGGAAGGAGAAAAGCACTGACATGGATGAGTTAAAACCGTGCCCATTTTGTGGCTGTACTCAAGTTCTCGTATCACAACGAGATGGTGTGCCTTTAATTGCGTGCAATGAGTGCTGGGGAGAAAACCGGACGATTAAAGCTTGGAACCGGCGTGAAGAGGTCACAGCGCTAGAGGCCGAGGTGGAGCGGCTCAAGGCCAACTGGTTGGGAGCTTTTCTAGGCGTGGTAACAGCCGCCATGTTTGCGATGCTCAGCTGGGTCGCACTCCATAATCCAAATGGGTCACAATCTCTAATCGGCATGGTGTACGGTGTGGTGATGGCTATAGTGGTATCGCTGCTTCCGTGTGCAGTGTCCCTGTTGCAAGGGGAAAGGGTATGTAGTTGACGATGGAAAGAAGAAAACTGGAAATAGAACTGGACAGAGAAATAGCTGAAGAGAACGACAAAGTCTGGGAGATGCAGCATAGCCGCACGTTGGATAAGCTCCAGCGCATGGCTTTTATGTACATCCAGAGGGTCACGACGCTGCTCGAAATACTGCACAAAGTCGACCAGCTCCTCATGGTGAACAGGTCAAAGAAAGAAATCACACGCGCAGAGGCAGCGCTCTATATGCGGGCGTTTTCACTGTTCACACTCGCTGAAGAGAACATGGAGAAGGTCGAGGAAGAATTGAAAAGGAGATGAGATGTGGCATTCAAAACCCTAGAAGAATATCAGCAGCGCGTTGTCGCACTCCACAAGCAAATCCGGCCCTTTGTAGACAGTAGCCACCTCGATGCCAGTGAATTCATCGTCCGCTTTACTCCGGGTGCCAGCCATAAGATGTTTCTCGACCTTTTAGAGGACGAGATTTGCTTGGTGAGTGTCTACGGGGAAGATAGGGGTATTGGCACGTACTATAAAGATGAACACGTCTTTTTTGCGGGTGGGGGAAGTCCGAGAGTTTGGCCTATGGGGAAGGCGCAGAAGATAAGAGAGTGGTTTAAAAAGAACGCTCCCGAAGTGAAGTTGTGGTGAGAGGGATGAGAATTTATGGGTCGATAGAAGAGTACCGGGCGTGTGTTGAGACCTATTACAAACAAATAGGGCCGTATGTCCGCCACGCCCACTTATCTGAAAGCCCTCTCTTCGTCGTATTTCTCCCGGGGGACATGGGAAAAACCTGGCTAAAGCTTTTAGCGAAAGATATTTGTTTGGTTGTTGATTATGGGGGGATAGAGAATGAACGTCTTTCCTATTCGTTCTTCGCTGGCGGAGGCGCTAAAGAAGTTTGGACTCGGCAGGAGCGTCACAAAATACGTCGATGGTTTGTGGAGCGGGCGCCGGATGTGAGGCTTTGAGGAGAAAAAGGATGATTATGGTGATCATCTCTTAAATAGGAGAAAAGTGGAATGAGTACAGAAATCGTAGTTCAAGAGTACATGTTCGAAAATTTGGCAGTACGCATTGGAATGTTCAACGGCGAGCCTTGGTGGGTGGCAAAGGATGTGATGGCGGCCCTAGGGTATGCGGAGAACAGCGACGTAAGCAGCATAACATCGAAGGTCCCCGAGGAGTGGAAGGGTCACAAACGGTTTGGGACCCTTGGCGGAGTACAGGAAATGATTGCACTTTCCGAGCAAGGCCTTTACCACTTCGTCGCCCGAAGCGACAAACCGGCAGCTCTCCCCTTCCAAAAGTGGGTGGCCGGCGAGGTCCTCCCCTCCATCCGCAAAACGGGCTCCTACGGCATCCAAAAGAAGACGCCCGCCGAGATGTTGCTCGACTCCGTGCAGATGCTCGTAGACCAAGAGAAAAAGCAGCGAGAGCACGATACGCGCCTCGTCCGCCTTGAAAAACTCGAGGAACAACGCATCCATGCGACTGTCAAAATGATGGATGAATTCCCCGTCCCAGCTGAACGCGTAGAAGAAGTCTCTGACCGGGCCATGGTCAATCGCGTGGTGCGCAACGCCGTCTATCGAAGCACAGGCCTTCGCCACAGCGATGCGTTTGCGCGGCTATATCGAGAATTCAGAGACAGGACCGGCATCGACCTCTCGGCTCGAGCTCGCAATCGCAAACTGAAAAATGCCCTGGATGCGGCAGAAGCCGATGGTCTCATGGCCAGGCTTTACGCGGTGGCCTACGAAATCTTCGAAGTCCTGCCTATTCCCACTGAATGGTCTGAAGAAAATTAATCCCGTTTAAAAGAAGAAGAGCGCCTACGTGAGATAATCACGTGGGCGTTCTTTTTTTGACGCCATCCTTGGTATAAGAGGGGGACAGAAAAGAAGGTTTGGTGTGACTTATTCCGAACAGGTGAAGGTCTTCGAAAAAAGGATAGCGCCTTTTATCAGCGGGGCCTCGGATGGAATCGAATACGCCGGCTTTATCTGCTCGGTCTACCACTTTTTAAGCGAGGCCACACGACGGGAATGGGACTGGATTGGGCGGAAAAAGGTCGTGGTGCTCGGCTCCGGGGGGCCTAAGAGCCTCGTGATTGGGCGAGGGTGGGATAGGGGTAAGTGGCATAGCCCTGACCCTATAAGCCGCGTAAAAGAGTGGTCCAGGCACTACTGCCCGGGGATGATGGAGGAGAAGGAATGGACACTGGACGGACTGAGAATGAAGAGTCGGGGAGGCTGAGAAAAGCTCTGGGGGTGCTGAGGGAGCTGGCCTACCTGTACGAAAGTCGAGCAGACGATATGGGGAACTACAAAGGGTATCAAGGGCCTATCTGGCGCACCAACATCATCTGCGTGTCAGAAGAGGCGGGAGAGGCGCTGAGGGGGTTGTTAGAAGAGTGTGGGGTAGAGGCTGAGGTAAAAAATGAGTCCGCTTTTGGGGGCCGGCTCGTCGTCATGAGCGTGGAGCTTATAAATGCGGAAGTAGAGCAGATTCGGAGTGAAAGTTTGGAGGCAGGAGGTGTGGCGTGACACCCTTCGAAGAAATCATGGTGGTCTACAAGCAGGTGATGATGCTTCTCAACCATGCGAGACACAGCTGCACGGTCTGGGAAGCAGACCTGGGTGGAAACAACTACGTGGGTACGTGGGTCGCAGTAACTCTTGAGGCAGAACGGGTAATAATTGAGTTGATACGAACAAAAACAAAGGCTGCAGTGTACGCCATAGAGTGTGACCTGCGTGTGAGTTGCCCTGTCACCAATGAAGAAAGTAGGAAGGTACGACGAATGAAGGAATTTTGAAAGATGACGCCCTTTGAAAAGGTTCTGGAAGTTGCGAAACAGGCGTCGATGCTGATTGAAGAAGCGCACCATGACTGGACTTATCCCACGGCAAGCTCTATCCACCATTACGCGATATACAAAACTGTTTATGTGTACGAAGGGTCGTACGTGGGCGTTACAGAAAAAGCAGCGCGGATGCTGCTCAATCTTTTTAAGGAAGTGGCGGATGTCAGATATTCACGCTTGGACCGCGTGGTAACTGTGTCGTGCTGTCTAAGTAGAGAAGGAAGAGACCGAGTCGAGGAGTTATGGAGGAAGGATGAATGACACCTTTTGAAAAGGTTCTGGGGACTCTCAAACAAGCGTCAGTACTCGTCGAAAAAGTAAAGCATGGATGGGCGGTTCCACCTGGACGGCCAAAATACGTATACGTGGGCTCCGTATTAGGCGTGACACGCGAAGCCGCCCTGGAACTAAAAGAGCTGTTAGCAGACGAGCGTATTAGGGTCTGCCTATCTAGCCGCACTATGAGTATCGAGTGCGTTTTAACTGGAATGGAGATGTTGGTACTAGAGAGGATGAGAATAGAGTGACGCCTTTTGAAAAGGTTATGGGAGTTTATAAGAAGGCTGAGATGCTCATCGAGAGCGTTCATCATAACTGGCATTACTCGCGGGACGGGGGAGGCGCCATCTATTCGGGTAGCTACACAGGACTGACATGTGATGTGGCGCACGAATTATGGGCGCTATTCAAAGAAGCAGGAGCCTGGACTTGGATTTCAGCCCGTATCGTGTCCGTGGAGTGCCCCATCACCGACGACGAAAAGGTATGGGTGAATAAGAAGCGAGGTTATAGGGGATGAGACGAAGAAGAAGGCACAAAATAAATCGATGCATCTTGAAACCCACCGAAGACCAGCTGGAAGCGGCTTACTACGCGGTCAAGGGCTGGGCGAAACAGCATGGGGCCTTAATTGAAAATGCTTCGGAGAAAGACTTTTGGATGGACGTTACGGATGGACATGGAATTTTAAGTATCTACTGGCCTAGGCTCAGCACGCTAGAAACAGCGCAATTTGCTTTTGAAAATAGGAAAGGCCGTGTGTTTGCGTTCCAAGACGCCACACAGCGAACACGAGCTCAAGAGATTATGAATATGGGAATCGTGCTCGATGTCTGGGGCGTGTCCCGTAAGAACGCTAAGAGGTATGTGGAGTACCGGAGGTGGCTGAAGGTCGAGCGAAAGTACTTGAGATGGGTGCGGAGACATTTTTAGGGATAGATTAAACAATCACGGAAGAAGAGGTAGGTTTCATGCAACATGCAATTGAACAACGTTGGCACGCGGTGATTCGGTTTTCTGAAGAGTTCACTCGAGTGATGAAAGATGGAGGGTTTACAGGTAATTATAAAGATATAAAAGAACGAGGAGTATACTATCGCGAGTTTGAAATGACAGACGATAAAGTACTGAAGAAGAAGCTGCAGTTAATACATCAAAAAATACGTATCCCAAATTTTAGTGTTGATAGTAGAGTAGGATTTCAACTTACATATACTGAGAGATACCATAAAATAGCCTATGCAAGAGATGATGGTCATAGGGTAGGAAACATGATTCCTGAAGTGTTCCTTGTAAGCTTAAACCCTTCCATATCAGCAGAAGAGTCAATGGCACTCATAGCACAAAGGTCATTGGGTTACTATACGCATTTCAACTATAAATGCCAGACAACACTAGAACACTGCATGGAAGTACTACAAGAAGATAAACACAGAACAGCACAAGATGAGAAGATGGATAGAACAATGTGTGAAAGAGAAATAGACCGACACACACTTGAAAAGAGAGTGTTGAGAATCACCTGCACTGACCCGCAGCACTTTCCGCAGCTCCAAAAGGTTCAGGATGTCCCCGGGGTCGAGGAGGTGACGCCGGAGTCCGCTACTACTATGAAGGTCAAGCTCTCCGTCTTCGGGGCGGAAAAAGAGCTACGGGAAACGACTGAGTGGTACTACGACGGGCACCAATGTATTCAAAAGGCAGAAGTTTCGTCTATAGATATAATAGACGATAGTCGAGAGGAGAGTCCCAAAATGGTGGAGATGACCGAGGCAGAAATCTGGGGGTGGGAGCCCGACGCGTAAACCATACAAAAGGAGGGTATGGGAGGGTTCGCAGCGCTTACGGGAAAGGGGAGATGCTGCTTGAGAATATTCGGCCTAAAAGACAAATGAAAATCAATACTTAAGTATAATTTCCAGATATAAGACTTTTTCCAAGATACATAAACAACGTCAATTAGGATTTACCATATGAAAATTATCTGTTGTTAATTCTGGATTGTCTAACCCAACTTAAAAGGGCTATGCGACCCCCATCCCCGACTCAAAAGGGTGGTGCTTGTACTTACTCCTGAGAAACAGGGAGGAGCACGCAGCATCTTTTGTGTTTAGAAAGTAGTGGATATCTTTAAATTTTTTAGTTGAAAAATGAGTATCAAATTCTCATCCGTTAAAAAATAAAAAAATATAAAGTCGGCGTAAAAATAGCTTAAATGGGTGTCTCTTCTCTTCTCTTCTTTTCTTTCTAACTCTTTCTAATGATTAAAGAATAAGAGAAGAGAAGAGAAGGGGACGGGTGGTGGACACAACATATCCACGAACTCCGGATGCTTTTGGATGTGTCATTTACGCGGACGTGAGATTCAGGGGTACTTCGTAAAGCGACGTAGGCTTAATACGTGGGGGAAGAGTGTATCAGGTGTTTATACTCATTTATAGAGAATCTGGAAGAGATGGGTGAGTTCGGCGAAAACTGCGTTCGCTCGTGTGTAAATGAGCAGTCCGAAGGCAGAAAGTTCCTGCGGAGACTATTCTTTAGCGATATATTTTGCGCGGAATCCTTGATATTTAAGGCTTTTATCCTCCGGCATACGCTTTATTATTTCTTTGTAGCACTTTTTTCCGTAAACATTCCTGTTTTTATTTCTCTAGCTTTTTAAATCTAGGACTATACTTATTTTATTTCCTTTCATTTGTATTCGCATACTTAGGTCTCTTGACCTCCCTCCCTCGAGTGTGGTACTCTCTCAGGAGAAAGTACAAGCATGACCCTTTTCTACCAACTATATCGGGCGAAAGGCTCAATTTTCTCAGCCTCACTAATTCCATATTTTTATGGAAAATATTTTGGTGTGTGCTTTGTGTGTCTTTATCTTACTTTTACTTACTTTAACTTACCTGTTTTTAGGTTTAAATATCCAAAACTGTCCCCTAACCCCGTTTAAGAGGTGTTTATATGTCGTACGAAAACGCACAGAATCCTACAGATGTCCCCGATTCCTCCTCGGCTGCCGCCCTATCGGACGCAGTAGACCTTGTTCTTGATCAAGACTTGATTCTTTCGCGGCAAGGTCAGAACCTTTCTGTAAGCCCGCCTAGCGCTCTTCCCTGCCCCGAGGGTCCCGAGATGCCACCCCTCGACCTTGAGGGCGTTCACGTGGCGCCTGGAGTGCTCTTGCGGAAGCCGCGCTTGCCGGCGGTGCGCCTCGATGCCGCTCAGTATCTGACCTTTCCCGAAGAATGCGCAACCCCTTTCACTCTTCTAGCTCGAGAGGTAACGCATCAGTGCCCGACTATCTCGCGAGATACCTATCACCAATTAAGCCTATACCGGTCTTTTAAGCCGGTAGAACTGGGTAGCCTTCTTTCGTACGACGCAGGTTGTTTTGTATCTTTGGCGCATGCTATTATTAAAGAAGATGGCAATGTGCATAAGTTTGCCCTAGATACGCAAGCTACGCACTATGATTGGTTACGCATTTCTGCTACAAAGTTCGTAAGACTTCTTCTTCACCCTGAGACATCCCTACCCACTTTTGTAGATAATAGCCTATCATATTTTGATGGTTCTTTAAATGGTATATCTTCTTCTGAATTTCCTTCTGAATTTCCTTCTGGTCTCCTATCCTTAGATGCTCTTTACCGCGTCTTTTTCTTAGATAGGGCATTACCTTACTATGTCTATTTATATGCAATGGATATTCGAGGCGAAAGGGCGATGCTTAAGGCTGATGAACTTGCCTTTATTTCTACGTTTGATTATTATACTTTTGTAGCGGCTATTACGTATCTAGGAAGTCTTTTATTAATGGCAGCAGAAGGTTTTAGCCGTATTCTTTATGAGGGTGTTCGTTGGATGCTTTTGCGCGCTTATTGTAATTTAGGTATTTTAGAATGGACAATCGTAAAAGCCCACTTATCTAAGGACAATCCAGACTATAGCCGAATTGTTTTTTCTGGTATGTTGTCTCCTTCTGAACGATTTAACTCCAAGGATACTACATGTGATTCTTATGCGCAATATGGGTGGGAATCTTTTCGCCGTACATCCAATGCGCCATTTTACTTAGCATCGATAACTCAGATTGCATTCTTTAATTCACATAGATATGAGTCAAGTGATAGATTATTTGATTTACAAGACCGTTGTTTAAGTGGAGGATATGTTCCCTACAAATCAACAACTCTAAAACGAAAGATTAGTGAGGAGCATTACAGAAAGAAAGATTTAAAGCGCTTCTGTACTTATGCTTTAGAAGAAGAAGAATGCATCTTTTGTCGTATTCCTATCACCGAAGATAACACACTAGATATAGCACACGAATTATATTTTCTGTTTGAATTATTAGGTATTAATAAGCAGGATTTTGGTGGTACTAAGTATTTACCGTACTTTTTACAGAAAACTAAATTAGAAGAAGTACGCTCTTCTAATCCAACTTCCAATTTAATTCCTTCTTCTTTGTGTTTTCCTTTACCACCTAATTTGGGTATAAATCGTTTCAAATCGGAACCTATTTATCGCTTTGACTTTGCTCGATATTTACAAGTACGCTATTCTATAACGTTTAATCCCTTTATCTTGGACACTATTCCGCGTCTTATTTACCGTAGTATCTTTGATGAGCAAGCAAATACTTTAACACCAATAGCTCAACTTCGCGATGAATATTCAAAGTTAAATGTCTTATATGAAGATAGTCTTGCTAATAAAAAGTATGATATTAGCAAAGGTGCCTCGGATGAAGCTGCCCGAAAATTAATGCAAGGGGAGGCTAAAATAGAATTATCTGATCTCGAAAACAAAATTAAAGAATCATTACTTGAATTATTTTCAACTATTTTAGCTAATCAATTAGATTTAGAATCTTATCGCACTAGTAAATTAAATAAAGAGGACCTTATCTCTTTGATAACTTCGTCCAATTCTTTGAAATCATGGGAGATTTATTTATCGCTTGAAGACTTAACACAGATGTCAACTGTTATTCATAGTTCTTATTCTAATCCTTCTCCTAAAGCAATTATAGCTAAGACTAAAGCGTTATCTATAGTCGTACCTGACTCTATTTCTGATACAGTTTATTTACCTCGACCAAATGTTAATCATCCTGATGCCATGTTCTTTGCGCTTAAGGTTCCACCCGTGAGTGCTGAAACAATGATTGTTACTTCTTTCAAAAATATTCTTTACGCTGGTTTTTCGGGTGTATTACAAGGCATTATATCTAGAACTATTGAAAATGATGAGCTTACAAAACCTAAGACACGTACTTATAAAGTTTATCCTTACACTTTTGTACCGTTAGCTACGCTTTGTGGGAATAGAGGTTTAATGCAAAGCTTGGGAGAGTACATCGATATGCCAACCATTATTGATATTTATCAGAATTTACAGTTAGAATATCCTCAAACAGATATTTTTGCTTTAGCGTGTCGCATGGGAATAACTCCATATTGGATGGAGCAGCATTTAGGGTCGACAAACGCTAAGCATTATTTTGAGCTAAGCAGTAGGATTCGAATGAATCCTATTGTCATGGAACAGTTGGCTTCTATTTACTCTATTCCAATCCCGGATCATATTCCTACTTTAACCGTTGCGGATTATGACCGCATACGTAATTCAGGTCGAGTTTTAAATTATGTCCCACGCTTTACGGATATCAATGACCAATATATTCGCAAATTGTTTTCGCCCGATATGACTAAGGCAGACAAGAAGTGCCTTCTCGACAATTGTAAAGGCCACACCTGGAAATCCATCGAAGCCCGTGCTAGAGTCATATCCAAGAAGATGCTCGAAGAAGAACGAGTCTTCAACATCAACATCCTCCCTGTCCGCAACTATACAGCCAAGACGAGAGAGCTCTTGGAGCGCAACTTCAACACTGCTTTGAACGTTGACCACCGCCTCAAAGTGGACGATACTAAGAAGACTGAAGCCGCGTTAAGAAAGAAATACTTGACGCCCCGTCCTCGGAGGCCGCTATGAGTAAGAAGCCTGTAACAGAGAAACCTTCTACGGAAAAGCCCCTTGTTAGAGTCAACACTAAAACGTTTGTGGATACGGGTTTGGTGTGGCTAATTAATCGTTTCCTCCACTTGTACGGCTTTGCCATTGCATACGACATGAACGAGGAGACGGGTGAATGTTCAGACTTCTACGTCTGCCGCACTATCTTCCGAGGATTCGAGGAGCCTTTTGACAGCGAGGGTTACGAGAGGGTGGCTCGGTACATGAAGGAAAACGCTGCCGAGCTCTATACCGAGGCTGAGTACCCCGTCGCCGCAGACTTCGTTCACCGCGGCTCCAGAGACGCTCTCCTTCCTCGTTGACGTCTCGGGGGTACCTCTGGTAGGCTCTCTCTAACATGGTCCAAGTTCGGCGGCTGCTGCCGGCTCTAGTAATGGTTCTAGGGCTTGCAGCAGCTGCATTTTTCTCGTATGCTTTAGGTAGCTCGAGTTACCTCGGGTCAGCGCTCTTCAGACTCCCCCCCGGTCTGCTGAGCGCTTTTTTTCTTGCGTCATCACTCGTCTACGCTTATAGTGAGTTTCTCGGAAGCTCTCCTGTGTTGGTTGTCATTGTCCGTCCATTCTCTCCGCCAGTCCCAATGGATTCACCCGCTGCTCCTAACCAGTGGGTGAGTTCTATTTTTTGATTCTAGAATCTCGTATTCCCCTATACTTCTCGTAGAAATGGAGACTCGCCGTGTCCAAACCCTATCGTGAACGCGCAGAGCTTTTTGCCCAAAACCCTCAAGGGCGTATTTACGGCGGCTTTTATCCGGGGCAAGGCTTTGGGACGTTTGGTGGAGGGGTAGACTCTGGAGAAGACCCACAGGAAGCCGCAGCACGTGAGTTTCAAGAGGAGTCGGGTTATCCCGTATCCAACGTGCGCCCAGCCCCTGTCGACCCCTACGTCGAGGATTGGAAGCCTCTATCGAAGAAGCCTGAGTACGCTAACGACCCCAAGTTCCAAGAACGTTTTAAGAAGTTCAAGGGTTCACGTACTCATTATTATTTAGGGGATATTGCTGGAAAGCGTAAATCTAAAGGTTCAAACGACTCGGCCTATCCTTTTGAGTCTGTCCGATTTCGCGCAGCACCAACTGTTATCTCCAAGCATGAGAAAGATTTGCAGTCGGTTACTGACCCTATAGATGTCGCACGATTACAGCAGCGTTTGGCTGTGTTGCGAAGTCTTCAAGGGACTACAAAAGAAGCGGAGGTTTTACCCGTGAGCGTTTTTTCAGCGGCAGGATATCAGGCTGCTTTTGAGAAGTTGGCGCTTCCTCGCTGGGAGCAGATGGCTAGGAAGTTCCCGGAGATATTGGAGGGCAAGGATCTCCTAAAGTATCGACTGCGCAGTTACTTACAGGCAAAGGATAAATGGAATACGTTATATCCTCGTACTCCGACTAGAGACGCACGTGCTATGTATGACAGGGATTTCTTTCCTAAAGACATACGTGACTTTAATAGGGGACTTAACTCTGACGACCTATTTAATCTGCGTGGGCGAAGCCAAATAGCTCCATTAAAGTATCCCTATCCTGAATTAAAAAATACACCTTTTCAGGAACGGGCATTAGAGGCGTATAAGAAGCTCCCACTCGAGGCGGGTGGTCTTACGCGGAAAGAGCGTGTACGGGAACTCTGGAAGCGGGATAAGCCTATTAGTTCTATAAGGGATAAAGCATTATACCAACCAGAAAGTGATTTTGTTCGCGCTACTCGACCTATAATGTCCACGTTATAGGGCAATGTAAAATTAGTGCGGAGGTACGTAGATATGCCCTTCAAATCCAAATCTCAGCAGAGATTCATGTTCGCCTCCGAGGCTGAGGGCGAGCTTCCCAAAGGTACGGCTAAGCGCTGGGCGAATGAAACAGAGAAAAAGAAGGGCGGCATCGAAGCGCTGCCGGAGAAGGTGAAGCCTTCTAAGAAGACGGCAAGCGCTATTGCTGGGGTTATTTTGGAAAAGCGTGGGGATGCTGCTGGCCGTGATTACGCGGAAGAACCAGAAGAGCTTCTACTTCAACGGCGTGCTGCAGCAAAGAATTTAATGTTATACTATTTAAATAATTCGAATTCTTTTCAGCAAAAAAAGGATGGAGTAACAGACATATATTCGCAGCAGCTACCAGAAGAGCTACATACACAGGTTCGAGAGGCTTTTAAGGGGTATAGACCCTTTCCACGTAAGGAGGCTAGTGTTCAAATGGCTAATCGTATCGGAGCTTTGTCCAGTTTTGTGAAGAATGCAGCGAATCCTTTTTATGATGACGGCAGGCAATCGGAGCGTCTCGACCCCAAAACAGTAGGTCTTTTGAGCGCGTTACCGATTGATGTCCTAGGTCCCATAGCGTCAGGATTGGGCGCACCTAAGGGCAGAGGTGCAGCGGCCGTTGGTGGAAATATTGTCGGTCAACTAGGAGGCGCTGCATTAGGAGCAGGAGCAGGCGTAGGGTTGGGTTCTCTAGGTGCTCTCCTAGGAATTAAAGACCCAGAACTTCTCCAGGGTATATTAGGTGGCGCTGGTCTTCTTGCAGGAAAAGGTATCGGAGGTGGCTATGGTTATCATTTAGCCACTAAAGATGCGGTTAGAAAAGAGGCCGCTTGCGCTTCGAGCCCATCCTCTTCTAAGCCCAAAAAAATGAAGAAATCTCCAAAAGAGATTGCGAATAAAGTTTGGACATCCAAAAAAAAATGAAAAATTCAATTGAAAAAATTGCTGCGCGTGTATTGGAAAAACAAGAGATAACTAAAGCTCTCCCAAGCGCGACTAAATACGATGAGTCTCGTACGAAATTACCCCTTGGCACGATGGCGGGTACAGTAGGTGCTGGTTTCTTAGGTAATTTGGCGGTTGCACGCCATATAATGCCCGACTGGCTTCCTCCTGGGGAGGATATGCTACCAGATATGGAATTTGATATGCCGGATGGTTCTAAATGGTCACCCCCAAAAAAGACATATCCGACAGAGATAGACCAAAAACATTTATATGATTCTTTAGATGAGTCTATGTGGTCTAAGCATGTAGGTGGCAAGCCCGTGCTACATCATAGAGATCCTCTATTCCAAGGAACGAGGGGTCCTTATTCCATGAATCTTAATGATTTACCTGAAGTGGTGCGTGACTCGATGCGTGATACTGCGAAATTTGATGTGGATAAACCTTATGTGTATGTTCCACGTACATCATCACCGGAGATATTAGCGCATGAACTCGGTCACAGTTTGGAGTCTAGGCCGTTGCACTATGCGCGTATGCTAGGCGGAATTACGATGTCAAAGCCCTGGGCTATTCCTGCAAATATTGCTTCTGTTCTTGCATATAGAGCGGACAAAAAACATCCAGGATTAAGTGATGCTACCGTATATGGGTTAGGCGGAGCAGGGGCTTTAGGATTGGGTGCAACCTTAGGCAATGAATTTGGTGCTAGTCTTAAAGGGTATAAATTGATGAAGCAGGTAGGTTTGAAACCGCGAGTTGGAAAAGCTTTTATTCCTAATTTGTCATATCTCACAATGGGAGCTTTAATGAACGGCATCCCGATGACATTAGCAGCTAAGAGATTCATAGACAATAGAAAGCGTGATTCTTTAGAGCGTGCAGCACAGGCTCCTACTCCGGGACTATTGCGTAAGTAAAAAAGAAAGGAGGCTTTATAGTGGACAATTCTATGCTCGACAAAGCCCTCGGCTTCATTTCGTCTGTGCAAGATGCGCGTAAAGAGGGCCGAGATGAGCTCATGCGAACTATTCTCCCTGAGGTGTTGCAGCCTGAGGAATTAAAACAGGCTGCTGCCCCTATGAAGGAGGAAGCCTCCAAGACGCTCCATGCGCCTAAGTACGACAGGCGTATGAAGTTCAACACTGCCCTCGAGCGAAGTCAGAACAAGGCGACAAGCGAGGAGCCAGTACGGGCTGAAGAAGACCCGGCGTGGTTGAAGGAGGCAGCGGAGAAGGTTGCTATTTCGGAAGGACTTGCTATCAGAGCTCTTACACGTGCGACGGAGGGTGCTACTGATGCGGCATCTGCTTTTAAAGCAATAAATAAATACCCGCGTATTAATTTACGAGCCCAAGGTGTAACGGACCCTACGATAAGGCGAGAAGCCTTACCATATTTTAAGGAGTATACTGAAGCCGCTTCGCAGGTTGCTAATCCAGCAGCACTTACACCAGAAATGTCTGAAAGTCTTTTTTCTCGTCTATTTTCGTCTCAAAATAGATTGGGAGAAATTCTTGGCAAGCAAGCTGGTGATCCAGATTTTGATGGCATCACGGGAAGAGAAGGCGTGGTCACAGTTGAGGATGAGCTCGAGCGCACGCCTCCGCTGCCTATCGAAGAGCCAATGGAATATGACGTGGCGAATAAGCCTGTAATGCAGAAGTTGGCTCTTGCTGACCCCCCCCCAGTAAATAAAGGAATTTTCGAAGTAGCTGAACCTACAGCATCAGAAAAAGCTCTACCTATCGTAGGTGGCCTAAGCGCGGGTATCCTCCCCCTGACTGGAGCTTTTTTTAATCCAAATCCTTCGCTGAAATCTTTAGGAGTCGCAGGATTGGCTAGCGCTGGATTCGGGTTGGGAACTTACGGCCTCTTGCGGCATAGACAGAATAAGCATCGAGAACAAGCTCAGAAATTCGTTGATCGCCTTAATGCTGTGGCACGTTCTCCCATGGAAGATTTTGCGAGAGCTGAAATTGAGAATGTAAATAAGACCGCCGCTTATCCCGAGGATGAGTCTTTCACTCAGCGTCATCCCTGGGTTCTTCCTGCGGGCGTAGGCCTTCTTGGGGCGGCAGCGGGGGCAATTCCAGGAGGACTTTTAGGCGGAAGGCACGCAGTAAAATCTGTTACGAAGCGTTATAATAAACGCTTGGCGGACCTAGGTACTGAATTCTCAGATGCTACTAACATCTACGGAGGAGCGGCTGCAGGTAAAGCAACATCTAAAGCTAAACTAGATGAATTAGAGCGTGCTGCACGCGACGCGGAAAAGGCTTTCGCCAAAGCTACCGAAAACAAACCCGACCTCGGGTATCACAAAGCTTTAGGCCATGTCGGCGGCGGCACCCTCGGGGGCCTCACGGGCGGTTCCCTTGGCGTGCTCGGGGGCTTAGCTGCCAACAAGCCCCAGCCCTGGGAACAGTAGACGCTCACCACTCCCTTCTCCTATAATTCTCCAGCACTATTCGTTTTCTAAGAGGAGGCGTCCGCCGATGTCGAATAAGATTGACCTTTCAGGCGGGTTCAATCGCTTGAAGCCCCATAACATTGCGGAAACCAAGAACGCAATGTTTGCTCATGCGAAGACCTACGCGAACCGCACAGCCCGGGAGGCGGATGCCACGCTCACCGCGGACGATATAAATACCGTCGCTATCCAAACTAACGAAAAGTCGATGTGGCTTTTGACAGCGAATGGTCCTCCTCCAGTGTGGGTAGAGCTCCCCGTGGCCTATGTCGCTCCCACGTTTTCAGCGTTTGCTATCGCAACCCAGACTACGCCACTCGAGGTCGGGGACACGATTGCTGCCGCCAGGACGTTTACCTGGACAACGACTACACCCACTAGTCTCGAGGCAAATTCGATAGACCTCGCTGACACAACCCTCGGTCTTTCTATCGCTACGGGTTTAGCAGACGACGGCACGCAAGCCACAGCCTATCCCGCAGCTCCAATTCAAAAGACCTCGGCTCTCTCACACGTTTTTGGGGTACGGGGTTACACGAGCCGCGGGTCTTCGATTATTCGAAGCTACACTGTGTCTTGGTATTGGAGACGCTTTTCGGGCACGAGTGCTTTGACCAGTCTCAATGAAGTGCAGGTTGAGGCGCTTACAACGAGTGCTTTGGCCAGTGGATTTGCCGGCACCTATGTCCTCGGGGCGAACGATTACAAGTACATCTGTTACGCCGCAGCTCTCGGCACAGCCACATCTTTCGTAGATGCGGGAACAGGTTTTGCTGTTGCGATGAATGCTCCGGACACGGTCTCTCTGACCAATGCTTTTGGACAAACGACCAACTATAACGTGCATCGGACGACCAACACAATCGTGTCGGCCATTAACATCGTGGTGGCGTAATGACAGCAATACCCGGAAGCGTTCGTGTAACAGGTTTTCTCGCTCCCTCGGATTCGGCTGATACCTACGCGGTCACGGATGACACGTACCATCGAGGCGGTTTTCGTCCAGTTGCTGATGCGGCTGCGCGCGATGCGATAACAGAAGGCCGGCGCAAGGTCGGCATGCTCGTTTACTGCATCGCTGAGGACAAGTATTACCAGTGCACGGTTGCGACGACGCCTCCTACTTGGGCAGAGGCTGCTTTTGGTGGTGATACCCGAGAGGGCGTTTGCGAGTTGGTCACTGCCAATCGTATGGTTCTCCCAGCGGACAACCGCCTTTTCCTAGAGTCCGATGCTGCAGGCAGCTCTGTAACGCCTATCGGAATGACGATTGACCAGGCCCCCTTTGTTCTTTTGGATGATGAAGGCTGGCAGGTCACGTTTAAAGTTGGTATGAACGACGATGGTGACCCCGTCCCTGTTTTTGCGGCCTGCTCTACAAGCGAGATGTCCATCGATGATGCGACGTTCATCCAGACGCTTTATAGCGCGCAGCTGGGTGATTATCTAACCGTCCGGTATGCGTATGCTGGAGCTCGTCGTGGACGTTTTCTCGTTGTGGGCGGTAAGGGCACGTGGACGGATGACCTAGGCGGCGTCCATGTTTTTGGCAGCTCGGGAGCTATTAACGTTGCTACGACCATGTATGTCGATGGCACGGCCGGCGACGACGGCAACGATGGTCTCGCGTGGCTTACCGCGAAAAAGACCTTCGGCTTTCTCATTGCTGGCGCGACCGATGCCATTTCGCACGAGATCAATGCCGTACTGACCATCAACTTCCGCAACGACATCCGAGCTCGAGACGCCAACGGGCATCTTGTCCTAAAAGGGTTCTACGGCACAGGACGAATTGATTTTGTCGGCACGCTCACTGCGGTTGAGACTTTCACGGCGACCACTTACGAGAATGACCCCGCAGTACGTAGCTCTCGAGTCTGGATTCAGGACGGCACCAAGTCATGGACTCCAGGGCAATGGCGGCGGCACTTCGTCGGCTTGGCTCCTGGCTCGGCTTCCTACCCTGTTTATGACAACGATGCGACCACACTCAACCTTGCGCTGCACGCGAGTCTCGTAGGAGCGCCAGCAGGAACGATCTACAAAGCGCCTGAGTTGCTGGAGGAGTTGGAATCCGACCCTGGCGTCAAGTACGACTTCGGCACATTTCCATCGATATATTTTGGCATAAGGAATTGCGGAGTGCCTGTGGCCATAAGCAACCTCTGGGTTGATGAGGCGATGTCGTCAAACGACGGGCCTGTCTTCAGAGATTGCTATGAAGTGAACCTGTACCGGGTGGCGTTCACAACGATGTCCACTTCCTACATAACTTCCATCAATCACTTCGGCTGCTACTACAATCTGTCGAACAACAGCTACGTTCTTGACGGGTACAGCTATTCGAGCTTTTCGAACTGCGCGCTTCATTCCCTGGATGACACTGGCTGGGGCTACAACTCATACGGTCACTCTTCGGCATATTTCTACCACTGCATCTTCAGCCGACAACTGTTCGGCGTGTACCTCTCGCACTTCGGTGCTGTTCTATTTCAAGAGGGAGTCTATTTTGAAGACTGCGATCTCGGTGTCGGGACAGCAGGTGGAGTTGTCGAGCTTGTGCATCCCGGTGGGGTTACGCCGCAGGTGCGGTTTGATACATGCGACAAGGCAATTCAGGGCACCGGCTTATTGTTGCGCCTGGACTCGACAGAGGTTGCTGTTTGGGACGTCGGCACGGAGATCGTGTTCGGCACAGATGACGAGGGCACATTCGCGGAGCTGTCCGCGAAGACGCTCAAAGGTCGCGCGGGTTTGAATGTCATCTATTCCAATGTGGACTTCGACCTCAACGTTCCCAACGAGTATGACAACACGACTTCGGAGCTCTACGCTGTTAATTATCAGGATGCCATCGACGAGGTTGCAGCTGCAGGCGGTAAAGGAACCTATCTCGCTACGTTCACAGAGACAAACATAGACCTTGTCGACGATACTGATTTTACGGCAATAGAACTAAGCAGTTTCTGGACTGAGGGTATGGGTTATACGCTCGAGATTACTCCAACGTCCGCCACAGGAAATTTGACGGTCATTCTTTATCAGGATGCAGCACGTCTAGTCCCTGTGTACATGTTGATTTCAGATTTGAGTGACGCAGATACTTGGCGTTCTTCTGAGGCTTTTGGTTTTGAGCTCGAGACAGCGGGCACCCTTTATGGAACAGCTTTTGTTTCAGGGGCAGAGCCCGGTAAGGTTTTTAGTATCAGCCTTTCGACTGTAGTCGTGCAGCCTGTTGATCCACCAGAGCCTCTCACGGGTCCTTATGGAGACGGCATCGAGGACGATGGTGGCGGCCTGCCCCGCATCGCGTTCCCGAGCGATGGTGGGTTTGCTTTTGTGAGCCATAAGCTCGAGCTCAAGCCCGACATCACAGCGGATGTGTACCCGACCCTGACCGCCGCGGGCGTCGCTATTACGGGCGCGGTCACGACGACCACAGATGAGGACGTGCCGGCCAAGAAGCGATTCACCGCTGTGGGTATGGACTACCTCGCCGCGAACGGTCCTCCGGTAGCTGGGACGTACCTGGCAGGGCATGAGGTCCTCGACCTCTCGGGAGTCAAGTGGCGCTGCATTTCAGACGGTACACCGGGCACGTGGGTATTGGTGGACTTCGTTGCGGATGATGTCGCTGACTATGAGACGGCGCTACTTACTCCAGGAGATTCTGAGGTCGTTGAAATTCTAACGACTGGTGATGTTGGCTATTTTCAGCATATTCAAATTTGGGGAGTTGTAGCTACAGCAGCTGAGTACTCGAGCGAGTTCCGTGCGCGCATCTATCAAACCTCGAATATTTTAGGGCGGGAGATGGTTTGGCAGGGTGTCGGTACCGTGCGTCAATCTTATTTGACGGTACTTCTTCCCGCTGCTACTGCGTCTGCCACCGTAGATAATGAAGATGTTTTTGATACGGATGAAGCCTGCGTGGTCTTTGAAGATAATACGCGTTACGAATTAGCACGTATAAACAGCAGAAGTACCGCGACGGTTTCTTTTGATGAGGTTTTAGTGGACCCTTCATCCTGGGCAATCAACACATTAGTTTGTAGCTCTGCTCAGTTTGACATGGTTCCTTTCAGGAATACAGACGGGACTCCGGCGAATCGCCGTCGAGCATTTTTGCATATTCGAAATGATAGCGCGGGAAATGAAGTGGTATTTTTTATCCGCGTTATGCCTATGAGTACGGGCATTATTGGGGGAGGTTTGGCATGAGAGGGACTTTGGTAGGAACAGGCGAACAAGCTATTCTTAATCTCAAGCCTGCTTTATATTGGGATGCTCGAATGGCTCAACATGCTATTGGTCCTTCCAGGTATGGAACTTCCCTAATACCTATAGAAGTCTATGAAACTACGAGCCAGGTTAGCACAGCACAGTGGCTGACGATGCGTGACGATAAGCGCATGGGATTCATGAAAAATGGCATCGATACAAATGCCGGAAAAGATGAATGCTTAGGTTCTGTCGGAGCTTTCTACGCTTCCACTACGAATTATTTTACAGCTTATACTACTTCTAAGTATGGCTTTGCGGTTGTTACTCCAACTGACCCTTCACAGCTCACGGAAGATGCTGCTGAATTCCCGGATGTCGTCCGTGACCCCGCTATTGCAACGAGTCGTTATCGTATCTTTCTCGATACGTCTATAGATGCAGTAAACGATTGTGTGATGGAGAAATCACAGACTCGTAGTAGTACGTTTGTTCGTACTTTCCAGGTTCTTGTGCGTAATACAAACGGTTCCACTGACCCAAGTAGTCTCATAGAATTGGGTTGGAATAGTACAGCGGGGACACGGACTACTGTCGCAACTCAGTTTCGATATCTAGGATTTAATGGGTGGTATGCGGCAAGTATTCTAGTAGAGGCAGGCGGCACAACGGGATATCTTTCAATAAAGGCGACTGCTGATACGGCTGTTTGGGAGATAGCTCTTCCACTCTGGTTTACTTCAACGGCGTCAATAGAGCGTATTACTCGTTCAGGTTTTTCGGCTGTGAGCGGTGCACGTTATAAGTACGCGGTTAGAACGCCAGCTGACCTCGTTTTAAGGTCTAATGGCTGGCTGGCGATGAGTATCGTTCTCCCTGATAGGTCCGTGAGTAATGGGCATACGGATAATCTTGGGAATGCTAACTATAGATTCATGGGTCTATTTGATTTATCGGCTAGTACATGGAGGCTTAGGGCTTCTATGAGTGATACGTATGACCGAGTAGTTGTTACGCTCGGAGACACAAGCGGGACTAATTTTGCATTCTTAGACGGTCCATCTGATTGGGATGATTTCGCCGGGTTGGGGATTGTTGCAACGTGGTATACATCGAACGAAAGTACTTTCGCAGCTCTTTATGTCAACGGAGTACGGATGGATTCTATTCAAGATCCATTGACTTGGTACCCACAAATAGGACCAGTTGGAAAAATAATAATCGGTAACAGCGCAGAAGATGGCACTTCTGCGGAGACCTTTATTTCGCGGGTAGCTTTCGGGAACAATCGTTTGCACCGGTCAACAGCTAGGATGCTCTCAAATCATATGTATAAGTTAGCGCGAGGAAAAAATCCAATATGAAAAAACTTACGTTTGAACAAATGGCCTTTTCGCGTGCGTCAGACGCTTGGTGTCCAGTTACGGGTAGAGCGTACGGCCCTAATATCCCGCGTGTTCATTCTGAGAGAATTCTTGCCAGCGTTGGAAATGCGAAGATTTATAATCGCTTTTCGGAGAGTCAGGGCTTCGTACGTTATAGCGATGAACCCGGATGTTATGATCGTCCTGGAGAGCAGACACACGTATTTACGGAGCAAATTCTTTACTTAGAATCCTCTCTTTCAGCTATTCCTACGTTTAGCCGTGGACCTTGTGGGGATGGGTTATCACAAGATGGACGCCCTCTCGAGGTTTTTACTGTTGGAACAACCGGTCCCAGCGCTGAGTGGTTCCTTATTGATACCTTGATTCACGGCAATGAACCCGACGGTATTCTAGGAACGTTTGCGGCATTTGTTACGCTTGCATGGCACGAGGATTTTGCCCCGCTACGTGACCAATATAGCCTCGCTCTCATGCCTTGCTGTAATCCAGATGGTTATTATATCGGACAGCGCAATCTCAATCTTTTAGGCCCTCATCCGAGTGGTACTCCGACGGGTATTAACTTGAATCGAGTGTGGCCTTGGTTTTGGGATGAGTTTATCCCTACGGACGGGGAGTCAAAAGGCGATGTACCTATAACTTGCACGTTGGAATCTATTGCTATGGAAGCGTGGCGGGCTCCATTAGGCGTCCCGAAGAAGATAGCGTGGGCACTCGACCAGCATGCTACAGCCGGCGACGGCGCTCGATACGCTTCAAGAGATAGGTGCTTCCGTAATATCGACGAAGATGAGATGGAAAAGATTTGGGCAGACTGGACGTTGCTTCGTCTGCTGCGTTCTATCCAAGCAAAGCGCGTGCACGAAGGTCCTAATCCAGACCTTTGGATTAACTACTTCCGGTCTCGGTGGAGGCCACATTGGCATTCGTACCTTTCGACACTTTCCAAAAATGGCAACGGAGGAATTCCGTGCTGCTCTTTTGTGGGCGAGCATAATAAGGTCTCTAGTCAGGTTGTCACGTCTGATTTGGAAACGTATAAGTCCGCATCTGACTTCAATTTCGATCATATCATCGCGCTGGCTCTTGTGGCGCAAGGCGGTATTACCGAGCGTAAGGCGGCCGTTTTTGTTGAGCACGAGGTTGGAGATAACCAAGTCCTGAACTCTGATTTTGCTCAGTGGAATTCACTTGATGCTGAATATCGTCCCAGTTGGTGGAGCTTGGGGCGCGCAGACCTTTTAGCATCAGAGCGTGCGGAAAGACACATGGAGGGTAATGGGCGTCCCGCGCGCTTGCAGGTAGATGTTTTAATGGAGATTGAGGAACCCAACTACTGCGATAGTGTAGGTGGAAACGACATAGTGCTCGCGCACGGCGTTACAACTTCAGCTGTTATTTGTGCGAGAGCTCCGGCTGAAATAGGTATAGGAGTCCTCGCTGTCTATTCGTGGAATTTTGAATTAGACCCAGTAAAACTATTTGAAGAATCGTATCTAGCCGACCAACATAAACAATGGAGGTTAGGTAAGTCGAGCGTCACTAGTGCCATTTATTTGGTCGGCTTAGGTGAGCGTACGGCTCCGTTGGATGCGGTCTTTACCAAGCACACATTGAGTGCAGGTGTATGGTCAGAGACAGTTCTCGTTACCCACACCGATTCTTTAGAAGATGCGGGTGCGTGTTTAGACCATGCCAATGGGAATCTCTATATCTTCGGAGGGCGCGGAAGTGCAACCTCCTCTTTAAAAGTTTATAAAGCAGATTGTACTGCTGAGACTTTTACGGAAGTAGGTACAGATCTCTGGGCTTCTGGTCGATACGGGATGGGTTCCTGTTTCTGTTCGGGCGGTGATTTGGGCGGGATGATTGTTTTAATAGGTGGAAATAATGATGGAGAGCTTGGTCTAGTTGTTTCAGTTTTTGACACGAGCGATAATTCTCTTGATTCGTATTTAGTTGACCCAGGGGATTCTGGCCTTGATCCACCGTCTATTATGCATTGTGCATGTGTGTATAATGGATATGATACGATATGGTTCTATGGCGGGGAATCGATAACGGGAGCGTTAATTTACCCTTCAGCCTATTCTATAACATGGAATGGGACTGGATTCGACCCAATAGAGATTCACATGCTTGCGGCAGGTCTTTCGGATGATGGTGACCCTGAAGACTTTGCGGGTGATGAGGACTGGATTCGCCCGTTCCGCTATTGGCGAGGGGTACGCGCGCGTGACCCGGATACCGGTCATTACGTGCACATGTTATGGGGAGGACTCGAGCGTCTATCTGATGGGACCGACGAGACCGACCTTACCTTTCGCCGTGGCTTCTATACACACTATCTCGACACAGCAGAGATGGGTCGACCTTCGGATTATAACTTTGGTTACCTACGTTATAATACGCATTTTGATGTGCCAGTAAATGCGAAGATGGCTGTTTCTTGGAGTATGCGAGCTGACACGGTGGATGACGATACGCAGTCTGCAGCTTATGCGCGACTCAATAACGCCCCAGGCGATAGTATCCTTGGAATTTTGACGACTCGTCGCGTACGAACATATTACATGCATCCTCCGCAATGGTGGTGGCGTGAGAATGCGAGTATTGATTGTCAGATGAAGCAGCCTTTGGATACCGAGGATGAATTACGTACGTACATTCGCGGTTATAGACAGGGCCAAGAACTTTTAACAGATGCTCCGATGGTACAGATGGATACGCTATGGCCGTCTTCTTGGAGTCCATTTGGAGTGACACGAGCTGTTGAGACTGCGACTTGGGCTAATACGTTGGACCCTCGGTGGTGCAGAGTGCAAATTGATTGGCTTCCGAGTGCACCGTTTATGGCAATGACGAATGACGTCAAGCTCGTGACTATTGGAGGAGACGAGGGTGGTCATATCGAGCTGTGGGCTGTAAACCCTGGAGATAATCAGCGAGAATACAATCGTAGGAATGTAGTTGGACCGTCCGAACCCGTTTTCAGGCTAAGACAAATTGTCGGGGAATCCCTAGAAGAATTAGATATCCCCTGTTATTGGGGTGGACATATCCGAGATATCGCAATAGGTAGGTTTGATTCTCCCATACAGTTTGAGCTGTGGAATCATTCGGATTACGGCAGTGGTCTTGTAGTTCGTAATGGTTGGGCCGAAGGATGGATTCGCATTTCTAATAAAACCAACCTCGCGGAGTGGGTTACTCTAGGTGGAGTAGTTGTTCATGGTGGAGGTTGGTGGGGAGAACCCCAAATGCTCGAGATGGATAGGGTTTGGCGTAATAAATACGTTGAGACTTCTTTTCCGCAGGGTGCGCTTCACATAGGAGATCGCGATCCGACATCAGGCCAGGTCTCTTCTCGTGGCGTGTTTCGTTATAGCGATACTTTTAATCGGGTAGATGACTTTAACTTGGGAAACGACTGGCTTGTTATGCATCAGACGGGGAATGGTTGGAATGTTTCTTCTAATAAGGCTCGGTGTGAACAGGTTGGTTGGGAGAGGTGGATTGCATATCCATATCTCCGAGATTGTTCAATCCTAGCAGAAGTAGAAGTTCCCAGCGGTGGTAAAGTTGGACTTTTCACTCGTTTGAATTGGACGTTAGCTTCCGGTACGTATCCCCATGGGTACTGCGGGCATCTTGATTGTACAGGCGCTACGACGGGTAATCTTATCATCACTCGGCACTACGTATTCGGAGAACTTGAAGAGGGTACAGAGGTGCTAGCTACGCAGGCAGTGACGTATAATGCGGGAACGGAGGTCACGCTCGAGCTTGCAGCTCTGGGGAGTGCTATCACTCTTACGATGAGTGGCGCACATACTGGAACGGTAACTGTTTCAGACGTGGACCATATTTTGCCTGGTGCGTTTGGCTTATTCGGAGAATCGTCGGGCGTTGGAGCGTATGTGTGGGCAAACAATGTGCGCGCGAGCGTACCAGCAGGCATTAAGTTGCGTATTACGGAGTAGCTAATGGATGTCTCAAATGCTTTGACCCCTATCCGAGGAGACGCGCGTTACGTCAAGAAACTCTTTAATCATGAGGATTTTTTTGATAACACGACAAACATTATTACACTGGGGTCATCCACAGATTTCGAGCATTTTGAAATCGAGTATGTCCTCCAACTCCCGGTCTCTGGGCGGTCGCATCATGGGATTATTTCTGTGGCGATACTGAGTACGTCTTCAGCTGAAATCGCTAATCATACCTACGAGTTCCCAGACAGTGAATTGGAAATCGAGACGCTTACTTATTCTGTAAACGTAAACGTTGGTATCGTACAATTGAGAGTATCTGTTGCAAGTGTCGGGGAGAACCCGACGTTCAACTACCGCATCGCCGCCATTTCGGCCGCGGATTAGGAGAGACGAAGAATGGCGACCAAAAATTATGGACTGGTTGGCCTTGGTGGCAATGTAGAGTTGAGCAAGGGTGGAGCTCGAATCAAGAATACAGCCGGCGTGGTCGAGGCGCGCAACAATGCGGACAGCGCATACGCGGTCGTTCGCGGTGACCATCCTGTCGGCTTGAATGACTTTGTAACTCTCCAGTATCTCAAGACAAAAGGCGATGTTGTCGTTATTGGGCAGATTCACGGCGGAGCTCCTCCCGCCGCGGGTTCTGCCGGTCGCGTGTACGTGTGCACGACAACGGGTGGCGGTTATACGATCAACCATCTGTATTTCGATAACGGAGTTTCTTGGGAAGATGTTGGGCCGGCTGAAGGCCAAACGATGGCGGTTACAGATGCTCTGGCAGGCGGAGCTGTCGCGTTTCTTGCGGACACGACTTATATCTGGAATGCGGATGCTACCGTTTGGGTTAACATCGGCCCATCCACCGTTACGGAATCGAAGCACGTCCTCAAGCGGTCGGCGGATATCGCGTACACCGATACGGGTGTCGTGAATATCGGTGCCGCTGTTTCAGGGAATGGGCGTGTGTCAGGGGTTTGGATAAATGTAACGCAAATTTTCAATGGGGTGGCTCCCACGCTCACGGTTGGTGACGCAGGAGATGCCGACCGTTTCGTTGCGACAACCGAAGTCGACCTGAAGACCGTGGGTCTGTACAAGATGGACGCCTCCCATTTGTTCAGCATCTCGACACAGGTTTACGCGACCGTGGTTCCTGACTCGAGTACGACTGGCGCCGCCAATATCACGCTGTACTACGCTGAAGCCTAGAACTCGACCTATTATTTCTACGACGCTGCTTTGCCTGTAACGGTACTGGTATCGTTAGGAGCTCGCCCGATGCGTGAGTTCCTACAGGTTTGGCAGTTTAAAAGTCCGCCGAAGACAGCAGGTGTAACGTGGGATTCAAGTACGGAAATCTCGAAGGTACTCGTAAGCCTTTTCATATTGGTATTGGTACACAGGACGCGAGCGCGCAGCTGCAGGCCGATGCGACTGACAAGGGATTCCTCCCTCCCCGAATGACGACGGCTCAGAGAGCAGCCATCGTGGCCCCTGCTGAGGGCCTGTTGGTCTTCGATACGGATTTCGACGAGTACTACGTCTTCAAGTCTGCGAGCTGGAAGCAGCTGAGCGGGGTCCACGTGGGCGACCTCGCCTACTACGTGGACGGAACGAGTGGCAGTGACGCCAATGGCGGCACGGGCTGGGGAGACGCCAAGAAGACCTTCACGTTCATCCGTGAGACCTCGAAGGAAATCCCCCGAGTCATCATCGGCAACCTGACCCTCAACGTGCGAGGGGTGGTTTGCTCGACGGATAATGTCCACAACTTGAATATTAAATCGTTCGTAGTGAGCGGCGGCATTTACGTTGCAGGCGAGATGACGGACGTGCACACAGGCCTAGCAGTCGTAGGCTTCGAGAATACGACGTCTGTCATTTCGCATCATAGCTACATCACGACTCCGGGTGAGGGTTGGGTCGCGGGGGACTTCAAAGGTTTCTACGTCATCATCACGGCTGGTACGGGCGCGGGCTCGACCTATTATCCGATTCTCGATAATACGGACGAGAGGTTGGAGCTCATTAATCTCCCAGACCTCTCAGTGACGAGCGTCTATTCGATTGTTTCCCCGTCAGAGATTCGTGGAGCTCTGGTTGCAGACCCGAGCACCTTGATTGCGTACGTGGATGAGTTCCTTGAGGAGCAGGATAATAACGCGGCATATCTGCGTTTTAGTAAGTTGCTTATTACAGCGAATGACTCATTAACACCTGCTAACTATATTCGAGTAGGGAGTAGGTCCTCTATATCCCAAACAGATTGGTATAACTGTTCTATTAATTCTACATTTCAACAAGTTGAAAGTGGCGGACACTATTTTCATTATTGTTGGGCCAGTTTAGATAATTACAGACTATGGACCTCGAGTGGTGGGGCTATTGGAAGTGGAGCTTTGGTTATTTATAGTTCTGTCTTTTACGCGTCGGGGACTACAGGGGGTGGTATTAAATATTATATGACACCTTTAGCGATATCACTGAGCCGTTTTAAAGGACAAGACCTCGCCATTGGTTATTACGGCGCCACATACATTGAACTTTATGATTTATTTTTCGATAGCTGTAATATCGGATTAAGCGTATCTTGTTCGTCTGTTTACGTAGACGGTCAGCATCGTTTTAAAGATACGCTTACAGCTATTTCTGTTTTAGGCGGACAACTTGTTTCTGCCGATAGCGCCACATACCTAACTGATACGGTAACGACCGAAATCTCGTTAGGTGGCGGAGAGACCTATGACTTCGCGGATATCGGTACGAAGAATATCTCGAATGCGGCGATGGGTTCTTCTGTCGTTGTTTTTAATTGGACAACGGGACTCGTAGACCATGTCGAAGAGTACGATGGTACTACCTCGGGTCTTGTCGCAACCAAGTATCAAACAGCTATTGATGAACTAGCAGCGAATCAAGAGTCCGAAGCTATTACCTCTCCACTTACGATGTACGTGGATGGAACGACTGGCGATGACGCGAATGACGGCTTAGCGTGGGGCACAGCAAAAAAGACTTTGGGATTTCTTGTTGCAGGGCAAACCGATGCGCTGCCTAGAGAGATTAACGCCGCAGTTACCATCAATATTCGTAATGATATAAGGGCTAGAAGTAACTCTGTTCCGCCTTTATCTGTGAGAGATTTTTATGGTTCTGGTTCAATTACTCTGACAGGAGTTCTTACGTCGGTTGAAACTTTTACAGCTTCCACATATGAAAATGATTTAAGTGTAAGAAAATCTCGATTATGGATTACGGACGGAACTAAGTCCTGGACTTCGAATCAATGGAGAAGGCACTTTGTAGATATTGGTAGTGGCTATTATTATCCAGTACGAGGTAATACGGGGACTAAACTTAATTTATGTAGTATTCAGTCTATTACAGGGACTCCCGCAGGTACAATATATTCAGCGCCTGAAATTCTCACTGAAGTTGTAACTAATCCGGGCACCAAGTACGATTTTGCACATCCGGGCTCCTTTAATGTTAGACAAAATACTATATCAATCTTTATAAATAATTTGTGGTTTGATGAGTATTCCTACGTAGATTCTATGTTTGAGATAGTACGTTGTAATAGGGTAGAGCTTATTCGCGTAGCATTGGCTGATTTACTTTTAGAGTCATGTGATTTTGTATCCATAGTTTCTTGTTATTCGGACCTAACTGAATCTAAATATTCTCTCTTCGAGCACGCACATGTAGAAATTTTTTATTCTGTTATTGATAGTACGGATTCCACTGGGTATGGTATTTATTTTAATGGAGAAGTTCTGTTAAGGTTATATTCCACTTGGATGGGTAATCAGATTACAGGATATTGGTTAGGGGCAAGTTCTCATATTTGGTTGTACGAAGGCGTCTATTTAGAAAATATTACTGACGGTATACTCCTATTTGATTCTACTTTTCACTACGAAAACGGTGGAGTAAATGCAATACGTTTTGATACTGTAACGAAGGCTTTTAGTGGTTCTGGAGATATTATCGTATCTCAGGGACCAGAATTTTTAGGATGGGACGTAACACAAGATATTGCCTTTTCGGCTGTAGACACTGGAACATTTGCGGAGTTAGATGCAGGTACTTTATCTAGTAGGGGTAATATCTCAATTACTTATTTGGATGCTGATTATAGAGCGGTAGTGCTTCCAGAATACGACAACACGACCTCGGGCCTGGCGGCCACACGCTACCAGACCGCCATCGACGAGCTCGCCAACCGGGTTATTGTCGCGGACGAGACCTACTACGTTGACGGCACGAGCGGTGACGATGCTGCTGACGGGCTCGGATGGGGCACGGCGAAGAAGACCTTCGCGTTCCTGCGCACGGCCTATGGCGAGGTGCGTCCGCTCGTGACCTTCCGCGTGTACGCGCGAGGGACGGTGCTTTCCGTAGACAACGTGGGGCATCTTATGCCTTGACTGAGGCGACTTCAGCTGTAAACCGTTTCTTTAATTTCTTTATATACGGTACGGCTGACATGCATACGCCTGTGTACTGTTTTGCGGAAACCGTAACATCAACGGTTGCGACTAATAACGGATATAATAATGCGACAGCTGCGCGTGCGATTCCATTTCCGGCTCTTTCCGCTTTCAATTTATCTCCAGAACTTAAGCCTTTATACCGTTTAATTGTGCGCGCAGACGGGCAGGTTCAGGCCATTACAAGTGCGGATGATTATCGTTTGGTATCGTCATTGCCCCTATCTGCGGGTATTACAGGTACTACGGCTTCTTCTGTCTCGTTCACGCCCGCGGGGGATATAGCTTCTTCAAACGTGCAGCTTGCGCTCGAGGAGCTCGACGCGGAGAAGGCTGCTCTTTCAGCTATTCCTGCGTTCGAGGCCTCTACGGCGAACATTCTCATGGACGGTACGGTCAGCGTGGGCGACACAACAGTCGTCCCTAGGTCGAACCACCGACATCCTACGGATACGACGCGCCTCGCGGCCACGCGCGGCAATTGGAAAGCTTTTCACAGTAATGGATCGGGTGTGTTTTCTGAAATAGCGCTCGGCGCAGCTGGCACAGTGCTCAAGGGCAATGGAGTTGCAGCGGCACCTTCTTTTGGTGCTGTGGGTGCGGTGTTCCCCGTTTTCAACGTTAAAGACTACGGCGCGATTGGTAACGGGGTGGCGGATGATACGACGGCAATTCGCAATACACTCACTGCGGTGGGGGCGTCGGGTGAGCGTGGTTCGACTGTTTATTTCCCCGGTGGCATTTATGTGACCACAGGTACTATCACGGTGAACGACACCGCGTTGACCTTCCGTGGCCCAGGTATGGGCGCGGCCTTGATCAACCCGACGAGCACGAACATTCCGGTCTTCCAGCTCACGGCCGGCAACGAGTTCATCACGTTCCGCGATCTGGATATTGGAACCATCACAGCACAGGTCGCGGGCTCGAGCTTCATCGACACCAACGGCGCGCATAACGTGCTGATCGACCGCGTCAATATGTTCGGCTGGTTCTATGGCATCTACATCCGCGGCGCGTCCGGCAAGGTCACTGTGAGCAACGTTCAGCTCAAGGACGGCGTGGCGACTACCGGGGTGGGCGTCTACATCGACAACAGCACGGCGACGGACGTGAACCTTGGCCCGTGGGTCATGGTGACAAACGCGACCGGCGCAAAGCCTTTGGCGGGGGTCCTGATCAAGGCCTGCGGCGGGTTCAGCCTGAACAACGTCACGGTTAATAACACGACGCATGGCATTCAACTTTATCCAAGCAGTGGCGCCTTAGTGCAATACGGGCGTATAACGGACTGCGTCTTCGACCTTACTGGGACAAATGGTGCCTACATTTACACGCCGACACAGGCGTCTCCAGGTCAGGTGCGCAGCATCAAGTTCATCGGATGCTTATTCAGTAATGCCAATGTGGCTGGCATCGGCTACGGCGTCACGTTGGAAGGCGCGAGTAATGGCGTGATGGATGATGTGTCGTTTGATTCCTGCCGCATCTTTGGGAACGGCCGGCACGGCATCAACTATCTATTCGGCAGCAACATCCGCGTCAATGGCTCGACGATCTCGGGCAATTCGGCTGCGTCTTCTAATACATATGATGGTATCTCTGTTGCGGCTAATCTTTCAGACTTTGAAATCTTAAGTAATCGCATTGGCCAGTCGGGACCAGCTGCTAATACGCAACGTTATGCGGTCAATATTGCCGCGGGCACCTCGGACCGTTATCAGATTGTGGGTAACGATGTCGGGTTGAACAATACTGCGCCGTACATCCTCGACGGCGGCACAGGCGTCTTCAAACGCATTCTGCAGAACGGCAACGCGATGCCAATCTCGCATATGCCCGCGCTGTCTGCGGCCGTGCAATCTCTTTCGGTTGCAGCCAATCTTTTAACGGGTTCTCGTATAAGTCTTCCAGTGAACAGTTTGCTCGTGGGTACGCGGTTCTGTTGGGAGATCGTATTGACCAAGACGGCGGCGGGCACGGCGACGTGGGAACTCCAGGTGAAGTTTGGTGTCAATGGAACGACTGCAGACGCGGCCATCGCCTCGTGGACAAGCGGTACTAACACGGCGGCTATTGACCAGTGCCGCTTGCGAATTGTGTGCGACATCCTCACGCTGGGGGCCTCGGCTACGGCACGATGCAACGCGTTTTATTGTCAGACGTTGACGAGTGTGACCGGGCTCGGTCGTATTAATGGTGCGCCGAGCTCTACGGCAACGTTCAACTCGGCATCGAGTCCGGCCTTTATTCACATCGGTGTGACGCCTGGCACGAGTGCTGTCATGACGTCGATGTGCGAAGCGCAGATTATCGGCGCTGGCTGATCCTATAAAGCTGGAGATTAGATGGGGGGATGGGGGAGTTAGAGGAGAACTAACTTCAGATTTGGCGTCCGATTACGAACACATCAATTTCGAGTGTGCCCGCGCCGGTCTCGGCGGTCTCCACGTTGACGTACAGCGTGGCGTTGCCAGCCACGGGGACTGCGTGTGCGGGGAGAGGGAACATGCGTGCGGTATCGACAGCACCGATGCTTGTGAGGGCGATGGCGGCTGCGATTTGCGCGCCGTCCGCGGCGGTACCGATGTTGATGGTTCCATCGGCATTGACTGCGCCTACGTTCACCGAGCTCTTGATCATGACGTGCGTGGCGAGGAAGCGTTTTCCTACCAGACCGTTCAGAGCTCCGCTGTGCTCGTGTTCATCGGTCTTCATGTCGAGACCAGTGACGCTCATGAAGACGTGGTCGTCTGCGATGGCGGCCAAGGTGGTCGCTTGAGCTGCCGTCATGAAGCCCGAGCTCACGCCCGCGACCACGTCGGAATGCAGTGTCCCACCGAGCTGATTCCCGTGCGCGTGCACGTGATCATCGGGAGAGGGAACGATGCTTGTTCCGGCTGCTGCGACACCAACGGCGGCGGCAGTGGCCGCGGAAGCAACGGGCACTGCTCTGGCGAGGGTTTTCCAGCGACCTACCGCGACGCACTGGAATGTCACGCTGGCGTAGTTCTTATTGATGGCGATGGGAGCGTTCACACCATCGATGGTGTCCGTTGCGTTCGGTGTGATGGTAATGGCATTGGCGCCAGCTCCACCTGTGACGTCGCTGACGGTGATTTTTCGTCCAGCCATAATGGCGGTCGCGGCCGGAAGTGCCATCGCAGAGGGGCCAGCGATGGTTGCGGTGTCGACGAAGTTCACTGAGTCGCCCGCGGGAACCACGATGGGAGTGACGGATGCAACCTGAACGGTTTCTTTGTCCCCGAGGGTTGCCCAGGTGGCGCCGGTCCAGACGATGACATCGCCGGCTTGGAAGGTGAGGCCGGTGTTGGTGTAGGTCGCGCCTGCGTTGTCGACGGTGTAGGCGGTGACCCGATAGGTGTAACCGCGCTTGACGAGAGCGACGAGGGGGAAGTCTGTTGAGAGGGCAATGGTTCCCATCTCGAGCATGGCGTTTGCGTTGCTGAGAACGACCCAGCCCGAGGTGCGCCAGACGATCATGTCGCCGAGGAGGAAAGCTTGTCCGGTATTCGTCTTGGTGGCGTCGTTGTCGGTGACTGCCGCGGTGCAGTAATAGGCGTAGCCGTCACGAACGCCTGTGGTGGCGGTAGCGACTGGGGGTGGGAAGTCCGAGGCGATTGCGATGCTGCCCTTGAGTTGGAAGGGTCCGGTGAGTGTTTTGCCTAGGCGTACCCAGGTAGAACCATCCCACACGATTTCTTCGCTAGGCGTAAAAACAAGACCTGTATTCGTGTAGGTCGCGCCCGCGTTGTCCGTCACGTCTGCGGTGATGGTGTAGAGCCATCCGGACAGAACGTTGGCGATAAGTGGAAAGCTGGTGTTTACAGCGATAGAGCCCTTATAGAGGAAGGGACTGGGCATCGCTGTAATTGAGAGCTGCAGCGCCGTGATGTCTTTTCGGAAAGAATTGAGCAGTGCCCAATCCGACCGATTGTAAGTCGTGTTGGGACCAGAGGTGCTGTCTGTTCCGGTTGGAGTCACCTCGATAAGCGCGACGGTGCAGAGACCAGCCGCTCGATAGGCCTCGATTTTGGTGCTGATTCGATGCCAGATATCCCAGTCGCACGTGAAGGTCTTCGACCCGTTTGCGGGGACGGTCTTAGAGAAGATTCCGTGAACGGGATGAGGGTCCTGAATAACCAGTGGACCGCCCAGGGAAGTAATGGTAACGGATAACTGCATGCGTTTCATCCTTTGTTGCAGGGGCGGCCATTGGCCCCACCTTGTTGCTTCATTCCTCCAAAATATACTATCATTTGCAAGAAGCGAGGTGTCATATGCGAGTTACCTATGCGGGCGAAGCAGTAGTTGACCAATTTTCGGTGTGGAATGAAGCTGGAACTGCCAAAGTCTCTGGGCTCGTGACTTTTACGAAGCTCTCCTGGAAAAATGCAGTATCGCAGGTGATGACAATTGCCATTACGGAAATTGGAACTACTCCGGGCGAGTACATGATGGTTTTTACGCCTCCTTCAACGGGTTTCTGGAAAGTGGAGGTGACCGAGCCTTCATCTGGAGACGTTTTTACGAGTTTTTACGATGTGCAGTTGCGACCATATCGTTTGAGGATGTCCGCAGTCGATAATCGCACAAACGTCCGTTTCGCTATTTGGGCTGAAAATGAAGATGGTACACGTGCGAATGGATTCACGACGGTCAGCGCCTCTATCCTCGAACCAGACGGTACGCTAGTGGATAATATGGGGTCTGCGACTCCTACGAGTGACGGTGTATCTATATTCCTAGCGGATAGCACGGACGTGCCCTCGGGCGCGGAGTATATCGTCAAGGTTATTGGTACGCAGGGAGCTCTAACCTGGACGTATAACATCGGTTTTGCGAAGGTAGCATAGAAGGGCAAATGCCCAAATTCCTAACAGCCCAGCAGCTATTTGAAGTCCTCCGAGTTCTTCCGGAAGAAGACCGCAAGCGGATGCGTGTCGTTGTCTCGGACGTAAACGATGAGCGGTCGGAAATTGATGATTATTTTCTTTGTATAAACCGAATTATTTTACACGTAAAACATTCTTTTAACAGCTAGAAAATTCCCTTTAAATCGTGGTACAAGAAGACGATCCACAAGGTGTGGTTCATTGATTTTTTGTTATCCCATCAAGGAGGGAAGATGACGCTTCGCATCCTGCACCACAACGATCCGGATGGTTATGCTTCGGCTTATATTGTTTTTGATTTTGCTCTGAAATCTGAGCTCGTGAATCTTGTTTCCGAGATTAAATTCCATTCGATGGCTTATGGGCAGCCTGTTCCGGTTGAGATTGATTATTCTCAAGACCGTGTAATCATGGTCGATTTTTCCCTGCAGCCACTCCGTGCCATGGAAGAATTCGCGGCTCGATTTCCAGTAGGGCAATTCATTTGGATTGACCATCACCAGACCTCGATTGACATGGAAGAGCTTTCTTCTTTTGGGTTGAAAGACATCCCAGGCATACGAGAGGTTTCGGATAAGAAGGGCAGACCTACCGCAGCCTGTGAGCTCACGTGGCAGTTCTTTTTTCCAGGAGAAGATTTGCCTCCAGGAATCGAAATGCTAGGGGGATGGGATACTTGGAGATACGTCAAAGAGGAAGATTCTCGTTCCAAGTTCTTTATCCAGTACTGCAATTCTATAAACTGCACACCGTATTCACAAGAAGGTCAAACATTTTGGGAGAATATTTTACTCGCTAACGACAACCCTCACGATTGGCTTTATGAGAATGTTTTAAGGGAAGGTGAGGCTATTGACCGTTTTCGTACGAATGACAACGTGAAGCGCATCAAGGGCTCGGGTTTTGCAGGAAAGTTTGGTGGGTACTCAGCTATCATGGTAAACGACGCGGGAGGGTCTCTTCTTTTCGAAGGGTTCAAGCCGGCGCCGTCTGAAGTGGATTTGATGGTGGCGTTCAAGTTCACAAAGAACGGGTATTTCACTGTGAGCTTGTACAGCGTGCAGGAGCACATCGACTGTGGAGCCATCGCGAAGAAGCTCGGGGAAGCGGGTCCTATCCCTTCTGGTGGTGGTCACAAGGGCGCGGCTGGGTTTCAGTGTAATTGGTCGTATTTAGAGTCTATCATCGAAAGGAATGTGTGAGGATGTCAAGAGTTAAGATTAAACCAAAAGCATCAGTACGTAGTGTGACGCGCGACGCCGAGAAGTACCTCGAGGAGCTCCAGGGGATTAACGAGCGCCTGAAACAGGCTAACAACCAGCTCGCGCAAGCGCACGTGGCCATGCACGGGTGGGTGAAGGTCTTGGAGGAGCGAGTGGTGAAGCTAGAGGCGCACCTGGGCCTCCTTCCGAAGCCGGAAGTTCTTGCTGAGCCAGTTGCGGGTGAGGCTCTTGAAGGGCCACGCGTAGAAGTAAGCGCGCCCGGAGAGACCCTGGACGTAGTCCTCTATACACCCGGCATAATCCAAACCCAGGCCGTCGATAGCCAGTAGTTCTTCGAGAACGGCATTTCTTTCTACGCGATATCTCCCGTAAGCAAAGAGGATGGGGAAGGGAAGAAAGAGGTAGATAATTAATCCAAATACGAGGCCGAAGCGTTTGAAGAACTTTAGGTGTTCGGCCTCGTGTTTGAGCGTAACATAGGTAGTTTCCAGAGGTGTTTCGTTGTAATCCCAATTGCTAGGCATGTAGATGAGTTTACCTAGAGTGCTTGCACGTTTTAAAAAGTTATTATCACTGCTAGAGGTTAGGTCATTCCAGATATCGTTTATAACGTGGCACCAACCATTTATATTTTTCTTTCGTACGACGCCTGCATCGATGAGCTTGTCACAAAAATTACGCATAACTTCTTTGGAGACCATTCCGAGCTCCTTTTGAACGTGATAGGGTGCCGTGTGTAAAGTTTAGGACGAATAGGAGATGTGTCGATGTTTGGGAAGAGTGGGACGACCTATGAAGCTACTTTTGATGTGGTAAATCCGCAATTCTGAATGAATTAATTCGGGAGGCCTTTGGAAATGTCAAAGATGAGCCCAAGAATGAGCCGCATAATGGAGGACCGTATGTTGAAAAAGATATACCTAACGGATAGTTTACAGCTACAAAATATTGTTAAGCCTGCAGACGGGCAAGAGGCGGTCATGTATATCGTGAGTTCAATAACGGGTGCTTTTGCCTGTAGCTTGTTAGGTGCGGTGGTATGGGATTCGCATATACATGCTCCTGAAATCGCGACGGTTATTTCTACCGTTTCGAAACAGAATGTCTCGTCGAGAAAGAAACCCCTTCCTCTTCTCAAAGAAGGTGAAGGATATTTATCCGTTACAGCTAAACCCGAGTCGGACCCGGAGGCTCCATTGGAAGTGGACTGGCATTTAGTCGTACTGGCCTACGCGGAGATGCCCGACAGCAAGACTGAGGAAGAAGATGAAGAGTCCTTATTGGATTGTTCGTCGTGTGAGAGCGCGTCTCGGTGTTTTAAGTCGGATATTGAGGCGTAGAAAGGTTGGCACAAGTATCTTTAGCTAAATTCCAGGAGTCTCTTCTTTTTTAGGAGAGGCTTCTTTTTTGCCCAGGCCGATATCTCTCAGCATCTGCGTCTTCAGTTCGTCCGTGATATTTCCTCCGAGGAGCGCCATCCCGCGCGTGTAGATGTCTTGCTTGGCCTGCGTCGAGTTGAAGGCCAGGGCGATGGAGGCCATCGAGAAAATGGTCACGACGAGGACGGCGGCGTGTGCCCATTCGAGCGTGCGCGTGACGTAGAGGATGTAGATGATGATAGCGAAAAAAAAGATTTCCATGAGCAAGAAAGCGAGGAACTTCTTGCTACGGTGCCAGGCCTTCTCGAGTACGTCGAGAATAGATTTGGTTTCATGGGGTGACATCAAACACCTCGTATTGTTTTCTCTTCTTGTGATTTAGGCGCCAGGAGGTCCTTGAGGCTATTCACGGGAATGCACTCGGCGCACTTGGGTTCGATGAGCTCGATGCTCTCTTCCTTCTCATTTAGCCGATAGGAGCGCTCCTTGAGGTTCAGGCCGTACTTGACCGCGGCCTTTTGGAAGCGGTCGTGCTCGAGCTGGTTGTAGTTCAGCTCTAGCTGCTGGAGCTGCGCGCTCAGACTTGATGCTTCGAGAGCCATGCCCTCGAGCTGTTGTGTCATGGCCACGAGCTCTTCATCGTCCTGGAAGCGCACGGCTGTCCGGACGCTGAGGTTGTTCGAACAGTGGATGTCCGCCATGATGCAGGCCTTCGTGCCGGCCGTGAGACGGTCTACCTCCTCCACGTTGCGCCTGTCGAGTTCCTGGCGCAGGGCAAGGTCCAGTTGCTTCGTGAGAGTAACCATGGGGCAGCTGTGGAGCTGCTGAAGGATGGCGGTCCCCTCCTTGGTAGGAGGGAGCGGGTTGAGCTTGGTTCTGTCGATAGCAGTGCGCTTCTCCGGGGGCACGCGCTGCGCGTGATGGAGCTGTCCCAATTGCATGCGGCGTTCGAGGTCTGGGTGCATTTGAAAATCCTTTCTAATCTCGGTTTTTTAGAGTTGCCATTCGGTACATCATGATTCGGTTGGGACAGGAAAAGGCAGACTGCGTGTCGATTACGCAAAAGTTTTTATTGAGAGATATGTTAGAGGGAGATGTATGTGTCGTAGCTGTCTTAAATCCAAAGCCTTCGTAAAAGACTACTGCGTCTAGTATCCAATCCTCAATAACGACACTTATTATCGTTGGGAGTGGTTCTACGCAGGTAATATCTACTAGTTGCCAATAATGTTGAGATGTCGGCATTCGCATGAGAGAGGCAGCGCGCCCAATTAACGTGCGATCCTCTCGGTGGATTAAAATTCGCCTCTCAATCCCATCTGCGAGTTCATTTTCCTGTTTTTGAATGAGTCCGGGAATGGGCTCGAAAGGAAAATCATCATCCATGATTCGGCTCCGGGATAATGGAGTTCAAATGCTGCTCCATCCGAGAGAGGATATTGAATACTTGAGCTGCTAATTGGTCCATGCTCCCATCGTTATACAGGGTGTGTTCGATGTGTTCAAGAGGGATAAGACTTTGAGACGTTTCACTCGAGTGTTGTCTCTGTTTTTCGGACATATCTGCCGATGTCTTGGGATTTTCTTTTGTTATTCTGATTACGTGTCCTCCGGGGATGGCTGCAATTGCTTCTGCCTCGTTTGGAAAGCGAATATCGCCAATAGCTATACGAGGTGGATGCATTTGAGTGGTGAGAGCCTCCACAAGGCCGAGGGGGTCGAGGCCGGTTGTTACGTAAGTGTTGAGCCTGTGCATAAAAAGTCGCACCCAGATATCGGGGTCATAGGTTCTTGCAAAATCTGTTCCTAGGTGCTGCATCATCGCTCTAAAATGAGCATTCTTTTTTTCACTAGGTCCAAACAAAACGTCGAATGGGATATCGAACCACCTATGAAGTGTCAGCTTTAGGTCGTCTGCGAAATTGAAGTTTACGAATCCGTAGCGATATTCGAGAATTTGAGCAACAGTTGATTTGCCTACGCCCGCGCTACCGACGATACCTACGACAGTACAGTTATTCAGAGAATACATGTGCACCTGCTTTTGTGATACAGAGAGTCTAGCATATCTCTAGGACCAAAAAAAGAGCCCTCGCTCTTCTTCCACCCTGAGAGTTATTCGGCCAGAGAGCTCGGGTCGAGAAGCCGCACGGCGGCGAGGACCGAGCTATCGGTTGAACACTCTAAACACTATTGAACGTTTTAATACTGCTGTAACAGCAGCTTGCGTTTTAAAAACGCTGCGTGGAAGAAGAGGAGGGCACAAGGACTTTTAACCCCCGTAATCGGTAGTGGAAAGAGCTTCTACTTCTTTCTCTATTTTTTTCCATTGCCGCATACGGTAGGCGATTTTACTTCGAGTAGTTTTAGATGTGGATACGCAGAAACCTCGTGTCGCGTAAGCGGTGAGAGACTTTTCCCATGATTTACAAACTGGTAAATAGTGAGCAAGCCATTTTGCACCGCATTCGAGTTGTCCGGGGACGGTTGCTAGGTCGCAGTTTCGAGCGGCAATTCCGTGTACTTGTGTGAGGCCCACTTCTCCTAGTTTTCCGAGAGCTGTCATCTCGAAGGTGCTCTCGTTATAGACGATTGTCGTCAGAAGGAGAGGTGGAATCCCATGCGTTTGAGAAGCCTCGACAATGGCTTTTGCCATATCGATGCGAACCTCGGAGTCTCGTGACAGGATCTTTCCGGGTTCTGCGCGCATGAAATACTTGATTGCAAGGTCCACGGAGCGTACTTCTTCGTCGAAGCTTTTAGGGAGTTGCTCTGCGGGCTCTGCGGCGGTGGCATCCCTGCTCGATAAAAGCAGCATCACCATTAGCGTCGTTTTAGCCAGGCGCATCGTTCTGTTATGTCCTTTCCGCGCGTGATTGCGCATGTGGTAGTTTAGGATGTTGGTTGTATCACAAACAACATCGTTCCGACTTTATTTTATACGTTCTACAAAACTGATAGAAGGAGCTTTTTGGATAATCATATAGATTACCGTAGCCCCTTCGTGTTTGTTTCCTGCTTCCTCGTTTTAAGTTTCGTTTTAGTCGGTTTCCGAATTGAAGACCGAATAACACCAGAGCTCGAAACTCCACAGGCTGTTACCGCTGAACTAGCGGCCAAATTTTGCAGATTTAGGGCTGCGTTTATATCTCGGTGTGCTGCATATGCACATGTAGGACAAATAAATATCTTATCTCGTTTAAATTCTTCATGTATTTCCCCACAGTTGGAACAAGTTTTTGATGAGGGATAGAATCTATTAGCAATTACAATTGTAGTCCCCGTTAAGGCAGCTTTATATGTTAATTGACGTCTAAATTCATAGAATCCTAAGGAAGAAATTGCGGGTGCGAAGGACCTATTAGCCAGCATTCCACGTACATTTAAGTCTTCGATACCTAAAATTGCGTAGGTAGATGTAAGATTTTTAGTTAGCTTGTGCAGACAGTCGGTACGTAGACAAAAGATTCTATAATGCTGGTTTCTTAGTTTGTTCAGAGCCTTTAGTTTATTATTAGAGCCCTTTTTCTTCCGCGAGAATTGACGATTTAAACGAGCTAGTTTTTTGAGTTCTAGAGATAAGCTAGGAGGTTTGAGTATTATTTCGCCTGTTGAAATCGTTGCAAGATGCGTAATACCTAAATCTATACCCGCTATTCCGTGGTTATTGTGAGTAGCTCGGTTATAGGACTCAGGTAATTTTACTAGTATGCTCACAAACCAAAATTCAGCCTTTCTAGAAATGGTTGCGGAGAGCATCTTTCCGTTAAAGCGTAAGGCTTCGAACATTCGTATTTTCCCTATTTTAGGTAATTTTATGTAATTATTTTCAACTTTAAAAGTACCGGGTCCAGTATCGGCTCGGAATGAGTCGTGTACGCCCTTGCGTTTAAATCTAGGATACTGACTTTGCTTCTTAAAAAAGCGGTTAAAAGCTTGTCCTAGATTTAATATTGCATATTGAGGAGCAGCTTTTGTTACGTTCTTCATCCAAGGAAATTGTATTTTTTTAATTTTGTTTAATTCTCGCAGTAGTCCCAGCGCTGTTGTGCTGAGACCTTTTGCATGATTATTGTTCCATTCCTCCAGTCCCCAATTATAAGCTTTGCGGGCTACCCCGCAGGCTTGTATCATGTATGTTTTTTGAATGTTATTAGGATTGAGGCGTATCTTATGGGCTAAGATTGGCATGTCAGACCTTATACCATTTTATTTAGGATTTTCGCAATTCTTCTTTGAACCACTCCCAGCACTTTTTAGTGAGTTCGTCATACGCGGGGGTCCCGCCATTTGTTGGCGGATAAAAATGTCGAATGCTGCAACTTTCGATATACATCCCTGCTGCAATTTCCTCAGGAGTTAATCCGTGGTCGTTTGCATAGGAGATATAGACTTTATTTATATAGTGCGTAAAAGTACTTACGCGTTTAAAAAACTCTGCGCGTGCAGCTTCTTCGCGCGCCTGCTCGACTTTTTCTTTATCGAGTTCGACCTTTGTACCTACAGGGACTTTTTTAAATCCCCCTTTGCCGTCGTAGACGTTTATGGTGTCTGTCATTTCGTCTTCCCTCGGTGTTTTCCGCAATGTTTGCGTACTTCATTAGCCATCACGATTTCGATTTTGTGGACGGCGTTCTCTCGGAACTCGACCTTAGCTCTGGGCGGATAAACCGGATTTCCCGGCTTGTTTTCCGCGAAAATGGAGCGGTCGAGACAGTATCCTTGAATCAAGGTCTTTCTTTGTCCGTTTTTGAGTCCTCTTTCGAGTGCCCAATAGTGTTCACAGGTTCCACAGGGTTTTAGATTTTCCACGTTAGGCCCTTTCGACGATGGTTATACCGTATTTTTTCAATAATACGTGTGGTCCCAGCCCTTGAATAGCGAAACCGAGGCGGCGATAGGCTGATTCGGGTGATTTGTCTTCTCCAACATAGATAGAGAGCATTTTAGGGCCGTAACGCAGGATAACGAAGCCTTCCTCGGGTTCTTCGGGAGAAGATGGGAGAGCGGCAACTCCGCGAGTAGCCATTTTCTGTTTATCGCGTCCTTCGAGTATGTGAAAAAAGTCTAAAAGTCGTTCTCCCGCGGCTTTTGCAGTTTCTGTTTCTTTTATGTAGATGGTATATCGTCCTCCGTCTAGTATGATGGAGGGAGGTTGTATTTTAGGGGCTTCGGTATCCACACCTTCATCGTACACGGACTTGAAATTGGGCTTTTTTTTGATTTCCTCTTTTACAAAAGGATTACGAATCATTTTAGCACCTTTGAGGCGAGTTTGACCGTCCAATGGTTTGATAGTTGCTGCACTCTTCCGGGTATTTCAACTTTTGAGAGTTGTTTCGGGACATATATTGTGACTGGAGGTACACAGGCAGCCGGATTAGGAATGAATTTGGATATAAACATGCGTTCGTAGAGGCGTTGAAGTGCAGCGCGCGTTGCGATGGCGGGGTCCGAGTGCACAGCCTGGGCGGTCGCGGGTAAGAGGCGCCGTATTTCCCATGATTCACGTTTTACGTACTTCTCAGGGATATTATCCGAGGCTTCTGCTGCAACGGCTACTGCTATTGTTCTATTCCCGGAGGTCGCTGTGTGTATTCCGATGTAGTAGCGCATGCGTTGATGTTAGCACAAAAAGAAAAAGCCTGAAAAGGTGTCTTTCCAGGCTTTTTCCGTTACAGGGTCCGCTTATCAGTTGTAGGCGCGTTTCGGGGGTCGGATGGTTCCTTTTGGACTTTGAACAGCTAGCGCAGCTTTTTGCATGGGTGGTCGTCCTCTCCTCTTCGGAGCTTCGTCGACCTCTACCGCCTGGGTAGTGGGCTTACGACTGCGCTTTGGCGGCTCTTCTGCCACGTCGAGCTTCGAAAGGGGAGGACGCCCTCGTCTTTTAGGCTCTTCGACCGCTTCAACCTGTGCCACGGGCTTACGCCCACGTCTTTTAGGCTCTTCGACCACTTCAACCTGTGCCGCGGGCTGACGTCCACGCTTTTGAGACACTGGAGCTGGCACTGGCTTTCCCTTTTGCACCTTCTGCGGTTCTGAAGCAGAGCGTGCAATAGGCATTTGGGCTGCCAAAAGGATTTTGGTCAGCTTGGTTCTCGTACCACAGGCTTTGCACGTCCCGTACTCGCCCGGGAGGGCCACGACTCGTTCCGTGCATTTCGGGCAAGAGAAGATTTTGGAACCTTTGGGACGGGGCATCTCAGACTCCTTAGGTTATGCGCTCTTTAATTTGTTAAAGAGCGTTATCGTTTTCTTTAGTAGAGTACAGGCATAATCCTGGCTGTCAATAAGTATTAAGCCTAAAGAACGATAAATTTTCATTCCGTAACCCATAGGAGACTTTTCCTTCTGAAAATTTATGTTCTTCATATGGGCTTTGTGCCGTATAAGATTGGACGTTCCCGTCCAAAAACGGCTATCCAAAATGGCAACGACTCCTAGGTCGGTTTGAGACCGTATTAGGCGTCCAGCCCCTTGGCGTACGGCTTCGAGCATGATGGGAACGGATACTTCCATGAAGGAATTCGATCCAGCACGCGCGGTAAGAGCGCGGATGATTGGGTCGTCTGGTACGGGGAAAGGAAGTTTTGGGATAATCACCAGGCGTAGTTTGCTACCTTGGATATCGACCCCTTCCCAGAAGCTCTTGAGGCCATAGAGCATGGAATTAGGGGTTTGGTGATACTGTTTGGTCAGCGCGTCGGCTGTTATCCCGTCGCTTTGGGTAAGGACTGGGATGCCAGCTTCTTCTAAACGTCTTCGAGTTCGGTTAGCGACCTCTCGTAGGTCTTTGGCCGAAGAAAACAGGACGAATCCATCGCCAACGCTAGCTGTGGCGAGCGCTACGATTTCGTTTGCGATGTCGTCGTACCATTCGAAAAAGCCTCCCTTGGCGGGAATCGTATCCATGCGCGGAATATAGAGGCGAGCTGCTTTTCGATAGTCAAAGGGACTACCTACGACTTTTTCGACAACGTCGTCCTCCAGGCGATTATACCCAAGCGATGCGCGCATGTAGGAGAAGTCGTTTCCATTTTGTGCGAGCGTAGCACTCGTGATGACGATGTGTTTGAAGTGTTTGTTTAGGGCTGGGCGGATAAGAGTTCCAACATCTACGGGAATAAGGCTGAGCCCTCGAGGGTCCAGTGCGGCTGTTTTGGTAGTGTAAAAATCCTCGGTACGAGCCTCTGTTAGGAATGAATTCAGTCGTTTGAGTTTGTTGATGAGGCGTGCGCGAATGGTGCAACCCTTCGGATTTTCCTCAAAGACTTCTTCTGTTATTGGTATACTTTCTAAGTACGTTGTTACGCTGGAAATTCTAGTTACGAGCTGCGCATCAACTCCTAGGTCTTCTACGTACTTATTTATTTCAGCTAGTACTACAGGTGCAAAGTTATATTTATGGTCGTCGTTATCTGTAAAATTAGGAATTTCATTGAATGTAGGTCTGCTTACTGTATTTGCTATGTCTAGACGGTCTTTTAAATTTTTAGCTAATATATCTAGTTCTTCAGCTAATGGATGGTATGTAGCGTATCCTAGTCCCTCAGAACCCAGGAGCAGGAGGTCGGTACGCTGTAACTCGCTCGAAATTCCACCTAGATATCCAGGAGATATTGTTGCTTGAAATGCGCTGCGTAGCGATGCCACCGCTTGGTGTGCTTCATCCATAACTAAAAACTTAAAAGCACGCTTTCCAAGACCGTCATCGAGTATTCCAGGAAAACGCAAGAAGGTTCCGAAGTAGTGGTAATTAGTAATGATTATGCGCGCTTTACGTGCGTTTTTTCCATAGCAATCATACTTACAAACGCCAGGTTTTGGACAATTATCGGTTGAGATTTTTCCCCACCATTTGGCTTCGATATGTGCAGGCCAATTATCGAGGTCCGCAGGGCGTCCCTTGTACTTTTCTAAGAATGCGTCGAAATGTCCTTTGTAATTGTCAGGTACTTCTTTTCGTAGCTCCGGGCATGCGTAGTTGTTGCGGCCTTTGAGAAGGGCGTAGGAGATTCCGGTTTCCCCGTCGGCTCCAAGCGCTTCCAATATCTTCGGAAAATCGCGTGTGAGCTGTTTTTGTAGGGCTTTGTTTGATGTGATGATGATGGCTCGAGCTGTACGGTCTTTTAAGAGCTCGAGGATAACAGGGATGATGTAGGCGTAACTTTTTCCAACGCCGGTTCCTCCTTCGATAAAGGTGACACTTTTGGGTTCGGCAAATTGCATGTCGATTGTGTTTGCATACTCGAGCTGTGCGGGTCTCCTTTCCTTGACGAGATTGCCTACTCCAATTTCTAGGAGGTCCGCCCCTGTCTTGGACAGGAGCTCACCGCAGAAGGTGCAGGGCATTTTGTTGGGGTCTTTGTCGGCATCGTACTCGACATCATAAGTGAGCCGGTAGATACCACAGTTCGGGTTCTTACAGAGCATGTAGGGGTCCCTCCGAATTTTGATACGAGTCCCGGGTTTTTTGGGAATAGCTAGAGGCATTTCCTGGAACCGTATTCTTTGTTTCCAACCATAATTGATTGGTGCCTGAAGAATACGCGCAGAAATTAAGTTTGTAAAGCTCGTTCTTTTACCAGAAAAAGTGTGATATTCTCACTCGAAAATAGGAGGTCTCTAATATGTCAGACATGCCCCGAATCGGTGAAGAAGGATTTATTGGAACGACTGCAAAGGCCGCGAAGATTGAGGAAACTCTTTCAATCATGTCCGAGAAGCAGCCCACGGAGAAAAAACTCACGGAAGAGGAGCAGTACGTAAAAGGTCTCGAGGAGGCTGGCATCTCGGTCGCGCAGGCGCGGGTCATTATGGAAGCCATGTTCGTAAACGGCTTTTACGAGGAGGAAATTTACCTCGGCGCTAATACGTACGTGACGCTGCGCAGTCGTCAGTACTTTGATACGATTCGCGCAAATCGTAAGCTCGAGGCCGACCGCGTTGAGTACGTGGCATCGATTCAAAACGTCGTAAATAGTTACAACACGGCGGCATCACTCGTAAAATACGCGAATCGGGATTTTAGCGTTTCGAAGCCACATGACGATGTGGACCAGCAGGTTATCGAGGATTCGTTCACGAAGCGGTTGGACTTCTTGGAGCGCTTGCCCACGCAGGTCACCATTAAGCTCATGCAGAAGACTTTCGAGTTCGATAAGAAGCTCATGGCTGTCTTTTCGGACGGAGCCCCCCAGGATTTTTAAATACGGCGGCGGGGCAAGTTCGAGCTTATGCCTACACGCATAACGCCCCGCTGCCCGAGACCGGGTCGTTTCATGAGCAAGTTCTTGCGGAGTCGATTCTCCGTGAGAGAAACTTGCAGTTTGCGAGCGTGGGCTTGATTGCGCGCTTGATTGGGTTGATGGGTGGCATCCCCGATAAAGTCTTGCAGCTCCACATGGATCTGTTTAAGGAAGAGCTCTACCAGTTACGCTATAATAGTAAATACGTATCTGCGACTGAGCGTTGGCGAAAGATGATGCGAGACAAGGCACAGCACGAGGCTCGGCTCATGGAACGAGTTGCTAACATGACGTCTGACGAGGGCTAAAAACAGAAGATGGCTGATAATAGCGGTTACAACTCGATGCAGGCAAACCTGGGCTTGATTCCGGGCGCGGGTCCGCAGGTCCAAGTGAAATCTCCCGCGCAGGCTGCAGCTGAGTTGTCGCAGCAGGCCTCGATGCAGATGCAGCAGGCGCAGCAGATGATGCCTGTCGTGCGTTCGAATACTGCTTCGTTTTCTTTCGGTCAGCAGTATCAGCAGCAGTTCCAGGCGGCGCAAGCGCAGTCGAACATGAACCCCTACGCCGCGGGGATGTTCGGGTCTTTCACTCAGCCTTCGGCTCTGCCTTCTCCGTTGATGATGACGCCGGCAAGCACCGGGAACTTTCGCCCACCCATGCCTTTTGGCAGCGGGGCGGGGGGTTCTCCGATGTCGCCGATGGCGGTTATGCCGATGTTCCAGACGCCATTTACGCCCCAGCTTCCGACACCGAGCTTCCGTACTCCCTGGGAGCAGGAGATACAGCAGCGCGAGCTCCGGGCTGACCAGCTGTACTCCATGACGTCGCAGGCGCCGCGGTTCGGCGGTATGGCGGCGGGGTATGGGATAGGTGCGATGGCAGGGGCGGCGGCCGGCAGTCGGTTCGGGGCGGTCGGGCGCGGTGCGGGCGCGGTGCTCGGAGGTCTGCTCGCGCACTACTCGGGGTTCTCCGAGGGCATGGGCGCGGCGGGGATGATGCCGTTTCGTCCTGGGCGTGAGGGACACGAGATGGGCCTTTCTGCCCAGCGAATGTCCCAAGATTGGGTAGTAGGAGGTCCGAACCTTCACGAGCTCGGGCGGGGGCTTAGCCGGGGCTCTTCGATGGCGCTGGGTACCGGCATCCAGCGCATGGCTGAGTCGCAGAGCTTCAAGGCCGAGACCGGGGGCATGTTCAATCGTCACGACCTGATGCAGATTATGCAAAAATCTGGTCAGGCCGGCATGATGGATATGGACCAAGGTGTTGGTCGGATTCAGCAGCAACTTCGGGATGTTAGTCGGACGGTGAGGCGCTTTATGGAGCTCACCAACGACCCCGATGTGACGAGTGTAATTAAACAGATGGGGCAGATGCATTCCTTGGGAATGTCTGTCCCGGAGATTGAGAAGGCCGCCTCGAGCATGCGTGCGTACTCGCGCGCCGCGGGGACGACAGTTAGCGGATTGTACCAGCAAGGCCTCCCTGGAGCGATGACCTACCAGGGCTTGGGGCTCTCGGGTGGCGCGGGTCTGCAGTACGGCATGTACTCAGCGGCGGCGGCGCGGCAGGCAGTAGCTTCAGGAACTTTCTCGAATGCTGAGCTTTCAATGTTCGGCGGAGTTCAAGGTGTAGCACAGAGGAACATGCAGGCGCAAGGGGCATTTATGTCCATGCCGATGTTCGGTGCTTCCATCAGCTCTTACGGGGCTGGCGGCTGGGGTATGAACGCGGGGTCTCTCGCGCGCATGGGCGGGGGCGGAGCGGGGCCACAAGGGATGGTCATGGGCGCGGTCTCCAACATGAACGCTGCGTTGGGCGCAGGTGGCATTGGAGCTCTGGCCATGATGCCGCTGCAGCAGAAGCAGATCATGGACCAGGCCGCTCGGACAATGACTCCGTACGAGCAGACGGCCATGCGCTTTTCGATGGCGTCCGATACCGGCAAGTTCCTTGGGCTCAAGGGCGCGGGGGGGTTCGCGGCGGGCGCGCGGATGCTCTACGGGGATGAAGTCGCGTCGCAGATGATGACCGAGGCGGCGAATCCAGCTTACTGGCGTGCCCAGAAGGCGATGATTCAGCGAGAGCGGGATGACATCGCTCGGTCGCAGCGCCAGGACATTATGGATGCGACACCCGGCGCTTTTTCTAAGATGGCGATGGCTACGGGAGTTGCGGTCCGAGACGCGGCGTCTCCTATTGTCAATCCCATTACGGGTGCGGTCGAAGCTGCTGGACGTGGGTGGAGGTCGCACGTTACGAATCCTCTGCAAGAGTTCAGTGATATGGCTTCAGGGGTTACGACCTACGATCAGACCGACGCGATTTTAGGTGCGGACCGTTCTACGAAGGCTGGACGTAAGAGTTTTAGAGCTCGGCAGGCATTTCGCGCCAAACATGGAAAAGCGACGAGTAGTGCGGGTGGATTAGGAATGACTGGGCGTCAGGGATACGACGCTTTTATGCGCACGGCGTATGGTGATGAAAGTATTGGGGGAGGTTTGTCGGGGTTGGGATTGGACACTGCGAGTACACTGGCAGGGTTTGCATTACCAGCGCTTGGTATGGCGGATATGGCTCTGAGTTTTGCGGGAGTAGATACGGGAGAAGCTGTTAGAGCTGGTCTTGGGAGTGCCTATCTGGCCTACGCTGGAATGGCTGGAGGAGAGCATAAGACTGCTATTCAAGCTGTACAGGACCGGGACAGGCGCTTGGCGGGGACTTTCCGCGGGGCGGCGAGTCGAACGATGCAGAGCTCGACGGACGTTTATGCGGGATTGGAAAAATCTCTTGGCTTAAAAGGTGGACAAGGCCTGGATTCAATGATCTCAGCTGGAAGGGCGTTAGCTCGTGCGGCTGAAGGCAAATCAGGCATTCTTGATGCGACTACTGGACGTATTTCGGACGAGACTATTCGGTCTTCACTGGCTGCAGGTATTGCGAATGCTACAGGTAAATCTCAAGCAGCAGTAGAAGCTTCGTTGCAGGGAATGAGTGAAGAGCAATTACGGGGATTAACCGAAACAACCCTTGCAGCGGGACAGCGTTTGACTACAGCAGAAGGAAGAAATGTTTTTCGTTTATCGGAAGAACGCGCGGCTGGAGGTGTTGGACGAAGTACGATGGTTTCGGTTAGAGACCAGATAGCTGGTATTAAAAATCAAATGGGAGATATCGAAAAAGGTTGGGGTATTGGAGCGGGTGATACTCGAGATGAATTACGTAAATTAGTTGCGAATCGTTCTCCTGCTGAAATTATGGCTGCTATTTCTGGAAAGACTAAAAAAGGAAATGCAGCTTGGACTGCGCGTATAAGAGAAGAAACACAAGCTGAATTGGGACCCAAAGCTACTAAGGCTCAAGTTGATGCTGTAGTTGCTCAACGCATAGACGATATGGGCAATTTGGATATGTCCAAAGACTTACAGACTAAAGTTTCTCGCATGGTTGAGCGCGGAGATGCGGGTCTCGCAGAACTTACGGATTACATAAATAATGTAGGAGCTCTCCAAGGTGCGGAATATGCGTCCTCTGCTTTTAGTGGGATGAGCAAGGCTACTGGATTAAAGATTGAGTCTGAAGCAGATTTACGAGCTCTTTCCGCTGGAGATATTCAGAAATTAGGTAAAGATTCACGTTATGCCAATCTAGCGGGAATGCTTTCGAAGCGTAAAAAAGCTACGGGTGGAGCAGCGGAGCAACTTCAGACAGATATCTATGAAGAGCTTGCTAATATCGGCTCAAGCCTTTCGTCTGAGTCTAACGTCTCTGCCACAGGCGAAAAAGCTCGGGGTCTTACGACGTCTGAAAAGAAACTCTCAGAGGTTGCAGACCAGATGTCAGCTTCTTTTAAGTATTTCACCGAAGATGCTGCGAAGAATTTTAGAGATGGTGCCGTAGCTTTTAACGAAGCAATGAGGACAGGACAACTCAAATCAGGGATACCAGACTAATGACAGCACCACGAAAACGCCGCGTAATCCCGAGAGCCGACCATTTTCTTCGGTATATCAACGATATTATCCTGAGTAATCTTCGTGCCAGAACAGAAGAAGATACAACCATAACGCTCCCTGGTATCGTTTCTCGGGCATACATGATCGTTAATGAGACCGCCACCCTCGAGGTTTCGGATTTAACTCCGGACCACGAGGTCGTTGTGGAGCAATAGATGGCGGATAAAACGAAAACTCCCATTCCAGCAGATGATCCTTTTCTCGATAAACTGGATTTCTTAAATACAGGGGGTACTTTAGAGGACGATGAAGATCTCTTTCTTTTTTACGGGTTATCCGAGGGCGCACGGTATGGAGGTAGCAATCTAAAGACGGGGCGCCCAGCAAATGCGAACGGTCAATACTCGTCTTTTCCTGGTGCCACTCCTAAATACGCGCGGCATCTTCCCGGACGCAATCGTGAAAATTATGACACGCTTGCGAGGATGTATATTAGGGTTCCAAAGGACGGTAGAGCTGATGCTATACGTAAGAATTTACAGAATAGCGTTAGTCAAGACGTAGCGAGTGTTATGATGGGAGACGGTTCGGCTAAATCGTCTGCTTTAGGTTATGTAGATTTCTTTTTAGATTCAATACAGTCTAATTTATCGGAGAAAGTTCAGGTCACGGAGGTCCTTGAGGATAATTTCGTGGCATTCTTTTTTGGAGCTTCTCCTCCGACACAAGTTTTTACCGGACATCTGATGAATACGCTCCAAGATGATTGGGCGGTCCAGATGTTGGCGGCCTATCAGGACCTTTTTAGAGGGACGATGCTCGCGCGGCGCGGTCTGCAGCTCTATATACGCTACGATTCGTATATTATCAGCGGCGCGTGCACTGGCTTGTCTCTCACTAGGTCTTCTCAAAACGAAAACATTGTCCCTTTCTCGTTACAGATGCTAGTGCACCGTCAGCATCTTTTGTATGGGAATGCTTTTGGGTCGACACAGCTCCCGGCGAGTGCAGGGTCATTTATCCCGACAGATGCATTTCCTTTTTCAGAGCCCAAAGTCGCGCAGCTTCGTCCGCTTATTGCGAAGGCTGCAGCGGTTCCGACTGATGGGGTAAATGACCTCTCGTGTGAACCAGAAGACCCTTGGTTGAAAGCGCTGAAGGAAGATGATATCGCACTCGATGCTAGTCAGTCTTCAGGGCAGTCAGAAGCGTCAGACCCAACGCGTCCCGGGGCATGGACTGGTCCTGAGCCAAGATTCGTACGTGCTTCTGTACCACAGACGGACACTCGAACCTCGATGCCAGGTTTTACTCCGTTTAAGAATCTAGATTTCTGAGTTCTCAGAGGAGCGAGCGCAATGGCACTATCAGATTTCGCAATAGACCAAATCGGACTTGCCCCGGAAGTTCCAACTGTCTCACGGCGAGATATTCTTCCGACGTCGATAGCAGGTGGTCCTGTTACTTTTACGGCTGTGACTGCTGGTCTCACGTACGCGTGGGTAGTGACGCAGACTCCGGGGTCGGCAGTGCCCCTCGGAGGCGCTGCTACACAGACTTGCACAATCGCAGCTGAAATGACGGGCGGTTACCTCGTGCGTCTCACTGTAAACGCGGGTCTGCCTACGGAGGATATTGCCGAACTCTATTTTGGAATTGGCGTTCTTATAAACGGCATTCGATATCCTCTTCCAGCTCTTACGGAGACGGTACAGGACAACAGTATCGGTACTCCTGAGTTTGGATGGCTTGAAAAGGAACTGGCGGTCATTCGAGCCATCGTAGCGGAAATATTCACGGGGACCGCCTGGATGGGTGACACCGTAGATGCTACTCCCACGGAGATTTATGAAGGTGGAGTTCCTCCGGGACGTGAAGCTATTCCATTAAACTGCGTCACGCCCTATACGATAACTTTTAGAGCTTTTGACCCACTGCACGGGGGTCAGGGAAAAGTTTGGAAGGTTGAGTTCGCGACTATCAATACGGGAGCTACGACTTCCGTCCTATTAGATATTCCCGTTATAACAATTATTGGACAGACGGACCCACCTGGAGGTGGTGTGGGTACTGATCTTTGGGATGTGGATGTGTCTGTGCACACACCGTCCGATACGCTGGTTTTGACCGTAACAGGTGAAGCTGCGGTTAATATCGCGTGGGAAGCACACTCATGACAGACCTGACTCGATACCGTGGTGGATATGGGATAGCTCCTTGTGGCCATACCCTTGCTGGCGGGACCGCGTCTCCTACTGAACCGCGATTCTCGAGCTCGCGGCCGGTTGATAAGCAGAAGAACGTGCCTGTTTCGCAGATTTTGCGTTTCTTTGTTTATAACTACACAAGTTTTTCGGATATCGCGGATATTGTTATCCGTGTGAGTGAGGACGCGGGATTAATTTATGCCCCTGCTTTTGATTCGACTGGATTTCTTTCTCCGTATAACGGAGCTAAAAGTCAGATAAAGCGTTATGACGGGCATACCTTGGCAATTTATATCCAGAAGACTTCGAATTGGCCGGTGGGGTCAAAAATTATGATTGAGTACGAGTGCGTCGACGAATACGGAAATACGGCGACACGAACTGCGCCGATACGGTGGTGACGAATGTCTTTTACGTGGGAGTTTGAAACTGAAGGACGTAGCACGGTTCCAGTGATACGCAGGTGTCACCGTGGACCTATGCTCCCGGTAGAGGTAGCTCTCGCCAGCCGCTTCACGGTTTTGACAACCCTAAATGGACTACGTAGTCGAGTCTTGGGTGTGATTGTCGATACGACAGAGGCTCCCGTGCGTACGCGCGAGATTCTTTTGCGCGTTTTGCACAGCAATGTTGGAAGTGTTTTCAGCGATTACAAGAGTGTGCAGCCAGACCTCGAGGCTATTATATGCGAAAAGAGGAATAGTATCGACATAGCTTCCGACCTGGACTATTATCAGAGAGAATTTATCGACGCTTTGATTCCCATAGAGGCTACACGTGTTTCCAGAGAACAGCTAAATATTGTTTATCAGGCTTTACGCTCAAAGAATGCTATCATGCGAGTTGCCGGCTACTGCGCGGTGGTATTACTAGGTGCCGTTATAGAGATTCGGTGATAACGAATGGCTAAGTCTGAAAATGCTTCAACTACCTATACCGTCAATATGCCCCATCAGGCGGCATGGATTGTGTATATCAACGGAATTGAAGTCCCTGCTAATTCGGTGAATGTCGAGTTCGGCGTGTGGTCGATACCGACGGCGCAAATTCGTCTTGTCCCACATGTTCTCCTTCAACGAATTGGTTATGAAGACCGTTTACAGGTTGAGATTTATTATCTAGACCTCTTTTTTGACCCGGATAATCCTCGATTTTGCCTGTTCGGAGAATTTGAAATTGTAGGATGGTCCTATCAAACAACAGCTTCTGGCCGTTTTTTGCAGTTGGATTGCCGGTCGCAGCTGAAGATTTTGGAGCAGTTGCGCTTCTATTACATGTCCAGTCTGGCGGATATGGCGAAGGGTTTGTCGGCTCCCACTGCTACGGATGTGGGAGTTGTAGCTGTCCCGATGGTGGCTTATCCCTTCTCTCTATTTAGAAGAGGGTTGGTCCCAGACCCGGCGAATCCCGATGCTTTTATAGCGACTCCTTTTGAGTTTGTTCGCAATCTGCTGAAGGCGCTCACGGACCCCGTTGATTTAACGAGCGCGTCTAATAATGAAGCGGCAGAAGGTCAGCTCCCGCGCAACGCGAGTGGGGTAGCTGGTAGGAACTTTTTTGGGCGTTGGGTAGAGATGACTGATTTTAGGCGTCGCTGGGCTGCGCTCCCCTATTTTGATGACGAGCAAGCAAAAGCTGTTGATGGGTGTTTCCCCATCATCAAAGCTCTTACTTCGACGGAAGTCTTGGGCACAATTCAGCAGCAGATTGGTAATAGCGTAGGTGAAGCGGGAACGGCTTGGGAACTCTTGCAGCGCGTATTTGGCGCGATGTATATGGAGGTCTTGGCAATTCCAGCACCCCCTGCTGTTCAGCTCGAGTTCAAGACGAATTTGATTTCGGGATACTTTACACATCGCGGAGGAAAAGACGAGACTACGTATGGAGGACTTGCTTCTTACGTAGTTAAACCCCAGTGTATTTTCGGTATTCCCCCTGCGTGCAATGTCATTTTCCCGTCGATGATTCGCAATTATTCGACTTCGGAGAACTACGAACGACAACCTACGCGTATTTATTTAGGAGAGGCCTACGTCTCTTCTCTTGTGGCGAGTGGAGCCTCTGGAGAGATGCAATCTCTTTCAGCAGAGCTCCTCGTGACAGGTTATCCCGATATCGTACGCGAGCGCATGCAGGAGCACCGCGAGAATGCCAGTTTGAGCACGCGCAATTTTCTGATTTATCCCGAGGAGCTTTATAAAGGTCCGGTGAGTAAGCATCTGAATGCCCCTTCTTGGCTTTATATGCTCGAGAAGATGGGACAGAATGTGAGCTCGACTCAATCAGTCTCTGTAGGGGGTAAAACCTACGCGAGGGGTAAAGGGACTATTAATAAGTTGGAGCGCGCTGTTCCAGCGTATGGACCTATCGTAACGTCAGCTGCAAAGTCGTATGGTCTTCCAGAAGATTTTGTTTGGGGCGTTATTGGATGTGAGTCTGTTTATAACCGGCTGAGTCGTCACCCCAAATCAGGTGCAGGTGGTCTCATGCAGATGATGCAGGCCACTTTTAAGTCAGCCTATACGCGTGCTCGGAAAAAAAATCCGAGTTTGCCCGAATTGGGTGATCATGGACCCCCTCGACAGGTTCTTATAAAGAAGGGAACTAACGGGAAGAAAGATAGATATCGAACGGTTTATAACGAGTCTATCTACGACGACTTATTTGACCCTCAAAAGGGTTTGTATGCTGGAATAGACGAGCTCATGGAGCTTTCTAAAGAGTTTGGCGCTACGAACTTTTCTGTGGAGGAGTTCAATCCTAAGAACCCAGTTCCGTCTTTAGCACAATGTGTGTTGATTGGGTATAATGCGGGTATCGGTAATGGAAGAAAACTCGCTAAGCAGCGGGCGACGTATTTTGCGGCACCGGAGAACCAACGAGACCTAAATATCTTTGAAAAGGGCTGGGTAGGCTGGGAGAATGCATCTGGTACGCGAGGCACTTTGGCGCATTGGCGTGTTTACTCGGAACGCGTGTATCGTTTTCAGAAAGCGTATATCGCGTATCAGAAGTTGGGCGGTAAGGGAGAGACTGCGAGCGCTCCCGCTTCCCCGCAAGCTCCAGCGTCAAAACCGGCGGCGTCTACGACCTCTTCGACACCCCCGACTGTTGACTTTGAGGCAGCCAAATCGGGTGTTAGCGGCGCCTTCTCAAATATAGTAAAAAAAGTTCTTAAGACCGCGAGCGCTACTGCAGTTACTCCAAAAAATACTGCTACGCCTGCAAATGAGACCTCAACTAATGTTCTAGATACTGGCCAAGCTGGTGTTATAACTGCGACTGCTTCGGTTTTTAATGCGACAGAGGAGGAATCTGCCCTCGGCGACTTATTCCAACTTTACGCAAAGTACGAGTATTTCCGGTCGCGTTTTGAGACGCGGTCTGCCACAGCTACGCTCGCGTTTAATCCGTATATTGTGCCTGGATTTAGCGCTGTCATCTTGGATAACGTTGTCTCCGGATTCCATTCGATTGGATACGTTAATTCAGTCAGCCATAGTTTCTCTGCTTCTGGAGATATGCAGACAACGGTAGTTCTTTCTTATGTGCGGACGATGCCAGAGTATTTGAAGCTAATAGTTACAGGTGCAAGTGACCAAGACCTCGCCAGCGATTTAAACGAGGATTTTGATGTCGGCCCTACGGAAGTCATTTCTGAAGTCGCACAGGTTTTTCAGGTCTATGGTACCGCCGACGACTTCTACCAGAAAGTTCTTTATCCCGGGGTTTCAAAAGGTACTCCGCTCGTCTTCGATGTCGATGAATTTTTGACATTAGAGGACATGGATAATCGTCCAGTACTTGCTGAAGCTACGACAGATGAGAACGTGAATACGTGGACTCCAGACAAAGGTCTTTACACACGGCCTACGAAAGATTTCAAAGCGTATTTCACATCATATGACGCGGCTATGACTTTTGTGTCTAGACCAGTTGCTACGCTGCAGCAAACGATTGAATTGCGTCATGGAAAGAAGTTGTCGGAGATTTTAAAGGATAAAAATGGCGAGGTCCAGGGTGCTAACGATACTTTTACTTCGGGGAATAAGTCTGCACGTTTTTATCCTCGGATTTACAATTTATTACAGCCTGGGCCTACGATAAATTCTGCTGCAATTCAGGCTATTACGAATACGGGTGCTTCAGATGGAGCTACGACTGAAGGTAGTTGGCAGATTATAGCTGCCGACCACAACATCCCAGAGTCGCGTCAAAATTGGGACCAAGTGCTCATCAAATACCGCAACGCTGTGCGGGGTAAGACGTCGGTGGCGCTGCTATGACGAACATGCTCACACGCCAAGAAGAAGACCTCGCTCTTTGGAAGCAGTGGAAGTCGAGCAACGACCGGCTTGCGCTGAACAAGCTTTTGACGCGTTTGGACCCGCTGATTCAGGGTGAGGTAAATAAGTGGGGACAGGCAGTCCCTCGGCAGGCTTTGGAGGCAAAGGCGAAGACGTTGGCTCTCGAGGCGCTGGAGTCCTATGACCCAAAAAAAGGAGCGGCCATCGGAACCCACGTAACGAGCCGTCTTCGAAAGCTTTCCCGCTCGGTCTATCCGTATCAGAACGTCGCGAGAGTCCCGGAGAATCAGCAACTATATTTTCACACGTACAATGTTGCTACAAACAAGCTCCAGGATTCTCTTGGCCGTGACCCAGCGGTTGACGAGCTGGCCGATGAATTGGGTTGGTCGCAGAAGCGCGTCACGCATTTTCAGAACGCCTTCGCTCGGCGTGAGCTCGTGGAGTCTGAAGGAGCGTACTGGGAGGGGGAGCGCGATGAGGGACTTATCGACTTTTACCACCACAGTTTGGCTCCCCGTGACAAGCAGATTTTTGAAGACATTATCGGATATAATGGGAAAACTCCCATGAAGAATCCAGACCTTATGAAGAAGTACAATATGACGCAGGCGCAATTGAGCTATCTCAAGCGTAAATACGTGCAGGATTTACAGCGCGTGCAAGGCGGATTTTAGATGCCCCTGAGTGACGGACAACTCCAGCAGCTTTTAAATGCTACCGCTGATAACGCGCGGGAAAAGGGTCCGTCCGACCATATGACGGTTGGGACAGGTGGGGCCTTGGCTCCAGCTAAGTCACAGGATTGGCTTTCTTATTTGCGAAACGCCGCGGAGCAACGTGCAGGAAATGCCTTTACGATGCTCAATCTTTCTCCCGAGGGGACGCCCCGGAGCTCTACTCCCACGTGTATTTTGAATGCCGTGGGGTTTATTCACCCCGTAATCTATTCTTTTTTGCCCGCGGGTTCGTATAAAACATGGACTAATGACGAGGCTCGAACGGTTAAACAGATAGTCTTGCATTCTTTCGGCCAGCCCTGGCATGCTTTTAAAGATAGTGGCGTATGGAAAGGATATATGAATGAGGCCGGCAAGCTCATTCCGATGCCCTATCTAGATGGCACTGTCGAGCGTACTGCCTGGGTTCCATCTGGAAGCAACGAGAGCACGATGGCACACCCGGAGAGATTAGGCACAACTCTCCGCGCTCTGACTTTAGGGGTCGAAGGAACGACTTCGACGCATTTTATTATTGATAGAGATGGTGTGCTTTACGTGATGTGTGACTGCAATCACATTCTCAAATCTTCTGGGAGCCTGAGCGATACGTGCGTATCCATCGCTCTCGAGGAGGCGCTGTATTACAAGTCTGGAGCGGATGCTCTACACCCTTCTCCGGTGACTTGGGACCCGGTGGACGCGAGCGCCACGAATCTTTCGACGTGGGACTACAGCGCGGAGCAGTACCAGACGTTGACAGCGCTTCTCTTCAAGCTCCGCATGGCCTATCCCGACATCAACACGGCGACGCACTCGAGCGCGCGGGCGAGCGTGGATTCGTCGTTTGTGGGCTACACCATGCACAGCCACCTCAAGGACTCGCGTCCCCAGGACATCGATGTAGCGCCACACCTGCAGTCTACCGCTGAGTGGGATGCCTTTTTCGCCGCGATTGGGCAGCAGAGCAGCTTGTCTGCCTATGCGGTGTGGAAGCGCCCAGCTGAGGGTCCAGCGGCACGTACAGCTTGGGTCGAAGAGCTGGTGACCGCGGCTACAGCAGACAATCAGGGGTCGAATCCCTGGACCTCCATCAATCCGCCGATGGTCTACTTGTCCTCTATGCACCGAGCTCACCAGGAAGTCTTGAAGACCTCGAAGGACTACCGGCGCAACGCCGCGGTGTTGGCTCGGCAGGACAGCAAGCTGCAGGAGGCCCGGTTGGGTGTGGGACGCGTCCTCGAGGCTGCCGCGCAGATGCCGCCCTCTGTCCCGTCCAAGACCCAGTTGTACACGGACAAGGAATACACCGTGGCTGAGCAGCGCCGAACCGCGGTTGCCACAGATGGGATTTTTTAGTGGACATCCATTTTCAGCCTGTTCCAGTAAACGACGTGAGCGGGACCAAAGTCTTTACTTTTGGTTTTCAGTCCGCGTTAAAAGTGGAAGGCCTTCAAGCTTTGGTTAATCGGTGGGTCAAGACGCTGATGACGCCGCGTGGAAGTGACCCGCTCGATGCCGAGGCTGGTACGGATTTTGGAAACCTCATCGGGACGAATATTCCAAAGGCGTCTAAAGGGTCTATCATCGATATCGTCGCGATGGCTATTGATGACGCGAGTGAGCAGGTACAGAAGCAAGACATAACGGCGCGTCACGGAGAGACTGAGTCTCTCGACCGCGCGAATCTTTTGCGATTTAATATGACGAGCAGCGGCGATGGTTTTGAGGTCTGGGTAGAAATAAAAAATCAAGCAGGTGAGGTGTTGGTAACACGCCTCTTTGACATGGCGAATAGGTAACCGAATGGCAGACCTCGTTATCAAGCAAGACGACCTCCAGAGCGCCATTGATTTTCTGACGGAATACCTGACGGAGCAAGTACCGGAGGCTACGTTTACGGACGGAAGCGCTCTGCGGGATTTGATGGTGAAGGCGTTTGCTCCCATGTACGCCTACCTAAAAGCTGAGGTAGACCGTAGCGCTATTCTACAATCGATTTCGCGGATACAAACTGAGCTTGCGAATGGAGAGACGACTACCCTCGATACCACGGACATCTCAGAAGCGGTAGATGCCGTCCTCTCCAATTGGTTTGTCAACCGAAGTGGCGGGGCGAGGTCGACGGGAATAGCGCAGCTCCACTTTACGAGGCGCACCTCGATTGTAATTCGGCGCGACACCAAGTTTTGGCGGTCGACGACCCTCGCGTTTTACCCAGACATCACGAGTGACACTTTCGTAGTGGCTGAGAATCAACTCCGGCCTGTTTATGACACGCGCGGGCGCCTTGTGGACTACGTCGCGAATGTTCCTATCACTGCGGCTCGAGTTGGTGATATCTACGACTTCGAAGCGGGTCGGTTCGTGCGGATAGAAGCTCCTGGGGGTCTCCCCTTCTTCTCGTACGGAGAGCATCAGCAGCCGGTATCTGGTGGAGAGGCTACAGAGAGCACCACGGAGTTTTTGGACCGTGCGCAGGTGGCGATAACCGTACGGAATTACATAAACAATCGTTCTATTGACACGGTCATAAATGAGCAAGCCCCAGAAGCCATCAATATCCTGACGGTCGGCATGGGCGAGCCCGAGATGACGCGGGACCTTCGGACTGAAATCTCGCCGGCTATCGCGCTGCACGTGGGCGGCCATTACGATACGTATTTGGATTTGCCCGAGACGCAGGTAGAAGAGAACGGTCTCGTTGGAGGTCTTTTTGCGCGCCCGGATGGACTTGTAAACGTTTTCCGTGACCCACGGCTGACGTACGACCTTGGGCAAACGTTTACGTCTCTCGGTCTCGAGGCTGGGCATATTCTGTACGTCATCAGCGGCATCGTTGGAGCTCCTCGTGGATTTCCAATAACGCTTGTGACAGACCATGCCATCTATGTAAGTGAAAACAGCCCCTTCGATGAGGCCTCGGATGAACTGGATACGAACGCGCTGGAATATTCCATCGGTTGGTATGCTCCTAGTTTTTCTGAAGTGGATTTGGAAGGCACTGCGGTCTATTCCCGGGTCGCTACAGCCAGTACGAATCCGATTTACGCGTCCGTGCCTACAGGAACATCACGGCAGATTTCCGAGCCAGGCGCAATCGTACTCTCTGGCAATCCTGTGCAGGATGTTATCTCTGTTGAGATAACGGACCCGGCAGCCTCAGCGCTCGTTGACCCAGCTACAGGAACTCTGCGCTTTACGAACCGGGTAAATACTGCGCCGATATTGGGTTCTGTTTTGGGCACATCTCAATATCAGGTTGAGTGTATTAACCCATCGAAAGGTCAGTCGGCAGAGGGTGTGGTTTTTATCCGAGTCGGTCCTCTTACGGCGCCGACAATGTACGATGGAAAGAACCTGCGTGTGTCTTATCGCACCTCGAGAACTTTTGCGACGTTGCACACGCTATTCCGCAGCTACGGAGACCGTGTCGTTGCAGCGAATCACCTGGTAAAAGCGCGTAACCCGATTTGGATTTACGCAAATATCCCATATCGACTGAAGCCGACCGCGACGGATGTGCTTCCTGTAACAGAGGCACAGAGCGTTATTGCGGACCACATTAATGCTTTCGACCCGAACGATGACTTGGATATGTCGGATTTGGCTACGGAGTTGCGGACAGAGTACTCGGATGTCGTTGGAACTGTCTATCCGTTCACTGTCGAGTATGACTTACATACTCCGGATGGGCAGGTATTGCAGTTTGAGACTACGGATATCGTCTCGATTTATCCGAAAGCTACAAATGGCGTGACGCTCATGAACGGCGCCGACCTCCTTGTCCCCGCTTCTCTAGTGGCGCGTGGAATTACGACTGTCGCTACGACGAGTGACCTAAATAACTTGTACGCGTATTACGGAATTTCAGATCGAACCGTGACCTATAAGTCTCGGTCGGACCTCATCAACTTCTCGCTGCGAGGATAAATACATGGGTAATCCCTACGAGATTGCAGACTATGCGTCCTCGCTCTTCAGGGGTCTCTCGGGCTTTTGGCAGCGTTTCTTCCGTGATACAAAAGACCTGGAAGCTTTTTACCAGGCCTCGGAGCAATATCTCGGACAGGTATATCTGGATTTGCTCTCGAATGTTCTCAGCACTGCGATAACAACCACTCCTATTTTCAATAAAGAGGTATGGAAGCTTTTCGCTATCGCAGAGAATGAACTCTCATTTACGGAAGGTCTATCCACAGCCGATGACCGCTTTACGTATGACATGCCAGGTACCGCTGTCGATGTAGACGTTTTACAGAATTCGATTCTAGAGCCTACCTACGTTCTCGAAAAGGATTTGGATTTTGAGACGACAGCTCTCGATGGATATCTGCATTTTGTAACCGACCCTTTTAGGCAGGCAGTTGATGATGTTGGGGAGTATATACCAGCGGAGGGTGTGGCTTGGCGCTGGGTAGACTTACTGGTTGGGAATGCTTTCTACGACACGAATTTCACGGGTAAATGGCCGGACAGCACCGACGTTCGGCGCGGTAATACCCTGCGCATTTTGGCCTATCCAGGAGCGACTGTAGATAATCAGACAACGGGAAAACTGACGTACGGAGGTACGCTGGTCTTCTCGGATGCCGCGGCCTCTTTTACGACGGCAAATAAAGGCGATGTCGTCGAAGTTTACGGAGACCCTGGAGGCACGGCCTTCGGGCGTTACGTTATCAAGGAATACCTGGCTCCAACTCAAGTCTTGATTGACGAGGATGCGTATCTTACTCCGACGATAACAACGGCGGCCAATCTAACTTGGCGCCTTATAAAGGCCATCTATTTCGATTACGCGTCACAGGATTATGAAATCGACTTTTTTGATGCGCACAAATTCATTGGGAAAAGTTCGACTCCATATCCAATCGATAAAGACGGACCTTTCATCTACTCGGTATTGCGCGAGCCCGCGGATGATACGGTTGTCGGTGTGACTCTAAATGCGTATCCTGCCGTTACTGATTTAGGGAGTCGCCATCTCAAAAAAGATTCTGTAGAAGTTTTCGCGTTGCGTCTTTTTGATGGGAGTCAGGTCCAAGAGAATGTGGACTATACCGTCGATTATCTACGCGGTGTAATTACCCCTGTTTATTATTTTGACCCCGTAACAATCACAGGTATTAATGGAATCCTCACGAATCTTGGCACGCATGCGACTTTTACGGCTCCTCCTACTGTATTCGATACGACGTATGACGTAGGAGGAACGGTAACTATTTCAACTGGTTCCAGTCCCGGTATTTATGTAATAGCGAGCGTAGTAGACCCTGCGACTGTCATCCTCGAGGACAGTGCGGGTGTCCCTACAGAGGGCGGAGTAAACTGGAGTCGCCAGCGTGCGGATAACATCCCAGCTTGGGACCCAGCGTCTTCTATTTTAAAATGTTCTTACCGCTTCATGCGTGAGGTTCTATTTTCTGCAAACGGTAAAGCGCTCGAGCAGACAGTTGGGCAGGTCAAGCAGCTCTCTTTTTGGGTACCCGAAGTGCACGTGGACCGTTTTACGCTCTATAACAATTTTGGGTCGATGCTGAATCGCTTCGCAGCGTCCTCCGAGACGTACCGAGCGTTTCTCCGTGGCATCATGTACTTGTACGCCTCTGGGCCGATTCTCCAGCGGATTGAGTCGGCCTTGAATGTTGCGGCTGGTCTTCCTGTGTGTCTCACCGATGGAGAGACGCTCCTCACTTATGACACGGGTATGACAGCGAGCGGGATGGACGGTGTCTTCACCACGGTTACGACAGCTTTCTCGAGCGCGAGCGCGACGTTCTCGTCTTTGGACGTGGGCGGGTACGTCATCGTAAAGCTGGCGGTTGAGGATATTAACCGTACGCGTTTTAGAGTCGTCAGCTTCGTGGACGCGCACACGCTCATCGTGGAGGCTGAGTACGGAGTCCTCGATGAGATTGGAATGACTTGGGAATTCAGCCGAACGCTGAAGCATACGCTCACGACGGAGACCACGGGTGGTACGGTTAATACCTACAATTTTCCGTACTGGATTCCCATGCGGACGGACTTCATCCCGGCAAATAACGTAACGTTTAATGCCTTCGATACCTTTACGGCGGCATTTACCGTTACGGATTATCTCATCGACCCGACGTGGTGGCACAACAAGTACATCCCTGAGGTCCTCTGGGGAAATACTACGCAAATACGGCGACTTGCGTCATCAACTCTGGTCGAGCACATCTTCGACCCCCTGGACAGTGCGTGTTTTGACGACCCGGGTTTGTACTTCGATGGTACTGAGGAAGGCACCATTCTCCACCCAACTGTTCCGCTTACGGCACCTCCGGTGGAGCTCTCTCTTTACAGACACACGGTGGCCTTTATTCTTTTCGACCGGTATCTGAAGATGCACATGTTCTACATCGGCATCGACCACGACGTGGAGCTCACTCCTGAATTCATCGACGATATTACGGACTTGGTTCTCGTCGCAAAACCCTCTTATACCTATCCGTACGTCGAGCCGGGAGAAGATTTCCGTGACACGTTGCGGTTATTAGAGGAATTCTGGATAAGTGAAATTGGTCTCCATCCGGTTGACGACCTCGCGACGGTAGCGAAGAGTATCCTTGTTGACCACGACATCCTTTTGTTTGACGATTATTATCGCTACGTTGCGTACGATGACGCTGTGACAGGTGAGGATGCTCCTCTGGGAATTGGAGATACGTTTACGCTTCCAAGGCCAGTAGGTCCCCGTGAGTATTTTGTGATGCTGCGTCTAAACGCGACTATTGATAGTGAACGTGTCGTCGAAACCCGCGATTACACTATCGATTTGGACCCGTTATCCGCGTCGTATGGCGAGGTGACGATTGTGACCGCGGATTGGGATGCCGGAGCGATAACATTCGACGCGCAGACGGTTGTTTTGTACAATGCGAGTTTGGGAGTGCCTGATACCCGTATTGGTTTTACGCCTTTAGCCGTTGATGGCACGGACCCGACGTATTTACGTGACACTGTCACAGAGCAATCGATGATTGACCGAACGATAATGGTTTCAATTGACGTAGCAGGGGCGCCCTATGTCTACGTGTGAGGAAAATCGATGTCGACTACCAAAGTATTTGAATCCTCAATTCAGGATACGCTGTGTCTCTACGGAGACTTTTACATGCGTGTCTACGACGTAGCTCCAGACGGTACTCGAAAGCTTCGTTTTAGGTTCGCGAAAAAGAATCAAGTCACGGATGATGGACGTTTAACGATTTTGGGTTTGTTGTCGCAGGTTGTCCTCGGTGGGACTCCTGTCCAAATGAATCCGGAGTACGGCCAGATTTGGTCGCTGAGTATCGGAGATGGGGCAATTCCTCCGGCATCTTCGCAACATACTCTTGTTTCTCCTGTTTGGACGGGAGCTCTGGACGTCGCCCTCGGAGAACGTGCTTATAACGCGGGCGCTTTTCAGTTGAATATCCACAAGGAAGTTCCAGTGGGAGACGCCACGGGTTCTACTTTTGCCGAGGCTGGACTCTTTACGCGCGGGTCGCAGGCCGCTCCTGGAGGCTTGTATCCAACGTGGCAAGATATCCCGGAGCGGATGATGTATTCCAGGCAGATTTTCCCTTCGTTTGAAAAGGGTGCAACCATGTCCGTGGTGTTCGATTGGACCCTCGGAATGACCGTGGCATAAGGAGTAATGAAGCATGTCGACACAACTCATTGACCTTGAATCTGGGAGCGTTGCCACTGGTGATTCTGGCGAGCGCACGGACGCGGACGCTATCAAGCCTATCGACGCCGGGGAGCGGGTCCAGGCCGCGGTCATCGACCGACCCTTTGAGAACCTTCGTGCGCGCACGGAAGAGCTTAGGAAGAAGGTCGAGGAGCTCCTCTACCGCGCGGACGCGGACAAGTGGATCATCACGGGCGGCAACACTATCGGTGCAGTATCGGGACCAACCGCGGCATTTCCGACGGTGTCTTGGGACGCGACGACGGGACTTTGTACCGTATCAGAGGCGATTGTCGTTCAGCCTTTTGTGGCTCCAAGTACCGACCTTTTTGGATTTATCGATTGGGCTTTTACCGAATCGGTTGCTCCTTTCGGCACGGTAACCTTCCGGTTTGAGGCTAACGACGACCCGCTCGCTGGCACGATTCTTTACGATTACCAGCTGGCGAACAGCCTACGCGTTTATTGGGAGTCGAGCGCTTCTCTTGGAGCGGGGGTATTCTGCCAAGCAACGCTTGAGGGTTCTCCTGTCCATATGCTACGGATTGTCGTTCGTTCCGATGGGACAACGACCGCGGCACATGTTCAAGCTGAGCTCAATACGATTTTAGCCCCAGTTGTTCCGGATTCTATTCTCAAGTTCACATTGACGGGTCTTGGAACTACTTTCGTTGAGTGGGTAGAGACCCCCGGGCGTCCCAACGAGTACATGTTCAATACGTATTCGCGCGAGATGCATCGAATGACCAAGACCGTGTTCGATGGTTTCTTTGTTGGGTCGCCTCTCTCGGTGGACGGTGACGGCATCGGTATTTGGTATGCGGAGCTTACTGACTCAGATACGACACAGCACGGCGGGCGCCGGCAAGCGACGCCTACGACAGCTACGGATGTTGGGCCATTTCTTCCGCCTAATACGGTTGTCCCTGTTACCAAGCTTTTCAAGTTTTCTACAGAGCCCGAGAAGATTCCTGGCTGCATCCCCCTTTGCCGTCGCATCGGCACTTACCTCGTCTTTATTGATGGGACTATCGTGAATCACACGCAGACTGTTTCATTTGGTAATGCAGATTTCGCACCGCTGTTGGCTCGGTATAATGCGCATGTTGGTGGAACGGCTGAAGAGCATGCTGCGAGCGATATTACAACTACAGGAATTGCAGGGGCTCCTGAGTCGATAGGAGTATCCGAAGTACAATCGGTACTAGCTGCACTGTACGGGCATGTGAATGACCGGGTTGAATTGATTCCATATAATGCACATACAGGTGGTACTGGGTCAAAACACAATGCGAGTGCTATCGTTTACACACCATCTGCTTTTCCTTACACGTGGTTAACTGATACAGATGTAAGTGCTGTTCTTCGTGCTATAGAATATTTATTGGCAATCAGCACGACAACGCCAGACGGTGCGACGTATATTGGCGCGGCTGCTATCGCAGGTACTCCTGAGTCAGTACCAAATGGAACCGTACGGAGTCATCTAGTTGCGATTATGGGAGATTTAAACGACAGGACTGAGCGGAGTTCTACTGAGTCAGTAGATGGATACTGGAAATTTAAAGGTTTTGAAGGAGGTACTATTCCTCCTGGTGAAACTTGGCTAGATACCATCGCAGGAAAACGTTGGGGAGCAGTTGTTCCTGAGTTCGAAGGAAATCCTTGGGCACACGCGGGAGCGCATCAAAACAAATATACGCGTACGGCTTCTAACTGGTTGGATATTTGTCCGGGTTGGAATTACACTAGTGGCTACCCTGTAATATACCTGCTAGACGCAACGTTTCCGGCCACAACCGTTTCTATTCGAGAAATAGATACGCGCAATTGGGATATGTTAGGGACATCGGTTGATCGTAATGTCACCGTACCCGCGGATCATATTCCAGTTTCTATGTGTTGTGATGGCCCTTACATTTATGTTCTTTGTAAGGCCAATGTCGCAGGTACGAATAGTGCAATTCTTTGTTATAGCACTAATCCGTGGAACTCTACTCCGGTGTGGACTCGTACGTGTGCTGGTTACGCGATAGGTACAGATATAAGCTCGTATTTACGCAGCAAGATAATCATTGCCAGCGATACGCATTTGGCGATGACTTTCGGTGCTTTGATAACAAGTACGAGTCCAGGTGGAGCTATTATGGCCATTTTGGCCAAAGATAACAGTGCTATAACTTACGGAAGAGGTAATCTAGACGCTACGGGATTTGGTCCTTCGGGTGGATTATGTTCGGATGGAGCACATGTTCATTTTGGAGCACGTAAAGATGTTGTAGGTCCCGCTAATACAGCATTAGCTTCCGCAGCTATTGCTGGACCTACGGGAGGCGGTCTCTATGCTGCTCCTAAAACGGAATCACACGATTATCCTATTCACGATATGATATTTGATGGGCAAATGGTTTGGGCAATACATAACGGAGGGCATATCTCGGTTTGGCATTTAAATCCAGATGAATTCTTATACGATTTTATAGACCTAGGGGATACCATCGCCGATGTTGATGATGGTTTTGGTAATATCACGTACATACAACGGTGTGCAATTGCTTTTGATGGGATACATATTTGGGTCGCTGCGCCATTAGCAGATTCGGCTCCTAGATACAATAGGTATTTTTCTAAGATAGATGCGATGGCTGCTTCACCTAACTACTCAAATGCGCAGGTTCCTCTTAAGTTAATAGTGAATAACAATTATATCTCTGGAGCACAAATTTGGGGTCGTATTTGTGCTTTTGCCGGTAGAGTGTGGGCAGTAAAATGTGTAGATTCTATCGCATCACCTGTTGGAACTTTGTTCGTTATCGCTAAGTCTGAGTCACGAGGATATTAAACAACATATTCAAACCTCGCCGGCACTTTATCCAACTCCACTTTAACTGACGAATTTATCCACTGAGTAATCCCAGTAGCCGTCGCCATGCGCGCGAGTATGCCTAGTCGCTCGGTCCCTTCCGTGGCTGCGAGCATGATGTCGTTTAGGTCTGGGCCATCTTTTGTGGCCTCGACCGCGGCCGGCCACATGTCCGAGATGGGTCCGTTATTCAGGTAGTCGAGGAAGGCCTGCTCCATGATGCTGGCAGCGCCCTCTTTGTCGTCGACGATGACGAAGGCTACGATGAGGCGGGCGGTGAGGGCCTGGATGGCAGGCGCGCTCAGGTTGGACCCGAGGGCAATATCGACGCCGTCGAGAGTGGCGAAGGCGAAGTGCTGGGCAATCTGCCGGGCTAGGGCGTGTGCAGCAAGAACAACGGTTTCAGCGGGAGGAGCTGCAGAGAGCGCCGAGGCAAATCCCGCGATATTGTCCACGAGTGCCACGGCTAGAGCACCTTCTCGAGAAAGTCGATTTGCTCGAGGTCGAATCCGGCTGGCTGCTTTTTCAGGAAGATTTGAATCCCCTGCATACCCTCGTAGCAACCTTCACAGATATGTCCGAGGACATGTTCTCCGTGTTTCAATTCGATTGAGGTTACGGATTTGGGCTTAAAACAATTTGGGATGCTACACATCTTCGATCTCCAGTTGTTTGAGTTTAAAAAGGACTTCGAGTTGGGGGCGGTTTAAACCTTTAGGGTATACTGCTCCACGGGCGATTTCAGCCATCCATAGGGCGTCCGCCTCGTCGTCATCTTTAGCGGTTCCTGACCAATGATGCCAGCGTTTTCGTGCTGTTTCGATCATGTGTGCTTTATCCGCCAAACCGTTTCCCGTGGCAAACTTTTTGACAGCTGTCGGCGCTACGAGAAGAGTGGGAATGGAGTGGTCGAAACAGACGAGTAGGAATAGACCTCGTATTTGTCCTAGTAAATCGGCCTTCATCGGTTTTTCGTAGGCAGGCGCTTCGATAACAGCAAACCGCAGACGGCCGATATACGGGTCGAGAAAATGTCCGATATGGTCACGGATGAAAGCGAGGCGCTCTCCGCCACGAAGTTTCTTAGGTAGAATCTTTCCCGCGTACACGTACTGGCTATTCTCGCCGAGGAGGGCGTAGCCTGTACTGGTAGCGGATGGGTCGATTCCCAAGAAATACATTGTAACCTCATACTAGGCCATCTATCATTCGAGCATGGCCAAACTGAGTGTAACATACAGTCGCGAAGTTCTGGTAGACGGCTATTTTTTAAAAGTAGTCATCAACTCCGCTCCTGCCACGGACCCTTCGGGAAAGCTCGAGGAATCTCTCGTCATCAACACGTCGGACGAGGACATGGCGCGCTTCGCGACGCTTGTGGACCTTGAAGACCTGACGGTTGGACCAGGCCTTTATTGGTTCCAGGCGGATTCGTATTCGGCTGGTACTCCCCAGATAGGGGATACGCTGGTCTTCACGACCATTCCAGGTTCATGGGTAGAACTCGGTTCTACTGCGCCCAAATCTTTTTTAATCGCCGCCGTCAATGGGACTCATTTTGCCTTGGAATCTACGACTGCATTTCCTTGTGGATTCACAGGGAATGTGACCTTCCATATTTTGGTAGGTGCGGGACCAACCGTTCGTGTAGCTTCTTCGACTCCGCGCGTCACTATTCGACGTTACAATCAGAACACTTCGGGGAATCCCTTGTACGTGCGCGTCGCGAGCGCGGCTGAGCTCTTTACTTCGATAGAGGACGCGACGAATAAGCAGGCAGCGCTGCAAGCGGAAGCCGCCTCGTTAATCGAAGCTACCGACTTGGAAGAAGAGTCCTTTACGGGGTCTATAACGGAGGTCTACGACTGACATGGCTGTTACCATTACAGTAAAACAAACACAGTCTATCGAAGCGGGAAATCTTTTCCGTGTTTTAGACGAAGTGACGAGCTCTACGGATATTTCGGCCGAAGTCTTTGTTTTCACGACTGAGACTCAGGCTTTCTCCCACGTCGCGACTGTGTACGATATTGAGCATATCCTAGACACGACCTATGCGGATGCGGTCACGAGTGGCGCCGAATATTACCGACTCGACACCGCCCAGAAGGACTACACAACTCAGGCGAAGGCCGAGGCGTTTGCCGCTTATACCTTGTCACGTATTAGAACTCTGGTCGGTGATTTCATTGAATACTCAGATGGTTTTGAAGGCGTGACCACCTACATCTACACAGGGGCTTAAATGACTGACACAACAGTGGTGATGACCAGTACGACGATTGCGCTCCCTAACGGGTCGAGCGTTTACCAGATAGATGCTGAGGTAACTGTTAAAGGAGATTTGCTTTATCCGAATATTTTCGTGTTTCAGATTTTGGACCCGCTGGATACGACGCGCGATACCTTCGTGCGGGTGGGTACGCCTTATGACCTTGAGAATATTCCGCTGACTCGCGTAGCTGCAATAGCTGCAAGTCAGGAATACTTTCTCTCCTCAACGTTGCAGCGCCGTTACTCTGATTTGAATACTGCCGTGCAGGCAAAGGACGCGGTGCGGTCGCGCATAGATAATTGCGTGCAGGCCTGGCAAACATATTCGACCGACTTCTCAGGAACAGATACCAACTACCATCCAACAGCAGAAGCGACGTACGAGCAGCAGCTCAAAGACGATTATGTAGACGCGCGAGATGCACGCGTTGCGGCGGATGAAGTGGTAGCAGCTGCCGATATTGCATTAGTTTTGGCGCAGGATGCCGTTGACGACGCGGTTGCGGTCAGCACGATCTATCGGAATGACTTAACTTTTACGGAGCAATCCTACGTTATTTATTGGGCACACTATTACGCAGCTGAAAATGCTTTTGCAGTTAATATGGCTGCGCGCTTTGCGGCTTTTAAAATACAGTACACTTCGCTATCGGGGAATCCTTATAAATCGTCAAGCGGATACGGCGATTCGTACGATACGTGGCTAGGGCAGCTACAGATTATGGAAGTCGCGCTTACAGACCGAACAAATGTTGCCGGTGATGGCGCGGCGCTAGAAAGTGCTTTTGGAAACTTCCATGCTTCCATAGGTGGACTTTATACGACCCAACAAGGCGTCATCGCCACCGCCAATGTCACCGTGGCAACTGCGGTCACGACAAAAAAAGAGGCCGAAGCCTCTTTGGCGTCGGCGCAGCTGGCGGAGGATGCAGCCCTTGCTGCTGTCCTCGCCGTCTGCCCCGACTTCGATCTTGCTTCAGTCTGATTCACGATTCAGTAAATGCATGGGGATATGCTGTCTTCCGTAATAACGGAATCCATCGAAGATATCGTTGATGTCCAGGGGCCAGTAGAGTTCGCCTCTTTCGCTGCTGTCGCTGTACACAACTCTAACGCTGTCATACCGGGGTTGGGTATAACGTGTGCTATAAGAGGTACTATGCCAACCAGAATTGCGTGTGGGGGAATAGTTATATTGGCAGGTCATTTCGTAGAGAGCGAGGGTCGTATCCGATATGGGCGCACAATCTTCGGGCTGTAATAGATTTTTGTCTTTGTCGTGTTTTTGTAGATATTCCGCGGCATCCAAGAATGTTTTGAAGTATCGCATTGTCATTCGTGGTCTTGTTTTAAATCTGATGTTGATTCGAGTACTTTCAGCGCATAAATCCACCGACATGATGAGTTTATACCTGTTAGACCTCCATGGAAGGTCTCCTACGTTTTTGAGCACGTAGGCCATAGATTCTTTTGGAAAATCTTTATAGCGATTAGCGTAAGCGGCTATTAATTGTTCGCTCGTTACGTTCGTGGCTGAGTTACAATGAGCTACATATCTTTTGGACCTATAAGAATTGAATGAATCGCAGGATTTCTTAAGCGAGCAGGATACGCAGACCTGTTTTATTAGGCGTTGGCATTCTGCTTTTGTTTTTGCGGCTCGCGATTGTCGGTCACGGAGGTCGTCTATCTCTGCGAAGTCGTGCGCGGATATGTCTCGAATATAGGGCTGGAAGGCGGCGCGGCGCTCTGTGCGAGTCCCCCATTTGGTTCGTGTAATTGTATCAGTCTTCGTATAGATAGGAGATACCCATTTGTGTTCACCTATTGGCGGATGCTTAGCCTTTTCTAGAATCTCGCGCAAGTCATCCGCATCAATATCGCTTAAATCGTCAGGACTTTCTTGTGCTGCTTTTATTGGGCAGGGTTCTCCGGGTGTATCCGCGTTATGTGTTCGGATGCACTCTTCACACCCTCCGGAGATACGCCAAGGCCGAGTACAGAGTCGGTAGAATTCGTAGAGGCGGGCAGCGTGTATAGTTCCGTCGGCGTTTATTAGAGCGATGGGTTCATCTAACTTCTGGTCTTTTAAAAGATTTAGCACCATATCAAAACTGGGGACTGCCACGCATTCTTCTGAGACCGCGTCCGCACGACTAAGTACGAAAGGAATTTCGAGTTTAAGCGCAGCTAATTCTGCTGCACGTCGTCCGAGTTCTTCTATAGTTTGTGCGGAGGAATTAAAGAGCAGGGCGGGATATGGATTGCGAACACTTCCAGCAGTAGCCAGTGTGTAGTACTTATCCTCCGCTGAGAACACCACATCCAGAGGTTTTTTCAATAGCTCCGTGGAGCTCGGCGTATAGGGTTTCACCTTTTCTAGGATCGACATGTCGAACATACGCTACTTTTCCTCTCAGCCAGTGCAGTAACTGCTCTGGGTTATCAAAACCAGCACGCTGGTATTGGGTTTCAAAGCCATCAATGAGACAATTGTGCACGATGGCTCGTAGGCGTAGGTACTCGGCTCGATTTATTGTTATATGGCCATTAAAGTTCAGACCGAGGAGGTCTTTATTTCTATTAGATGATCGGATATGCACTTTATTATAATTAACGCGGTATCCAGTTTCTTCGATAACTTCAATAAGCTTTTTAACAATTTGAATCTTCTCGTCGAAGGCAAAATCCCGACCACATGTAAACGATAGGTCGTCCGCATAACGGGAATACACCCAAGCATAGGCACCGCTTAAGTTAAATTTCTCGTTCAATTTCTCTAAGTACTTACAGATGGGTTGGTCCAGGCGGTAATACGCCACTAGATTGCAGACAGCGCCGGAGGTAGGAGCTCCCTGGGGGACACCATTACGCGTGCCCTCGGGGTAGTTTTTAGTGGGGCAGGGGATACCTTTTACGGTGACGATATCGCGAATAGGTCCAGCGACTTCATTGGGGAAGCCCAGATTCTTTTCGAGCATCTCGCCTACCCAGAATCGCCGTGTTCGATTGAAGAAGTCCATCAGGTCCATCTGGATGTACGCCCCCTTTCGAGGGCACTTGTGTTTGGGCGGGGTGAACTCAGTCGAGTCGCAGATGGGGCAGGGAGCTATATGTCGTGCGACCGCCATGGAGATATTTTGTCCTGGGCGGTATGCGGTTACATACACGGGCATGTGCTCTTGTAGCTGATTTAAAAACCCTGTGTTGAGACGTTTCTGTAAAAACTTCATACAAGCGTTTGGTGCATGTATGAGCCGAAATTTTCCGGATTTCTTTTTGATTCGTATTAGTCGATACTTTTGTTCGCTTCCTACAACGACGCCATACCATAGCGTCTTGGCTCTCACTCCGATGTGGTTGGCTAGGCTGATATCGTCGAAAGGTAACTTCGACATTGGCCCATTTGTGGATATTACGAATATCTTAGAGTCTTCTTTCAATACCCCTCCAGAAGTGGTTCAGGCAGGAGTTTGTCCCGGGAGTGCAATCCCCTACGATGAAGTGGTGTGAGCGTGCACAGTAAGTGCACGGAGGTTCGAAGATACCGTTTTCAAGGAAATAGAATTTCCCTAGTCCGTGCCCGAGGGTCACGCTCTTTGCTTTAACCGATTTACGTGAGTACTGGTAAGCATATTTCTTTTCTTTTGTAATGTAAGTGGGGACCATAATACACGCGTTGCCGTGGAGTAAGAGGTCACAATATTCTTCAATTTCTTTGGTGCCCTCTTTCTTCACGATTATAGAAAGATTCTTAGACGGAAAAATTACCCATGCCGTCTTGAATAGATTTGCCAGTTCTGTAAACACCGTGGACGTTACGATGTAGTAAACATTCCATGGTATCCGATTGGGTTCCAGAGTCGAGACTCGGTGCGTGGTGTAGCGGTCAGGGCGTTTGACTCTGATAACAGTTACGTCAGTCATCGATACTCACCACGATATCTTGCATGGCGGGGTCTGCTTTTCCTTCTTTACAGATAACCCAAATGACGGGGCAGGCGGGTTTTAGGCGAGGTAAGGGGCCTCCGTCTTTACTGGCTACGGGAGCAAATCCGTCGGTGAATATGACCATGAGGTCTGTCCGGGCAAGTGGCTTCGTGGGTTTTTCCCTAGTCCAATCGGAGTTGGTGTCTGTTCCTAAGACACGCCTAAATGGAGCGCAGAAGTCCGTGCCACCGTAACCGTGGCGCTGACGTAAGGACCTAATAATTTCTTCGATTTCTGCATCCGTCGTGGTTCGGGTAAAGGTCTCTTCGTATTGGATACCATGGTCGAAGTGGATGACTTGGAGCTCAATTCCTTGGAACTGGCGTAGGATGGCGACTTGTTCGCTTACGAATGTGCGATACGCATCGTTGTTTACCGAGCCGCTGGTGTCGGTACAGCTCGTAATTCGGAATGTGAAGTCGTGCGTATATCCTGGGAAAGGTTCGATGCCATCTTCTATTACCGGGTATAATGCGATGTTGGGTTGCGCTGTTGTATGCACGAGTTTGTTGCTGATAATGCTCTTTATGTGATTTCGAAGGACGACTGGCCAGGGAACTTTTGGTTCCGTTAATAGCTCTTCGATTACGTTCTTCATGCAGCCTGGGACGGTTCCGCGGCAGCGATTAGTTTGCTCTACGGCAGAACGAACGGCGCTGGTTGCGCTGCGCTGTAGGTCATTGGCAAGACGCTCGAGCTCACCACCGGACATATTTCGAAGGCGGCTGAGAGCTTCTCGTATCTGTTCTTCCATTGAGTTGGGTTTTTCACTCTGTTCGTCTTTGCTAGATTTCCCGTCGTTGTCAGCGTCCCCTTCGCCTTCTTCGTCGTTTGGCTCACCAAAGAAGTTGGCGTTTATCTCCATGCCTTTATCTTTGATTGCTTTTTGAATCTCATTGGACTTGTCTTCATCCTTCATAAGCAATAGAAAGTATTCTTCCATGCTGAGGTTACGGGGAAGTTCGAACTTCTCAGGGAATGGACGCTCGTCATAAACAATCTGAAAGGCTTCAACTTTTTTGCCAACGGTTAATGGTCGTACTGCCAAATCGTTTACGGTCAGGTCGGCCGCCAGGTTGAGTGTCTTCCATATTGTTTGGAGCTTGGAATCCGAGGACATACTTTGCTGACCCCCAACCATGCGAATCATGCGCTCGTAGTGTCGGAACCCTAGGTGTGCTGCTTCGTGTATCAGACCTGCGAGTTGCGAGGGGATTACGCGCTTATTGTATTTTTCAAGGTCGATACTTAAGCAGAATCTTCCGTGTTTATCCACACGTACAGCCAGAGCATAAGGCATGGTTGTATATTCTCTGCGACAGCTATTAAGGATGCGCCCAAAGAAATTATTATCTCCCCGGGTGCTGCAGAGCCAATAGAAAGCATTCTGTAAGGGGGTGCGGTCTAGGGGTGCCATTCAAGTTCCTTTCATGTAGAATTGAGGTTGTTGTGCAAGTAACTCGCACAGTTGAAGAGGGAGACCATGACCACTATCGACGTGACTAACGACCCCGCATTTTCACATCTCCGCGTTTTGACGGAGAAGTATCCTGGTTTGGTTGAGTTCGCAAAGTCTGCCGAGCTCGCCCCGGAGGAGTTTAATAATCTCCCCGATGGCGCTTTTGCCTGGCCAGAAAAGCGGGCATTTCCTACTCATACCAAGGAACACGCTGCGATTTCACAGGCCTATGCGAAGAGCGCCGCGGTACTGCCCGTACACGTGCGCGAGAATATCAAAATGGCGTGTGAAGCGCATTCGATTCCCGAAGAACTTTTTATCCCGGTACAAACTAAGACGGCGAGTGAGGTTCACTGGCTTCTTCCCGAGCAACAGCGCTTCCGTGTGGCTTCTTCGGAGGATGTCGAATTCGCTATCGACGCGCTAGAGAAGCGTGCGCACGACCTTACGGAGAATCAGCGAGCCGAGGCGTACTTGAATTTGGTGAAGGCGGCTGAGACGTTCGGGGTGAAGACGAGCGCGTCACTTCAGAAGTTCGCGGGGAATACCCTGACGGATACTGAAGTTTTGGCGGATTGGTTGGATGCTCGAGCTGAAGCGGCAGAGATGGTCGGAAATAAGATTGCGTCAGTGGAGTTCAAGAACCTAGGGCAATCGTACCGGCATGTCAACTCTTTTCTTGCGTCGAGGGACGACCAAGTGAAGCTGGCTCAGGCCATCGCCGAGCTCGACAAACTCGCCGGCATCGAAAAGTACGTTGGTAGGAGCATCCCCAACCCCATCTTGACGGTGTGGAACACCAACAAGGTCGCGTCGCAGCAGCTCGAGCTCAACGGGATGTACTTCGACAAGAACATGTTGGCCTCTCTGCCGGTCTCTTTCTGGAAGGACGCCCTGGGGGATGACTTCGTGGCGGAGTTCGCGCCCGGGGGGATGGTGGACCCGGAACAGCTCGAGGCCGTGCTGCAGACCTTGCCGGCCGATATGAAGGCCACCCTGGTCACGCAACTCGCCCCGTACTCAAAGTAGGCTGCGCGCTATGGCCACAGAACTGCACGCGGGTTTCAAGACGCTCTGGGGATTGGTGCCAGGCATCAACCAGGGCCTCATGATGAAGACGGCTTCGGAGCGGGCGCACAATGGCGCGCTGAAGGTACTCAAGGACCCCCAGATGAACACGGCTGCGGGGCTATACCTCGCAGCGCGGACCGTCTACGGGGAAGACATCCTGAAGTGGGAGCCCGAGACGCTGTGGTTGACCATGGACCAGGACGGGGTGAATCTCCCCGACGAGGAGCGGAACAAACTCCTCGCTGCTATCGCTCTGATTGTCCATCCAGCTTTCTATTGGGATAACTTGGTCTTCCAGCGCACCGTTCAAGCTTTCAATGGGGAACTTTTTGACCCGGAGACGCTGCAGGAGTGCGCCGCGGCGCATATGGCGTGGGCTGTGTACGAGGCGGGAGTGATTCGAGGTCTGGATAACGACCAAGCCATCATCCCGGAGTTTGATGAGGACGTGCAGCAGTACATCGCGGTTTGCCTTTTACGAGAGGGCTACGTTCTCCCTCCTGAGCCTCTCAATGAGTTCATGTCGGATAATCTTGAGGGGCTCTTTTCAAAGAACTCCTATTCGGCCACATTAAAAAAAGAGGTCGCAAATAGCTGGGAAGCCTTGGACAAGGACGCTCTCGAAAGAACCGAGTTCTTCGAGAACGAGCTCGGCGTCCAGCTTGCCCAACTATCTGCGTGCTTCCTCTACGTAAAGAAATGGGCTGACCAGCTCGCCGAGGATTTATCGGCGGCTCGTCAGCCCTGATTTCCTATCAGTTGTTGAGTCGAACGAATCGGTCCACAGCATCGTGGGCTTTTTCTGAGTGTTTTAGGTGAGCGCGGAATCGGTCCTTGTCTTTAACGAAGCTGTTGATGAGGTTTGCGCGATAGGTGGGTTTTCCGTATTGATTTGCGGTAGGGGTAATGTTGTCCGTAAACAGTGCTGCGTATTCCGCGGCACAGGTCTCGAAAAACGTGAAGATTGCGGGGTAGGCCTTGTCGATGTCGTATTCAACATCGAACATGTAATTCAAAAGGTTATAGACAAATTCCACCAGCCTGGGCTGTTTTCCAAGGTCTTCTAACTGTTGGAATTTACGCATGAAATGCTTAGTATCTGTTAGGAATTCCACAGGACTGAGGATAACGTTATTGTCCTCGATAAAGGCTTGGAATTGAGACGCCATTGTTAGGTTGAGGGATGACCCGAATCGGCTGAGAGCTCGGCTGCTTTGTAGAGAAATATCCGCGCTCTCCAAAGCATAGCAGTCGAGGGAAATTGTTTGCCACGTAGCGGGGCAAGCGAAAGGTCTGTTGTTCTTCTTATTCTGTTCGTCGTAAAGCATGGTCGGCGCCGTTGCGATAAAGGACCGGACGTGCTCGTGACAAGAGAGACCGTTTTCAGGAATCACGGGAGAGGTGCGGTCGCTATAATGGAATTCTCGCGTACGAGCGTGTTGCAACCATTCGTCAGGAGAGTAGATGGCGTAAACAAACCGAAGCCTCCGACGGAGGGCGGCGTTGTTTTCAATTTGATTGACGACGTAGGACCCGGTGCTGGGGTTCATCATTGCTACGATGAGGCAGTCGTCCGAGAGCTTGTAGTCATAGAGAAAACGGTCCTCGGCCAGGGAGTAGAACATGGCGATGGCGTGCTGAGCGCCTTGGTTGATTTCGTCGAACGCGAGGATGCAGCGTTCTCCTTTTCGCGGAAGACCCGTGGGAACTTTGATACGAAAGAAGCCTTCTTCGGCGTCTCGGACCGATGGCACACCTGCGCTAAGCAATCCGAATTGAGCGGTACGGATATCGCAGACACGCGCCTTGAGCTCGCGTGCAACTTGGTGGACGACTTGTGATTTACCTAGACCGGCCTCGCCCACGATGCAGTAGATGCCTCGGAATAAGCGCATATTGTAATTTAATTTAATCTCTTCTTTGATTTCTCCGATGGTCATTCGTGGGACGTCGTATAGCTCTGCGTACTCTTGATTGACTGATTTGCTATTGTTTTCCGCCATTTTCCTGATATCCTTTTCTTGAATGAAGAACGTTTCCGCCACCATTAGCGAAGTGTGTGAAGCCTGGTTAAACCTAAACGGAAAGCCTTTCCGCCTGGATATGTGGCCAGCCCATCGGACCTTTTACGATGGGCTCTGGCGCCGAACGTTGTTAAAAACAAGTCGGCAGGTCGCGAAGTCCACGACCCTAGCCAACTTCGGGATTGCTGAGTGTGCTCTTATACCACATTTTTCCGTAATGTTTGTAACGCCCTCCAAAGAGCAGACGATGCGCTTTTCGAATTCTCGCGTTACAAAGGTTATGCGTTACTCTCCGATTATCAGAAAGAAGTTTTTGAGTACAGAACTTTCGGACCGTGTACTCCACAAGCAGTTCACAAATGGGTCGGAGATGGTCTTTGCGTATGCGTTGGATGACGCAGACCGCCTTCGAGGCCCATCCACTGACCGCAACGTGTACGACGAGGTGCAGGACCTGCTATATAATCCTGTAATTACGGTAGGTAATGAAACATTGTCGCGTTCTAAATATGCGTACGAGACGTATGCGGGGACGCCAAAGACAATGGAAAATACCATTCAGTATCTATGGGAATTGAGCACCCAGACCGAATGGGTCATGAAGTGCTCAGGTTGCGGTAAATACCAGTACGCGGCGTCCGAGAAGTGCATTGGCCTTAAAGGAATGATTTGCCTAAAGTGTGGTACGTACTTAAATCCTTTTGAAGGTCAGTGGGTTGATATGGCAGAGTCCCTCCCGGCTGACTCGCGGGTAGAAGAGGAAGACCGTATTAAAGGTTTTCATATTTGTCAGCCATCCATGCCCGATTGTAATCCTCTCGCTGTTGAGAAGATGGGATACAATCAAGACCTCGTGCGTTTCGCCTCCAAGCAATGGAAAGACATTTTATATAAGCTAGAAAACCTTCCTCCGACGACTTTTAGAAACGAAGTTTTAGGAATCTCCGATGCGCTTGGCGCGCGCATGATTGCGAAGGAGGAGCTCGAGGCTCTCTGTACGGGGCCGGCGCTATCGGCTACTCCATCTCCCGCGGGCATGGCGGGGGTTACTACGACGGTAGCGGGAATTGATTGGTCGGGTGGAGGCACCTCCGGCGTATCGAGGACTGTTTTGTGGATTTGGGGTCTGAACACGCAGCTAGGGTTACTTCGTTGTTTGTTTTACAGAATTTATCCAGGTATAAACCCGGTCAATTCCGTCGAAGAAATTATTCAAATTTGCAATATGTATCGAGTTGCGTACGCGGTGGGTGATGCTGGAGAGGGGAGTCTCCCGAACGACGTGCTTCGAAACGCTCTAGGGCCTAATCGCATGACGCAGGTCCAATACGGAGCGTATGCGCAAGCGTTGCATTGGAATGGGCAGGATAGATACCTCTTAGATCGAACCACAATGATCGACAACTACGTGATGTTGCTCAAGAAAAAGATGGTCCAATTCGGTCCGTTGGATGAGATGACCATTCCCATCGCAGATATTTTGAATGAATACGAAGAGGTGACGATGTTGGGGAGGAAGGTGTGGAGACACTCACCGCAGAAGCCCGATGACTGTCTCCACGCGAGTCTTTTTGGATGGCTGGCGTCCAAGATTGTTATGAACGATTTGAAGTTCTGGAAAGACTAAATTACGCCGCGGCGTGTTCAGCTGTCGCTTCCTCCGCGAGGGCATTTCGAATTTCCAAATCCATGTAGTCGTCTTCTTCGCCAGTGGTGAGCTCGGGGTTATTAGAAAGAAACGAGGGTATGGACATGAGGTCGCCGTAATTGGCGCCGACTTCGACGTCCCATGAGAAGGGGACTGGTAGCCAGGGGTATTTTTTGGCGACCTGTTTTACGCCGTAGTCCTGGATAAACGCGGGCATTTGTTGGACATATTTCTTAGGGATTTGGAACACGAGAGAGTCGTGCACCGTATTTAGCATATTTCCACCGAAGTCATTTTCAATCACGGGGTCGGTAGTGCAGAAGACGTCCAGAACCATTTCGGCACTGGTGTTCTGAATTTTGAAATTGACCGCCTGCCGTTTTGCGCGGCCGCGCAGAAATTGAGGAAGATTTTGAAGGTTGAGGTGCCGGCGCCGACCGAGGAAGGTCTCCACTACGCCGATCTGTTGAACCTGCCTTTCGGTGATGTCGATGTAGTCCTTGATGGATGGAAACATATTGAACAGAGTTCGGATAATGGCTTCGGCCTGGTTTTCGGGGATGCCGACAATGCCGGCAATCTTCTTGGGAGCGGCGCCGTAGAGAATGCCGAACACGACGCGCTTGATGTTCTTCCGGAGGGCGTCCAGCTGCTCGCCATAGGCCTTGTCCATCTTCTTGAGCGTATCCCTCGCCTCGAAGTCTTCGTAGCTCCAGGCGTGGTTCTGGTCGATGCCTATGGCAGTGAGAACCGAGGCGTACTGAGAGGGTTTGATGTCCTGCAGCACGTTCTCGACCTTGTAGACGGTAGAGGCGAAGAAGCTGTGCGGGTCCATTCCGTCGTTGAGAGCTTGAATCAGCGCTTTGTCACGGCTGTAGGCGGCGTAGACCCGGACCTCCGCAGCCTTGGCGTCGGCGTTGATGATGACAAAATCCGGGTGGGTAGGAATGAATATACGCTTAATATGATACTGGTGAGGGGGTCTTCCAATTCTTTTTGGAAGGTTCTGGAGATTCTCTTCACTGGAAGAGTTATGGTTAACGAAGCCGTGTGCGATGTAAGAATGATCTGTTTCGACTTGGATATCCCAGACTTCTTGTTCTCCAATGCTTTGAATAGATTCGATGTTGCAAGAGGTAATCTTAATTTTTCCTTCATGAACGTACTCAATTGCAACAGGGTGCCCAACGGAGAGTTGGGATAGGGGAATAAAGGAAAAAGGTGTTCCAGGAGTAGTGGGGGCGTAAAATCGATGTTCTTTAGTAACGTCGATGGTATTACCAGAGCTTGCAGTTACGCGAAACATCTCCTCTTTTCCCTTGTAATAACATCCCAAGATTCGCTTGTAACGATTTCGATGCGTACGTATTCTTGCGTCCTTATGGCGCCGTTTAAGGTCTAATTCAGAAATAGGCGTGACGCCTACAGTTGTCTCTAGAAGGGTATTCTTTCCAACGCACAACCGCGCCGTAGCCGTCCCGTGCTGGTGAAAATTCGAGTGCATTCGCCCATCTTCGCGACTCAGTACTTCGATATTTTCGATGAATGTAGTCCGGGCTTTGCTGATTCCTCGAAATTCTAGAATAGCCTCACTGAGTGCACATTTATGCGTATTGGTTAGGAACTTGAGGAACTTGGCGTCGGTAGAGATAGCGCCCTTCTCCGTGCGCGGGGGCTCAATCTTGCCGGCGTAGCAGATGAGTTCACCCGTCCCAGGCTGCAGGTAGCCGGTCGAGAAGAGGGCCTTGGCAACGTGCTGAGTGCTGGCGGGGTTAAATTCCGTCAGGCCGATGGGGAGCATATCGGTGAAGATGGTGGACGAGCTGGCCAGATAGCTGTCCATGTCAGCCTGCAGCTTGAAGATGTACTCCCGGTCTACAGCCATTCCGTGGAGCTCCATCTTCGCCAGAATCTTGGTCGTGGGGAGGATGCGCTTGGCCATGTTATACAGCGGAGGGTTCGGATGCTTGAACAGGACTTCTCCAATCCGCTTGGAGACTTCTTTTGTGCCTAGCAGGAAGGCGGATCGCTTCTTGGCCAGAGACTTACTTTCTTCCGTGAGCTCTGTGCGCTGTTGGGCCGAGCAGCGAAGAGTCACATCGGCATCGAAGGCGGCGTACTTCATCAACTCTTGTAGAGGGATGTTCTTGTAACCGTCATCGGTCTCGAGCTTCTTTTCAAGGCGGGATTGTTTTGGGGCGTCATCTGCTTTCTTTTTCTTGGTGCGCTTTGGCTTTACCTTCTTTAAGAGTTGTTCTTCTTGGGAGGCTTCAGAGGTATCAGCAGGAGTGAGCGCGTCGATATCTAGTCTTCCCGCGTAGATTTCTTTAAGCTCGTCTTCGTAGGCTGAGAATTCGGGCAGGCGAAGACGCGTAATATGTTTTAAGCCGTAAAAACCTTTTTTGTCTTCTTCAATGAGATGCTCTCCTAACATTACATCCCAAGAAAGATTTGCAACTTTAAAACCTTTGCGCTCGAATACTTTGAGGTCGTATTTAGCGTTGGCAAAGATTTTGGGTTTTACACAAGTCAAGAGGCGTTCGAGATGAGGGCGTGCGCCCTCTAAGTCGATGCTGGATTCTGGATGCTCGAGTTGGATAGCGGCAGATTTCCCTTTATCCCAGCAGACAGATACCATGAGGAGCTGCAGTTTATCGCGGTGAGGATAGAGGGTATTAGTTTCAGTATCTAGCGAGATAGGAGAGTGCTCACGCGCTATTCCAGGTATGGAGTAGTTGACGATTTCCGTTACGAGTTTAGAGAGCTCTTCTACTGTACGAGGATACTGATACTCTTCAGAGAGACGCGATAGAACAGAGCGTTTGGCTTCAAGTTCTCCGACTTTATTATCTTGGACTAGCTTTAAAAAGACCTCGATTTGCCGTGCGAGGATTTCAGTGTATCCAGCTTTAGTTGCTAATTGACGCTTAGATAAAGACACGAAAATGTATGCGCGTCGGCCTTCTACGTTCATCTCAATTACTTTGCCGATGACGTCTGTGTACTTTTTGAATTGGACACCGAGCGACTTAAGGGCAGTAGCGCCCATTACAAAAATGCAGATTGGCTTTTCGGGGGTAGCATATTCAAGGAGTTCTGCCCGGAGATTAGGCGCACACGCAACCATTTCTTTTGCGTTGGGTTTTTCTACCTGGCATCGAACAGCGTAAGTAAAACGCCCCTCGAGCTTATCAAATCGGGTGGCAGCGTTTTGCATCGCTACGAAAATAGTTCGTTCGATATCGAACGTCCAGCCTGAGTGATTTTCTTGTTCGGTAAATCCGCTCAGGAAGGGAGACTCTCCCACGCAGAAGTAATCGGTATTAGCGGGTTCTCCTCCTTTGCTGACAGTATAGTGTTTTCTCTGATAGCTTGGACACGCTGGGCAGCCAGCGTGTTTCCAAGCGTTTGATATGGTACAGGTATAACAGTCGGTAATTATGTCTACGACGACCTCAGCTGTACCATTCTTCTTCGATGTCATCTGGGGCATTTACTTGGTCCTTTGTTTCAAGGTCCGCGGGAGGAACGGTCTTCGTGAGAACGGTATCTTCTTTCAAGTCTTCATTTAACCAATATTTTGCACGAAATACTGCTACGCCTCGCATTTGTAATCCAACGCCTAAGTGAACTTTTGCACGATTTAAAACGCCTGAGCTAAGTGTTTGGTCGATATTTAAAGCGGCAGGATGGCGTTCGAGTATAGTGCGTAATTGAATAGCGGACGTAGAGGACTGAATTCTAGCTTGTGGCGGAATTAAATGTGCGATAACTTGCTCGAGATTAAAGAGAAGTAGGTTATCTTTTTCGTCGTAGAAAACGCCCACTCCAGAATCGTTTAACTCGAAACGTTGCACACGATTTGCTAGAACTCGAGCTAGGGTATAACATGTACCTGTTTCTTTATAATCTTTAAGGCGGATAACATTATATTGGAAGATTTTAGTTAGGTAGGTATCAGCATCGCTAGTACCGTCATCCCGCACGATATGGTCTGCATTTGCATTTACGTAATCATCTAGGAACGAATAAGGGTCTACTCCAATCGTTTCTAAGACCGCTAGCAGAGGATAGAGCGCTGAAATAAAGCGCTGTTCCACGTTGAAAGAGAATCGTTTTTTAATAGTTTCAAAGCTACCTTTATACTTTAGGTACTTTTCACGAATGGTCGGTACTTGAGAGTAAAGTCCAAAATTCGTTGAACGTCTTAAGCGTAAAATATCGTCAGGAGAAAATACGCTGCGAACGGTTGTATTAGGGTCGCTACGCCCAATTTCCTTCTTCATTTTGACTTGTAAAATGCGGTTCATATCTTGAGGGCGGTCTGTGCCGGTAATACTAGCGAAGATTACAGGAACATCGTATTCAAAGGTTGTAGTTCCATTCGTACCCATATTAGAAATAGTTCGTTTGCCTCCGCTACCTAACTGCATACCGCGCAAAGCTTCCATAATTTGTCCACTATTTTGTACATTCTTAGGTGTGTCAAATTCAAGTTCGTCAATGCAATGAAGAATGCTGGAGCCAGAGGCAGTTCGGGAAAAAGCAGGTGGAGTTATTTTAAAGAAATATCTTGAAGCAAATAAAATTTGGATATTATATGGGTCTGTCGGGTCAGTGGTAACTGGGCTAAAAACGGACATCAAGCGTGATTTTCCTGAACTAGTTTCTCCTGTAAAATGGATTAAGACTTTTCGGTCAAGACATGACATAATTGGAAAGGTTAAAATTAATGCTGCTAAAAATTTACTAGTGGATCGTTGATGTTCGAATCCGAAACCTGCGTTAAATAACCGGCATAAATCTGTGTAAGTTTGCCGCATATCATAATCTTGTGATTCGATTATTATTTTTTCTGTTAAAGTTTCAGAATTATACCAGGGCTGCTTATGTGCGGAATCCTCCGTATAGATATCTATTACGGTATCGTCAATCCTAGGTTCGGCTGTTTTCGTGACAGTGAATTGTGAGTCTTGTCGATTTAATACGTAGGTATCTATCCCGTGCACGACCAATTCTTTATTAGGTAGATAGTGATACCCGTTACGCACTTTGGTCAGATTCGCGTCATGTTTTACGCCTACAGCTAAACTACTGAGGGCATCTCTAATTAAATCTCGAAGTTCCCTGTCACGTATTCGCCTACTATCTTTATCTTTCCCCCTATACATAGGAGGAGCGCCAACTTCATTTTCAATAAAAGGCTGTATTCCACCAGCAATAAGAACTACTTCCTGTGCGATACTCTGTGCGCAATCAATTTTGATACTCGTAAAACGACGGTCTTCTCGGTGAAAGAGTTGCAGGTATTTTTCATTAAAAGAACCTTCTTTAATACTGATAGTAGAATAGATATCTAAGAAGGTACGAGCGATACGTTGAATAAATCCATCGGTGCTCTCATCACTAGATAGGATTTCATTTATAAGAGGTTTTACACGTATTACGGGATAAAGTTCATTTATTTTCTGTGCATATATTTCTATATCGTTTTTTCTATGTAGATTTTTCCCATAGTCAGCCGCAGTAGAAGTTAAAATACTAACAGCATCCGTATCGTATTCGTCTAATACCGAGACAACTTTATTTACCATCCAGCGCCAAGCTTGTACGTAGTTTTGTTTATCGTATAAGGCAGCGTCTATTATATCCGCGGCGATACCAGACGCAGTATAAGCGTGGTCTAAGTCTTCAGCTGTATTTAATGTAGCCCATGCGGCATCTGTAAAAATAGAAAGAGAACAATCTTGGACTGTTACTTGATTAATCCACTGCGTTACAACGTTTTCACTAGTATTCTTGTTTCCTTTTGTCGGTGCATCGCCCATAAGATATAGCTGCTGGATGTCGTTGGTCTGAATAATTTCATCGAAAGCGACAAGAGAACTCGTTCCTCCGGCACTAATAATTGCTTGTTCTACTTTTCCCGTTTGGAGTACGCGCACCATAGGCTGAAGGGCATCGAATTCCCCTTCGACTACGGTATAGCTCTTAGGCTTCGTATCGTCTCCTTCTTTTTGAAACGAAACGTATGGAGCAAAATTCAACCCAAAGAATCCAGCCGAGGTATCGAGCGCGTCTTGGATTAAGCCGAGGCGTTTAGAATCACCTGGGTCATTAGGTAGTCGAATTCTAAATGCGGCAATATGATTTTCAGTTGTACATAGCGGAAATACGACCGAGCTTACGCCTGCCGTAGTAGCGCTATTATTAATTTCACTCGAGAGAAAGTTCTTAATAAATTGTATTAATTCGATTGCGTTATATTCGGAATAAGTTTTATCTGCCCCAATCTTTTTATGAGCGAGCTTTGGGATAGCATTAAGAGGAGGAATAATTCCTATGGGTAATTTCCCTAAAAGCTCTAGGGGTATTTTTCTCGTTTCTACTAGCCAATGGACGGTCTTTATTGAGTAATCAAATTCCGTAGATTTGCCGCCAGTAATCGGTGTAACGTTATCAGGAATATCGTCCACTGCATCGGGATTAGGCGCAAACTCATCTGGATAATCGGGCTCTTCTCCTAGAGCTGAGTAGTCACAATCACTCGTATTCTCGTCCTCGAGGCTTACGCTATTGCGCGGATTATTTTTGATTACGAGTTCGTCTGCATAAGATTTTGCTGCTTCGATTAGTTGGTCATGGCAAATATCGTAAAAGATTTTCTTAGCCAGCTGCGTCATATGAATGAGTTGGCTTTTGGCTACGAGGGTGTTGTCTTTAAGTTGTTCGGCTCCGGGGTAGGTACTAGCAATGTATACAATTGCTTGCGGATACGTCATCCCCGTTATATGTGCGATTAATTCGATGGGGTCTATTGTGCGATAGCCGCAACCAAAGCAATACGCGTGGTGCTGCTTTGGGCGGATATGGAAAGAGGGATTCGTATCGGAGTGGTCCGGATGTGGACAAAGACCCCGAATGGAATCTCCCTTATATTTCGTAAAAGAAAATGAAGCACTCTGCGGGAGCTTTAACCAATCCGTTACCGTGAGTGCTTCCCATATGCTCGTAATATCTTTCCTTGAAAATTTAGAGGCCTCCGTCGCTTGGGAGGAGGCTTTGCTCTTGGACTTGGTCGCCATGCAGTTCTCCTGTTGCTCGGTCCTTGGCGGGGCACAGTGCTTGGTAGTCACACCAATCACAGAGACGGCTTGGTTGTACGTTGTCTAGGTTTTCAGCTGCCGCGCGTGTCGTGGTATTGAGGTGCTCCACCACCTTATCTACCCACTCGGCAACTCCAGAAACTTCGATAGGTTTGCCCACGTCGGTGTACTCATCCTGAACCCAATGAATAGCGGGTATGACGTGAGTAATCTCAGGATAGTTGGCTTTTGCCAAAAGCGTATAGGCCAGGAATTGCCAATTATAATATCCCAATCCCCGGTTTTTACCTGTTTTATGATCGATAACCATGAGATGTGGGCGGTCTTTGAAAAGAATACCTACGTCCAAAACTCCGCGGAGTAAACCCGCGTTATTATAGAAAGCGGTAGGGTTTCCCGTGAAGGTTGACGCTATCTTTTTTTCAACAAGCAAATCAGCTCCTCCGAGTTTATCGATAAAGGCAAATGTTCGGCGCAAGAAAGTTGCGACTGCAGGCATGGCCGCTTCTATTTTTTCGCGCTCAACGGTCAGCAGTGTCACCTTGGGATCGTTAAGTGCTATCCCTTTCGCATCGTCAAGGGATTTACCCGTAAGGCAGAGCTCTAGAATTCTATGAACAGTAATTCCAACTTGAGCTTCTTCTCCTGGGCGGCCTTTTGCAGTCTTTTGTATGTACGCGTACTTGAATTTTAAGGGGCATTGCTTTGCCGTATCTGCCTTGCTAGCAGACCAAGGTGCGTATTTTTTCACGAACGGAGTGGGTTCTACCGACATAGTGTAATTCCTCTCGAGAAAAAAAGACCGCTGAGGCGCGATGCTTCCTGGGAGGGAAAGCACTGCGTCTCAGCGGCCTAGGTCATACCTTATACGTCTGCGTTAATCGCTTCGTATCCGCCAAAGCCTGTGTCAGCTTCGACGGTGGTTACTGTTGCAGTACCTGTAACGGTCTGCGCGTTCTCTGATGTGGAGGGTTTACTGATGTCGGCGTAGCAACGAGCGATGGCAGGGAAGACATAGTCCCGACCTGCAGCGCAGTAGAAAGCGTCACAGAGCGGATGTAGCGCTGCGGGGACTACGCCTTCGGGACCGGGTATTGCTTCCACGGTAAAGACGAACCAACGATTTTTCTTGTCAGTACTAACTTGTGCAGCGGTCTTTATAGAGTACCAGCGTTGCCAAAGCTGTGGAGTTCTCCCTGCGAACTTGAGCAACTGGCGGCCGGCGCCTTCCGATGTTCGAGCAAAACGCACCAAGGCGATTTCTTTTCCATCTTGGGCGAGCATAAATGCGCTGATGTTATTCTTGCACGTCATTTCGGTTCTGTCCGCACCGGGACGCCAGGGGAGATACTGACATTTTTGACACTCTCCGAAAGTGCTTCCCATTTTGCGGTCGTTTGAATAGCAAATTGTTTTAGGGAGCGAATTTGGGTCAGGCTTCTCGGTGTATTCACGTCCTTCCCAAATAAAAAGCGGAGTACCGATGAATTCTTTTCCGACTTTATTGTCGGCGCCTGCACTGTAATACATCTCGCCCGGAATTAAATCCGGTGGGCGTTGGGGGTCATTTCCTGTTCCATGGAAGAGTTTGAGGTCTGCATGGAAAGACTGAGCTCGGTCGCTGACGATTCCTTTTCTTTCAGGGCTGAGTCTCTTTAAGATATCGTAAAGAGTATCCTTTTGAGAGAGGTCATCAGGGAGAGCATCGACGAGCTCGAAAAGCGCATTGGGGTTTTTGTAATCGCGGTCAACACTTAGGATGCGTTGCCCGTATTCGCGAACGAAGGACGCGTATTCTTTGTACTTTTCGAGGATGGGTGATTCAATCTTCGTGATATTACTCATCTTTTTTCCAGGTACCTTTCTTTCCGTGTTTTTTTCAGGGATAGGAATCCTACCACTGGGATGTTGCCTTGCGCAAGTCTCCTGTGCTCTAATATAAATAAACAGGAGGTATTTTTGTAAATGAGCGAAAACTATAGCGACCGAACATTCCAGGCGTACTATAACGATGTTGGTCGGCATGCTATAATAACAGCTGCCGAAGAGTACGCATATTTGGTTCGTTATAAAACTTGCCCGTGTTGTAATAAACGACTGCCGAAACTTGTGCGACAGAATGTGTGTCCAGCCTGTCGAAAACCAGTTACCGAATATCTGCCTCAAGGGCGTCCTGTTATTTGTGTAAAGTGTACTACACGTTTTGACTCTTTTAAACCTCCTTCGTACTGCCCGTTGTGCGGGGCGAATCGTGATTTAGAAGCGCGTGAAAAACTCTTACAGGCCAACCTCCGTTTCGTTGTGAAAATTGCCAAAAAATTTGCTAAGACCCCGCAGTCAATTCAGCGTCTTATCTCTGCCGGAAATGTGGGGTTAGTCTTAGCGATAGATAAATATGAGTTCAAGCACGGCACTCGTTTTCTTACCTATGCCGCTTGGTGGATCAGAAAAGAAATGTGGGACGAGTTACATAAAACGAGCCTCGTGCATATACCGTTACACAGACAGCGTGATAAAAAATCGATGCCAGAGTATGACAGTTTTGAGTTAATGGTTGAGCAAGACCTCTCGCAACATTCCCTTATACCACTAGAAAGCACACCTTCTCACGCGAGTATGGCGAGCGAAGACGGTGAAGTTGAGGCGAAGGTAATCGACGCGGATAGCGCAGCGCTCTTACGCAAAATGGTAGACGGTTTAGACTTACGCCCTCGAGACAAGTTTATTATTCTACAGCATTACGATGTCGCGGAAGAGGCACGTAGGACTGAAGAAAAAACGTTAATGCAAATTGCGTCTGCTGCGGGGATTACGTCTGAGAGAGTTCGTCAGATTCGAGATGGGGTGTTGGTGAAGTTGAAGGCGAAGTTGCAGAAGTCTTGCTCAATCGGGGATTTTTCAGAGCTTTATTAGTCGGAGTCTGCCAGACTCACCGCCATTTGGAGTCCTTGCATAATGCAGCTGTACTTATTGCGCGTAGGCGGGTTGCGCGCATTGTTCTTTTTATCCTGATACTTGTTCAGAAGCTCTCCTAGACGCTTAGAAGAGAGGGGTTTCATGGACTTGAGATACCCCGAGTCGAGGTAGTCGTAGTTCTCTTTTTTGATGGCGATTTTACGGCCGCGCTTTTTCTCTTCCTTTTTACCCGCTGCCTTATCGACGGCGCGGCGCTGGCCTACCCACTTGTCGACTACCGCGGCGATGGTTCCTGTCGTGAGCTTCCCCGCCTTTACTTTTTCGATAATGCGGTCGAAGTACTTCACGTCACGAGGATCGTCGTAGTTGAATCGGCACAGAGCAATCGCTGCCGTGACGTCGAGCTTGCCCGTGCTCAGCATCTTCTTGGCTTCGTCAGGGAGGCATTCCAGGCGGAGGTACTGATTGACTTGGTTGTCGCTGTAGCCCGTGGCTTGGGCTATTTCCTTCACGGTATTTCCCAAGTCGCGCTGCGCGCTGAAAGTTCGGCTAAGTTCCAGAGGAGTGTGGTCTTCTCGTGCGAGATTTGCCAGGAGGCTCTGAAGCTGTGCTTGCTTTTCGTCCGCGCACGTGGACACGGTAACAGGCACTTCGGTGATGCCCGCTTCCTTGAGTGCGGCATACCGTCGGCGCCCATCGATGAGCTGCAGCTTGCCGTCAGTACGATAGAAAACGACGAGAGGTACCAGCAATCCTTCGGCAACAATAGACTTCGTCAACTTGTCGATGTTCTGGAGCTTATCGCGATTCCAAGTACCGGAGAGCTCGATGTCCTTGAGCTTCACCTTTGTCGTGGCCATGGGAGCGTCTTTTTTCCCAACCACGATTTCCTTCTTCTTCGGATTCACAAAAATTGGTGGAGCTTCTTTTGGAATCGTTATCGGAAGAAGTTCGTCGATGGTTCCGACGAGCTCGTTATAGGCAGCTTCTTCTTCCGCTTTTTTGCCCACAGTTGTGACTGGAACTTTTTCAGTTTCAAAATCGTCTTGTGTCATACCGGTTCGTCTCCTGTTTCACGCAGTTCGCGCAGTACGGCATCCTTGTCAACCAAGCGGAGGTCTATGTGCCTCATGGGGGTCCCCTCAAGGATGGCTCCAAGGGCATGGAAGAGCTCCACCGCCAACGGAATCAGGCTGTTGTCGCTGTTGTACACGACCATGTACAACGCCCGGATTTTTCGAATGGCGTCGCGGTCAGACCCGCGGAACCTCTTCGAAGGGGGCGCTGCCGTGGACGATGCAGCGCGGGGTTGGGCTCTCGGCATCTAACACCTCTGCTCCGCAAAGAGGACACCGCAGTTTTCCATCTGCAGCATTCTTTTGTAGGTCGGAAATGGACTCTTCCACCCCATACTTCTCCATCAGATCGCCTCTTCCACTTCGGTCTCGGTGGTAGTCGCGGCTGCATCAACCATCGCAGCTGCTGTCTCACCCTTCTTGGCGCGCGGCTTGCGGACCTTGGGCTCGGCATTCGCGTCCTGCTCGTTGAAGATGTCCGCGACGAGGTCGGTGATGCGTGCCGTACAGCCTCGGCGCTTGCCCTCTCCGGCCTCGCGCGAGCAGATATCGTAGAGAACCTTGTGCTCGTACTTCTTGGTCTCCGGGTTGAGCTGCAGCACGATGATTGCCGGAGGCTCGTCGACCTCCGCCAGGCCGGCGACGACTTCCTCGATGTGGGCGAGGGTCACTTTGCGGGTCTTGCTCTGGTCCATGAGGCGCTGGGCATCCTCGAGATTCCCAATGGATTCTTCGGCCTTACCACAGCGTCCGCACTTCTTCGTGATCTTCAGTTGAGCGTTCATTCTTTGAATTACCTCTTGAGTTTTTCTAACGTTTTCGGTCCGACAATCCCGTCGACGACGAGAGATTCTGGGCGATTGTCATTACATCTCCGTTGAAAGCTGATTACGACCTCCTTTGTTTTTTCTCCGTAAATACCATCGACAGTCAGT